AAATTATAATAGGCATTATTCTCCGCAGATGCAGTTCCATTTGCTAAAACTGAACCATCTGATTGAACTGTATATGTTATTCCGTTTGTAGTTCTATTTGTTAAAGGATACGGAATTAGATTTCTTCCCTGTGAAGTTCCCACGCCACCAAGTTTAGTCTTTTCTTCACTTGTATAATCATTAGAAGATAATCCCTTGCCTTCAATCTTATCAACCTTATCACTATTAAGTTCTTTAATATTATTAGTATTTTCAGAAATCTTACTATCTAATACTTTACCTTGATGGGCAGACAAAGGTTTATCAATAGAATCATTTTCAAGATTATCCACAATATCTACCGTATTGACTTTCTTTCCAATAGCAGTAGAGATAATCGTATATAAAGCATCTAATGCTCCAATAGTTGTTACTTTAGTCTTGTCGGCTTCTTCACCAGTATAAGTGCTTGTAAGGTCATTAGATTTAGATACAAAATCTTTAAAATTAATATCACCATCAACAGAAATAGTGAACTCAACACCATCAATAAATAAAGTCTGATAATTCATGTCATTAACAGTATAATAAAACCAAATGTCGCTATTTTCTGTAGTAAGAGTTTCACCATTTTTCTTATATGTAATTGTACCACCAGAATAAGTAGGCTTCTCATCTACGGCATATGCGTCCATAGAATTGATTTTGCTAATCTGTGTATCAGTATAAGCTTTGCTATCTTGCAATACAGAAGCTAAATCAATAGAAATAGGTTTATATTTTGACGAAATAGCGTCATATGCTAATACCTGTTTATCAACAACACCTGTATCATCTACATTCTCTAATTCAGAAATTTCTGTATCTGTAATAATTGGAGATAAATCTACTTCAACCTTTCCACCATTTCTATATGTGATAGTAAGTTTCTTATCAGCATAACTAATACCGCTCATAAAAGAATCATGAAGCGCATTAATTGCAGATACAAGATCACTTACAGATTTTATTTTAATGGTACTCATATCACCAATATTTGTTTCTATGGTGACTACACGATTTTTTAATGCTGTATCATCATATTCATTTGGAATACTTGGTGTATCAGTTAAATCATTATACGAACCACTTGTGGCAACTGTTGCAAGGTCTTCTGATTTAGTCAATCCTTCTATAGAAGGTACAGTAATATCAACTGATTTATCCTCCGCAACAGTCTGTGCGACACCATTGACCTTGATAGATTCGATGACATTTTCCTCGCCTGTAGAAGAACCTGAACCATTCTTTCCGTCTTTACCATTTGTGACATCATAATTAAATGTGCTTCCATCTGTAAATGTGATTGTGTATGTATCTACAAGACCTTCAGTTTTTGTCTTTGCGACAGAAGTGATACCGATTCCGTCTGCTCCATCAGAACCGTTTGTTCCAGGATCTCCCTTTACACCTATACCGTCCTTACCATTTTTTCCGTTCACGCCATTCATAACATCAAGAGCGGAAGTCTCTTTCTTACCAGAAGTACCAGTCCATTCAAATGTAACTCTATGACCACCATCAATTTCTGTAATAGATTTGATAGTAGCAGGAGCACCTTTAACACCACCTAAAGCATCGGTAGTATTATCTGTATATTTCTTGCTGAGAGCATATATAGCTGCATTAAATCCCATAATAGCCCTCCTTATAATTTCTTCCAGTCGTTAGGTTCATTACGAAGTTCATAAACCTCCGATGTTTCCAAACATAAACACAGATCTCCATAATGTGCCTTTGTACAACTAATTTCATCGTTTCCTTGCTTTTCACCATCAGCCGTGTTCGTAGGGAGTTTGGTAATGTCTGTTTCATAATCGCAATGATAAAATCTAAAATTATAACGATTTTGACCATTACCACCAAATTCTTGAATCCAATATGCCATAATATTTTACCTCACTTTCTTTTTATTTAGTCGATTTTTTGTATAACAAAACCGACTATAGAAAGTCGGTTAAAATAGTTTTAATATTTACCAATCAGTCGCCAAACTAATTATAACTGTATAAGGGGGTGATAATCTGGATAGCAGGACTCGAACCTACAACGTCTAGTTCCCAAAACTAGCGGACTACCAAATTGTCCTATATCCAATTAATAATTTTTTGTTTTCTCCACATACTAATCCAAAATGGTAAAGGAGAAACTATCATGAACGCATCATATAAAACTGCAATCAAATTCAAAGATTTATACATTCCTGTGAAAATGGTGAAAGTATCTCATAACAATTCCATAGAGCTTAATCAACTCTGCAAAGATTCTAAAGAAAGAGTGCGTTATATCAAATTTTGTCCATCCTGTAACAAAGAAATTGACAACAAGGATATTGTAAAAGGGTATAAATACGCAGAAAATAAATATATCACTATAGAACAATCTGAAATAGAATCAATTACTTCAGATAAAGACAGAACACTTTCAATAGAATACTTCTGCAAACCTAGAGAAATCTCAAATCTTTTGATAGATAAATCATATTATCTAATTCCTGAAATGGAATCAGAAATAGCATACGAACTTCTTCGTAAAGCTATGATTACAAATAAGGTAGTAGCCGTTACCGAAATAGTGTTAGGCACTAAACAAGAATTAGTAGCATTATTTCCAGATAAACATTGCATTATTGCAACAATATTGTTTTTCGAAAATGAGATAAATGAATTGCCACTTATTATTAAGCACAAAACTGATAAACAACAACTCGAAAATCTAAAGAAAGATATTATAGATAGTACAAAAGAATTTAATTGGAAATCTCATTATGACAAATACCAACTCAAGTTAAGAAAATTGATATTTGATAAAATTCCAAAATGATATTGTCTTTCTCATTCCATCCTCGAATGGCGAGCTTTCATCTAAACTGTATAGGACGCATCCTATTGTTACAACAGTACCAGTCCGAAGACCGCAAAGGGCATAGGGCGGTAGTAAGTGTTGAACTTACAGATCTAAACTTATTGTATGCATCCAAGCATTAGATTCTTCACATCAGGCTTACCGCATAATAATCTGTAGGAGATTCGGACTCCTGTTGCCGCCGTGAAAGGGCGATGTCCTAGACCGCTAGACGAACAGACCTTGTAGGGTGGAAGAGTACCACCCATTATTTTTACAGAATAACTTCTGTTTCACCTTCAAACTTAGTATTTAAAGCACGAATCTCAGCAAGCTTCTTGCCGATTTCTTCCTGAATCTTAGTAGCGAAAAGTTCAACCTTTGCCTTGCCAAGCTTCTCAACGCTATCAAAAGGTGCTTTAACTTCTGATTCTGGAATCTTTGTAACATCTACAGAGAATGTAATATGAAGATTTTCATCTACAACAAATGACTGGTTGATAATATCTTTTAATTCAACAGAGATAATAGTTGAATCATCAACTTCGCTATCAGTTGTAACTGGATCTCCATTAGAGTCAGCTTTCATATTAGATTTAAAGGATATCTTAGAATATTCAATTGTTCTGACAAAATTATGTAACATATCTTTTTCAGTAGCAGCATCAGTATCAGATGTACCTAATTCTGCGACAGAAATATCTACACCAATAATATTTTCATCAATAGTTTTGCTAATATTTAATTTCATGAATTTGTACCCTCGCTTTCAGTTTCATTTGCAATTACTTGTTTATATCCGTCTCTAATAGCTATAAATAAATCACGCAATACTTCTTTATCAATAGAACAATCTAAATTTGATGTATCAAACTGTGGATCACTTACTGAAAAATCTAATGTTCCGTCATTTCGTGGCACGAACAAAATTTCCACATTGTTGTTCAAGAGTAAAGTAATAGAATCTATTTTTTCACCATTATTGGATGTAACTTTACGAACTTGTCCAACTTTTAATGGTTCTTGTTCAATAATTAATCTACTTGTCATTGTATGTACTCCTTTCTTTTATTTTCGTTTCCTTTTAATCTAACTGGGCTAGCTGGATTTGAACCAGCGAATGTAGGAGTCAAAGTCCTATGCCTTACCCCTTGGCGATAGCCCAATAATAGATGGTAAACGGGTTTCGAAAAACCATCGCAAACCCAGATTTGCAACTCTGGTAAAGTCATTATCACCCGTTTATTCTTTATTATTCTCCGTATATTTTCGGTCTTCGGAGCAAAGACCACTCGATAAGGTTTTACTTCTCTTATCTGACTTTTTTGCAAGTGCTTTTCTTTCGCCATTTTTCGCTACACTGCTTTATGGTTAAGCATACCTTTGAATACTCGAATAAACACTGATAACAGTACAGCATTTATTGTCATCATATACTTACAACTCATGGATGTAATGGCATATCACTTATCTTGCGTTTGTGATATTATTAAGGCTCTCATTAACGTAGAGAAGCACGATAGGTGTACCGCATTAAGGTTTCGTGCGCACTAGAGTCTTTATATAGTCGGTTCTACCAAAATGCAGTAGTAGGACTTACAATATCATACGAGTGATAAATGCCAAGAACTAGGCACTTCGATCCATAGGCTTCGCAAGTTTCTATGGAAAACAGTATGCTTTTTCTTAATCTCGTGAGATTAATACTTACTGGTCAGCACGCCTGCTGACAAAATAATCTAATCAACGCCAATGATCAGTAGCGAGAGTGCTTTTAGAGTAGCAACTAACTCAATAATTTGAACCTCGTGCTTTTGTATACAGCCTTACGAGTGGCTGTTGATCACTTATACTTATTTATTCTCTGTAAAGAATAATTTCAAACCGCTATGTGACAGAGCGATAGTAGTTTTTACAGGCTTCTACCAAAACCAGCTATTAATACTCAATTTATTAGTCGGGTAGAGTAGTAACCGACATCACTTTGTTTGATTTAATGATAGTGCTATCGGTCTATCAGTCCGTCTGATTTTCACAGAGCCTTGTTGAGTCAGTGACTCAGAGCATTCGGCTTACATTTGGTTGCCCACTTAAGGGTTCTTTTATTTATTCTCTTGTTTCATAATCCTTAAAGTGCTATAATGATTTTGTCCCTATATGGACTAAGGAGGAATTGCCCATGAAAGCAGTTTTGAATTCGTCCAGCCCAATGTAACCCAGCAGCTAAGGACAATGAAACAAGCGGAATCGAAACCGCTTAAAGTGCTTATCCGTGTTAAGAAAGATCAAGTTGGCAACTTGCTTTGTTACATAGTTCGGTATAGTAACAATGCCACAACGGAGATTGGAAAATAAATTCGGCAAAGAGGCGAACTCGCCAATCGCCTTTTTGAAGCGATTTCGATTTTTATAGAAAAGTGCAAGAAGGAATTAGACGAAGTGTTAGACGAAAGCTTCATCGGCATTACTCCTATAAATCAGAAAGTGATTTTTGTTCTACTTTTTTAATTTCACCATCAGCAAAATATTTTGCAAATTGCTCATCTGCATCAATATCCTTGTACACTGATACCATATCTAGCGAACTCCAACCGACTAGCATTTGAATTACATCATCAGGAAGACCGCTTCGAGAACAAGATGTTGTAAAGAAATGACGAAGACTGTGGAAATAAAAGTCTTCTCCTAAATGTTTACTGAATGTATCAGCCCAACTGTCAAGAGTGCTTGAATCCATAGGTTCATCTATATATTCTCCATTTACTTTCTTTGGAAATAACCATTCAGATTCAATTCCGTGTTCTTTTCTATAATTCATCCACAAATCAAAATATGGCTTAAACGGTTTTGCAAGTGTATATACAGTCAACATTTTGCCCCTAGAGCCTCTTCCCTTTGTTTGGATCTTTTCAGGCGTTTTATATAAAGAACCATATATAATATTTTCATCATCGAAATAAAATACTTTGAAGCGTGGCAATTCACTCTTACGTCTACCGCTAAATGCGGCTAATGCTAAAATACAAGCCTTGTCATACTTACCTTTTTCAACCCAATAATCAAGCATTCCCTGTACTTGTTCATCAGATAACACAGTTTTAGTGAATACTTTCTCATTTGCAGGATTTTCAATTTTGCGTATAATCGGTTTAAAGTTCTCATACTCATCATCTAATATAGCTTCGACATAATTTGAAAGAGAAGAGAGAGTAGATTTTACTCTACGCATTCTAGCTGGCGACCATTTATATTCAGTAAGGCAAAAACTCTGATAACGAGCAATATCCCTCTTAGATAAATCAATAAAGAATTTGTTGTCACAATGCTGAAGTAGATAAACCCAAAAAATAAAAAGGTCACGCCTGTACGCATTAATTGTATTCGGAGATCTATCCACTGAACGAAGATAATCCAAAAAGTCATTTCCTAACTCTATATTCTCTTTATTGCACTGAGCCAATAACTCATCGGTAACAATATTGTTGTGCTGTATTTTTCTACCCACTAAATCACTTCCTTTCAAACAACAAAAAGAAGTGAGATAGTAGTAAATACTAAGCCACTTCTTTCATAATTTCATTTATTTTATTATCTATAAGAACTTTATAAGAACCATCTTTTTCTGTCCAATATGGTATTTCCAAATAATAATATCCATTATCTAAAGCATATTGCTTTTTATAATTATCCTTCCATTGTAAATATTCCAATTCTTGTTCAGGAGTTGTATTATACTTTTCGGAAGACATTTTTGCAAAACCTGTTACTTGATAATGCTGACATCCATGAACTTCTATAATTAATTTCATATCAATAATTTCATTATCATATGGCAATGGTCTATTTGTTTTAGGATTTAAAGGTCTTATTGTGCATTTATCTTCATGCAAGGTTTTGTATCCAAGAGTATCGTTAATATATGTTTTGACTTTGCTTTCAAGCTTAGAAATATCTTTTTCTCGTACACATTCTGGACATTCAAAGTTGTTATTCCATGCACAAGAAATACTCCTTAATGTGTCGGAGTGTTTTCCACAATTACATTTAAACCATACTTTCTGTCCTGATTTTGGTTTATATTCATATGGACTTCTTTTATTTTTATCAGACCATAAAGGCAATACTTCTGGATATAAATAACCGAGGCTATCTAATTTATGTACTCTGGTATTGTAACAATAAGGACAAGTTATACTATCTCTAGTTGCTGTTAAATAACCTGCCTTGGTTTCATAAGAACCATGATACTCAACATCTTGACATTTTATCCAAATTTTTTCTGATTGATTTGTCATCGCTAATTCAAATGGATCGCAGGTATTTTTATCATAATCCCAATATTTCTCAAGAAAATCATCACAAATTGTATCAATACCCCATTGAGCAAAAGAATGACACTTAGGGCATTTGCATGGAGTAAGACCATGAGTTATATATCTGATAGTAAACGGATTTGAACCATGTTTAGGATTATCACATTTTATAAAAATCTTTTTCTTACTTCCTATTGGTACTTCGTAAATATCAAAGTTGATTTTGTTAAAATCAATTCTATCAAGAAATGTTTTATCATTATCTAAACACCATTTACCAAATGAATTGCAGTATGGACATTTAAAATATACGCCCATATTAGTAATCGAATTAATATTATAATAACGTTTTGTTCCACAGTCTGGACAAATAATACAATATTTATTATGCTCAGAAAATAAAACATCTTTTGGGGACTTTTTGTTATCTTCATAAGACCAATTATCAACAAATTCCATATGATTATTTTCTACACACCAATCATAGAAATTTTTCTCATAATAGGTCTTTCCGATTAATTCATACAGTTTCTTTCTATTTCCCAATTTATTGCACTTAGATATAGAAATAGTACCATATTTCTTTTGAGAATCATTTATTGAAAAATTTGATAATTCTCCATACTTTTCGTAAATAAATCTTAAATCGTTTAATATTTCTTCTTCTGAATATTTCATAATTTTCCTACTTTCTCACCTACTCCAATACATAAAAATAGAATGGGAGAGAGGTAGGTGACTCTACTCTATCAGCTCATGACTTCTGACAGTCCCATTCCATAAATCCCACAATCAACTATGATACCAATCATGAGCACATATATTTATTCTCCGTTTCCATCACAGAAACATCAAATTAGTGGGCAGGGTTGGACTCGAACCAACGAAGCCGAAGCGCCTGATTTACAGTCAGGTGTAATTGCCGCTATACGACCTACCCATAACAAAAAGAGTGTGCAGCGTACACCACACACTCTTAAATAGACAAAAATGGCAAATTAAAAACAAATAAGTAATTAATATGCCAATTATGTCTATTTAATACTAAAATCCAAAAGCCTTTAACATCTTCTGAATATCTTCATGACTCAATTCATCACTTGAATAATAAGAATAACTCACATAAGAGTCTCCATCTGCTCTACTAGCAGTAAATCCATGAGTATTCCCATTTACATCGTCAGAAGTATATAAATAAGTTTCATCATGTGCAGAACAATTCTCGCATTTTCCATCACACTCATCATCTTCCTGACCAAACAGAATAACTTCCTTATCCTCATTTACACAATAATCAATGATATTCTGCTCGATATCACCATCCATATCAATGTAGAAAATATCTGTTTTATCAAGAACACCAAAGTCCTCAATAGGAATAACAGTGATTACGCCATTGTCATCAACAGACACTAAATATTCGCCAATATTCATATAATCAACAAGATCAATTTCTTTAATACTTGTCTCATCAAGTCTAATAAGAATATCCAAAATATATTCAGCAATTTCTTTATTTACAATTACACCAACAGTTTTATCAGTATTGTAAAGTCTGTTAATATAGATTTCTACAATGTCATCAACTTTGTCCTTAAGGTCAATCATTTTAATATTTTCATATTTATTTTTCAAAGTAATAATTCACCGCCTAAGCAAGAGTTTTAACAGATTTTTTGATAGTGAATTTTAACTGGTCTTCAGCGTCTTTATGCCATGCCTTACCATTGATAGCACTCACTCCATCTTTTGCACCAACATGTTTCGCCGTAAAGTTTCCAATGCCATACAAAGGAATTTTTTCTTCCTTGTTATCTGTAAGATTGTCAATAACACAATCGGTATATGCCTGTAAAATAGCAGTAACGTCTTTCATAGATACTTTTTTACCTTCAACTGCAATAATATCTGTTGCACGTTCAGCAACTTCTTTAATCATTTCATTTGTTTTCATTTTTTAATTTTCCTTTCATTCTCAAATATTTTTTATTTTGCCTTTTTCGGCAATTTTGTTTTATGTTTTTCTGATTTAACAATCCCAAATAGGGTAGCGTCCGTATAGGTACACTCCATCAAAATTCACATCCTAACAGCACTCCTATGGAATTACCCAATGGTCTGTCACCAATAAGGTTCAGGGATTCTGGTTTGATGTGTCTACTGTAATCCCTTTTTCGAGTGGCTTCGTCAGCCAAATTTATATTGTGCTTTCAGCAAATTAATTTAACTTAAATACATATTCAGCAGTTCTACCATATCCTTGTTCAAATTCAAACATTGAACAAGAAGCATTGGATGCTGCATTTAATGTCATAGCATATGGATCAATACCAATTACTGAACCAACAGATAATACTGCTGAATCCATCCCAATCTCTTTTAGGTCATCGTGGTGAATGTGTCCAGAAATTGTATAATCTATATGAATACCATATGTACGTGACATTTCTAATAAATTATTTTTTAGATTTTTCTTCTCACCGTGCAGTCCAACCACACAATATGTAGACATCATTGAGTGAGTCATTCCTGTTGGATTTTCGAGTATCACAATATTGTCATTATCTTTCAATCGTTCTTTAATAAGAGCCATCATAATTTTACTAACATTTTCATCTGGAAATGTATTCTTTTTCCCATCCAATAGTCTTAACTGATTATGGTTTGAATCAAAAACCATCTGGAATTTTATTGACACAAATTTACTAAGTTGATTTAGCCAATTTGCTAAATAATTAGCATAACGAATACTTGATTCAATAACACCATATCTCAACCTCATTAACTGAGACATACGCAAACAGCCATCTATGCCATCTCCGAGTTCAACTATTGACAACTCAGTAATTCCAAGTTCTTCAATTTTGTCAACGACTTTATTGAATAAGATTGTCATTCTTTCCTCAAAAATCTCAGGTGAATACGCATTTATAATTCCATTGTAGAAATCTTTTATCTCAAACTCACAACCATAGTGACAATCACTAATCGCAAGAATCCATGACTTTTTATTAAAAGTTGGTTCAATACGAACAGGAGACGATAATTTTGGTAAAGATGAAATAGCTTCACTAATTTTTTCTGTTATTAATTCATCTCTTGCATCTTCTCTAAGCCACTTATTGTATTCTAACTTTTCAGTCTGAAGCTTTTTCCGCTCTTTTTCAAGTTCTCTTTGAGCTAACTGAATCTCTCTTAACTGCGCATCTGAATCAACAAACTTAGACTGATTTGCAACCAACATTTTATCAAAAGCCTGTCTCTGTTTTCTAAACTTTGATTCGGTATACTCAGTGCCAAGCAGCTCATTTAGAATATCAGCCACATCTTGCCAAGAACCGATTTGGTCTTTTTCACCTGTGATTCTATAAATGAGTTCTTCATCCGATTCTCCATCAAATCTTTTATAGGTTGTTATAACGCCCACCTACTCTCTATACTTCATCGGGGAGTTCAAATGTAAGTTTAAAATCGCATACATCAACCCCATCTGGAATTTCATCAATTACCTGTTCAGTAATATCCTCACCAGTATCAGTATCAACAATTTTTAAATCCTTAATAGAAATGTTTTTTAACTGAATATTTTTCTTAGCAGGAGTAGTTTTGCTCTCCGTAGTAGAAATTTTAATCATTATTCCTTTTTCTTCCTTTCAACTATTTATATTTTCTGATTTTTCTCAAAGCATTCATATTATATCTGCTTTCAGATAAATAATATTTTCGATTCTTTGTATATGAATGGGAGATACCCTCATATCTTTTATAAGGAACATTAAACTCCTTATTAAGAATCATCGCTTCTTGTTTAGTAATAGATACTATGTTTTTCACATCCTTTGTTTTATTTTCTGCAAATGCAGAATTAAAATAGAATGGGAGATATGAATATTAAAAAACAATTATCATAATTTATGCCATTCTATTAGTTGCAGACATACGAATTGAACGTATTCCTCGTGGGTATGAGCCACGCATGTTTCCTTTACACCCGTCTGCGATAATAATAAAACCCGTGGAAATGCTTACACGCTGCAAACATAACCACAGGCTATAAGAGGTAATACTTATAAAAGTATCCGTAAATATGTCTCGTATGAGACTCTAATTGATGACCTATAGTCGCAATTAAAAATAAAAAGACTAAGGTCTGGTTGTCACACCAAACCATTACAGAAAAATATTTTCATACAGCGTATAAACGCCCTGACTCGTTCGCTATTGTACTAAAGTCTTACATTACTTCTGCTGAAAATGCATGGTACAGTCTCGCTTGATGAACTTAACTGGTTTTATAACACATGCACAAGTTTTTCATATGGCATCACATCAACTAACTTATAGCCATATGTTAGACGAAATAATTCACTGGTCTAAGCCAATAACATAACAGTAAAATCTATTATGTCTAAATCACTGCCTTTCGGCTAATTATATATTCTCTGTTCATGACAGAAGAAAAGCTGATTTCATTCTAAATCTGCAATGCCACTCAAAATAGCAGCATAGCAGACATACAAAGATTGTCGGTTTGTTGCTTCCATGACAATCGTTTTTGTATCATGTTTTTTTGTGAATATTTCACTATATCTACATTTAAGAAAAACGAATTTTTTGTGAAAATGTGCCAAAAAGCCTTGTAAATTAAGGAGTTATGAGGATTATAAAAAGTGGTTAAATTAACGTTTCTCATTGTATTTCTTATATTTTTCCAATTCTTTTTCTCGTGCACAATACTTACAATAACGATTGTTTGTACCAGTGACTTTAATTTTTCTTCCACATCCATTTGCACACTGTTTATATCCCTTTTTAAAATTCCCTATGTACTGATTACCAATATTCTCAAATTGAGTTACCTTATAAGCAATATTATCATCAGTGTCTCCTAAATCTATTTTGATATTAAGATTGTTCACCTTTTTCCCAAAATGAATATAACCATTGCTATATAACTCATGTAATAATTCATTCTTTTTATCAGATGAGAGAGTAACGTTGGCAAGTTTAAATACTTCTGAAAGACCTTTTGAATCTTTTTTGTTTATCCATCCATCACTATTCATATATCTTGCGATAGCAAATAATGTAAACATAAATTTCTTTTGGCGATCATTTTGAAGAGACTCTACGACTTTTAGTTCTTTTTCATAGATAGGAACATATTCAAGTTCCCTAAAGAGTTTTTTAGATTCTGAATCATATAAACCAATACATGCTTTTTTAATTTTATTGGCATATCTATATTCCTGATATCCTTCAATATTAAATTCAAGCATTTTGGTCTTGACTGTATCAATTAGAATATTTGGATCTTTACCTCTATCAAAATAATACTTAGCAATCAATGTTATCAGATATCCATTCGAGATATTGCCTGGTTTGTTGCCAGACGCTAATATCTCTCTAATATATTCTTTTTCATTCAGTATATACAACTTCTTCCTCCATTTCTTCTAAACGCTTAATAATTAGTTCTCCAATACAATCCCAACAAAACTGTCTATTACCTTTATATCCATAAGTCATATCAAGAATGATATTCATACGTTCATCATCGTTTGGACATATTTCTTCAGCTTTCTTCTTAAACATTTCAACCATACTTGCACGTTGATAATATTTGTCAAATTCGTCCTGCTTATCAAAAATATCAGTTCTATTTAGCTGTATTCCTTTTTCTTTTCCCTGTTTCTTTTTATATTCTTTAATGCATTCACAATAATATTGTTCAAGTTCTCGCAGAGCTTGTCTGTGTTCTTCTGTGCAACGTCTTTTAACCTTCAATGTATTATAATCAAATGAAGAATCCTTATGTAATTGCGATTTATAACCATCTAACTGACTTTCAACATATTTACAAATCTGATTCATAGAACAATTCCCTGTGCCCACTGGCATTTTTCTTTCATACCAAAATAAGAAATCTTCTTGTTCTTTTGTAAGACTATCTTTGTTATACAAATCCTCGATAGAACATTTGTAAATAGCATAGCACTTGGCATTACTTTCTTTGATATACTGTTTATATTGTCTTTTAGTTTCATCATAAACATAAATCATAAAGTATGGTTTTCTGTATGCACAAAGAGATTGCAAATATTTATTTTCTCCACAAGCACCTAGATTATACCAACTGCTTTCCATTGGTTTCGCAATAATCCCCTTGATTTTATCTAGCTCATTTTGCTGATAGAGCTGACCGCATTCTATTCTATATTCTAACTCTTTATATTCAGGTGAATCTTTCTCAAAATGAGATTGAACTTCCATCATAGATGTAACATAATTAGTGATTGTTCCAACTTGATTTCCCATACCTGCTTTATTTGTTTTTTTAACGGCAGCTTCAGTAACAACAATTTTTTCTGCGTTTCGCTGAACACATTCAATAGCAGGTAAATATCTATAGCGTCTTTTCATAACTGAATTATTAGTAGAAAAGTTCAGATCCGAGTCCCAATCTTCTCCATTCTCAGCCATACAAAATGAATCCCAACCGTTTATAATCATGATAGTATTCATATATTGATACCAATATTGACATTCATCTGATGAATTTACTTTACACATGCGAATATTATTGTGACTTGTCATTGGACTTCTAAAAAGAACAATTTCATCTTCATCTTTATCAATCCAAAATTTTGAATAACACTCATTGGCTTTTAATAAACCTGTTACTTCTAATCCGCAAATGGATTGCATAAGAGCAAATGGATCACCACTTGCAATCTGATAATTTCCCTTTACAAATAACTTTCCGATTTTCGCATCATTCATTTTCTTCTTGATATATCTATGAACTGAGTCAATTATATATGGATCACCCAACATATATTTACTTGTATATAAAGCACGTTGCCATGAATTTACATCAGTATTTTCGTTAATACCAAGAAATTTAACGGTAGAAGAGTAGTCACCACACATAGCATCTTTTAAATACTTGATTGTTGGCGCACATAACTCTTCAATGTCATTGTCTGTAAATTCATATGACTGAAGATACTGGTAGTTCAATTCTCTTTCTTCTTCAAGAACATGAGGAGAAATTTTTGTTACAGAAAATCCGTATCCACATTCCTTATACGCATTCACATATTGCTCAATATTATCATATGCTCCCCATAATTTAAGAGAAGACTCTGTGACAATCATTTCACATTTACGAATATCTTGCATATTTCCCCAAATATCTTCAATCATATAATTACTATTATTGTATTTTTCAATAAACTCATAAATAGGGAATGGATAGAGCATTCCTTTGAGCCATGCGTTTCTCAAGCACACACCGCCAGGAATATAATCAAGACCTAAAGATTTAGCTACTCGCTGCATATATTGTATAGTACAAAGATTAAAACCATCAGATACATTGTTTTCAAGAGGTTTATCTTTAATAATTTCTCTTGTCGGTTCTTTTGAATCTCCATCGTCATCGAGTGATATAACATCTGCAAAATATTTGGTAATACAATCTTTTACAACCAAAATTCCATGAGGATTACAAATAGGTTGCGATGCAGAGCATGTTAATGCTTTGTAAGCTTCATACTTTGCAGGAACTAATTTAGTATCTGGATTTCTCTTGCATTCACATAATTCATTTAATTTGTCAATGTATTGTGAATTGCAGAAGAGAAGAGTGTTATTTTTCAATCCACCTGTTGTTCCTACGAACCGTCTATAGTTGACTCCATTAACAGTTACACCTTTTTTACCAGTCACTCTTGCAAAATCAGATTTCTTATCAACAACTACTTGCATGAATATTTTTGAAAAATCAATACTTTTGATTGGTTTTTCTAAAATCTTATTTGCCATCATGCGGAACTCTTGAGCTTCAAACAATGATATGAGTTCCTGATATTTAAAAGCTTCTTTTTTAGTAATCTGTAAATTCCAATTAGAATATTTTAGTTTATTTGTTCCAATTTTAAAAATCTCATATTGAGGTACGCTAATACCAGCCATATATCCTCCTTTTTGTATTTACTTATTATTCTTCTAACTCTTTAATAGGCACTTCTAAAAAATTTGCCATATCTCGTCCTGTATCAACACAATCGAGATGTGCATATTCGCCCATTTCATTTTCAACATATTCATCGCCATATTCTATAATTTCCCCACATATGTCGCATACAACTCCTGTGTCAATAGGGGTATAATTAGGGCAACGTCTATCATGCTCACAATATCTTAAACAATATTCACAAGGCATTAACCCACCATCCTTTCGTATACAAATCCTTCGTCTGTCGTGTAGTAGACATGCTTTATTCCCAAATCCTTGATCGCAGCCATACAACTTGGACATGGACGACATATACCATATTTTGCAGATTTTCTTTTTCTGTATATGTATAATTTTACTTTGGAAAAATTTATATCAAGATAACGGATAGAGTTTAGACAGTTGATTTCTGCATGAAGTTTTGGAGTAAAATTTTCACCATTTCTATATCTGTTATATTTCTTCTGCATAGGATGTGTTTTATTAGTATTGAAGCCTAAACCGATTATAGTGCCTTGATATACTGCGATACAACCTATATTAATTTTTGCAAAATCTGAGATTTCAGCTACTTGGGACGCTTTGACAAAATAATGCATATCAGTTTTAGTTAGCATTTTCTACAACCTCAACACCTTTGTTGAAACATTTCTGCTGATATTCATAGCGATTAATATAATAATCAAAAAATCCTTTATTATATTTCTCAGTAACATATTCTCCCATATCAAATCTAATTGATGAAAAATTAGACTTCATCTCATAATCATCGTCAATAAGAACCAAATCACTTACATCTTTTCTTACAATGTATAATTTAGTATGGTATGTATCTGTTTCCTTACTGTAATTTGCCATCATATAAACAATATAATCGGTTTTTGGCAATTTTACAGAAATAGTAGTTCCTTCATTTTCAAATCTAAGCATTTTTATTTCTCCTTTTCTTTTCCAATAAATATTATTATGTTTTGACACCAATTTTCCATTTTAGTCCAAAGTGGCACAACTTTACCCTGAAGCGTTTACGGACGAAATTTGAGGGTAGTTTATTTGTGATTTTGGCTAAAACTCAACAAACATACTTGCTATTTTGTTCTCTATATTTCCTCAATCCTTCGATTAGACGTGCTTTCTGTTCTTCAGACATCTGTTTCTTTGGTTTATTTGGATCTGGTTTAGCACCTGCGTTGATTTTTACCCATTTTTTAGGCAACCTTGCGCAAATTGAACCATCTTCATTTTCAACAAGGTATTTAAACTCGTCTTTTCGTTCTTCGTATAACTTCTTTACACGGTTAATCATTTTACGATCTGTGAATGTTACAGTGGCATAGTGTTCACGACTGAGCCATTCTATAGCATTTTCATTATTGTTATCAAAATCTTTTTCGATTGCCATATATAATTATTCTCCTTTCTTTCGTGTTTTCTCTTGGCACATTCTATCAAATTCCATGGCTTCCGCAATCCTACTTGCAATATTATGTGTTCCTGAATATGTTGTGTCAAAATCTGAGTCGTATAAAGTTCCTCCAAATGTGTTATGGTTTTCTGATGTATAAATATTTGTAATTTTCATTGTCATGTTTAATTAGTTTCTCCTTTTCTTTTTGTTTAATATTTTTCATAGCGTCAACTCCTTTATTGGTGCTACGTTAATTGTTACATAAGTATATTCTCTTATTTAATGTGTTTCTTTCGTATATTTCTTGGATGATTTGGATTTTCCAAACAATTTATCCAACTACAATTTTTACATAAATTGCTTTGAAGTCGTTTTGTTGGTTGAATCCATATTTCTTCATTGTAACGACTATACAAATTACATCTAAAGGAAGTAACTTTGCAATTTTTATATGTATCAAATAATTCTTCATCTAATACATCTATAAATCTTCCATTAGCAATACAAGAACATATTAAAGCTGTTTCTTTTGGAATAATTTCTTTTAATGATTTTAATAACATGAACAATCTCACTTTCTTTCTTTAGTTAAGTATTTAATTTCGCCAGGTACATCCTTTTTGTTATATATTCTCTTTCCATAAATTCTTTCTAATTCAATTAGAACCGCATCACCATCTAATTCATTTGGATCTAGGGCATACACATTTCTTGTAGGAACAAATACACCCTCTTCTTTCTTATTCTCTACAAACATATCTCTTCTAATATAAATTAATTTGTGAGACTCTAATACTGATAATCCATTTTCAACTGTTGGGATAGAAGTGTCTAATCCCTTTGCAATTTGTGATTTAGATGGAAACGAAATCTTAGCAGGAGCAATATCTCCTGGATAATCCATAATGTATTGCTTTATATAAAGATAAATTCCCAAAAGAATAGATTTATTGATTTTAGATGAGATAGAACAGATTTTTTCGTATTCATAAATAGTAATCTGTACAAAATTATCTTCTGTAAAAAAAACATTATGCTCATAAGATAGTTGAAGATGAAACAAATCATTAGGTTTAACTACAAAAATATCTGTGCTGCAACTTGCATAACCTTTGTTTATAATTTCTGTTTTAATAATTTCTCGAAAATCAGAGTATATGGATTTGTTATTTGTTTTTGTAGAATATCCAATTTCCTGTAACAAATCATTAAGTGTGAGAGTAACTTGTCCAAATGTCTGTACATGTTTCCTTAGATATAATATAATAAGATAATATTTCAATCCTGAAATACCTTTATGATTTTTGATTTCCTTTTTTGAAAATCCAACTGAGGTTATTTGTTTGTCTTTCTCAGATAGGTAAATATAATTGTCGATTTTTATCACTCCTTTTGTTAAAAAATTCTTTGTGAAAATTTTCCCAAAGATTTAACACTACCTGTTAAGTTTGTGTGAAAATTTTCCCATTGGGGTACTTAATTCTGTGTGAAAATTTTCCCAAAAAGTAGGTATATAGTAAAAAAGCATAATTAATTATATAAAAAAGCATAATTAATATAAAAAAGTATAATAACTTCGTAAATGGTCTAACGCCCATTTACTCCGTAAAAATTTAATTGATTGTTATTGGTTGAATCAATCTTCATCTATAGCAGATCCAGCTAACCATATTGTTGTAGTTATTAATGCAAAACCAATAGTTATTGGTGTAAAAGTTAAAGTATCTACTCCTAATCCAATTAAAAATGCTCCTAAAACACCAAATGTAATACTTAGCATTGCTTTTATTTTCTTTCTTTTCATGTTATTCTCCTTCTGAATTACAATTCTGCTTCAAATTAACATATTTCTCTTTAAATACATCCTCTACAAAGAATACTGGTATCTTATCATGATATCTTTTATATAATTCTTCACCTGATATACTTATTACACGAAAATATTTGTCTTCTTCTTGTCTTTGTTTCTGCAATAATTCAGCTTCTTTTGTATATTTACCATTTTTAAGATATCCACCTATTTTCCCACAAATAGTACAATAACTGTTTAATTGTGTATGTATATGTTCTTTTTCTTCTTGAGTAAATGTATTACATTTAAAATTCCATTTATATTGAATTAGACATTCTTTATAAATGTGCTTATGTTTTGATTTACGGTTGCTTTTTGAGATGTTACTTTCTGTTGATTTGAGATATTTTGGTATATCTTGTGTATTCTTATCAATATGCTTACTCATATTTTTCTCCTTCATATCCATTTAGAATATCATAAATTACTTGTTCTTCAAGTTTATGTTTTGCTTTGAAATAATCTCTGTTTACTTGAATATCCCATAAATTATCTGTAAGTGATTTGATTTTTGCTCTAATTTCGTTAAGATAAAAAGTATATTCTTCTGTATCCATATCTTAATTATCATCTCCTTTAAAAATTGTTTCTTGGTATACATTTATATTATTCTCTGCTAAGTTGTATCTTTCTAATTAAAATCTGTTACCTGTAATACTGTTTGTGTGTTCATATATTTCTTCTATTTCTTTTTTAGTTATTACTAATTATATACTCTCTTTTTTGTTTATCCTTCTTCGTATATTTGTTATTTGATTACATAATCTTTTAGGTATATAACATCCTGCCCATTGAACCAATTGATCTGTTATTGGAATGATTTTTTCAAGATTACAGTCATATACCATTATGTCATCTGGTATGTCTGCTTCATAACATGGAACTTTATGTTTTAGATGATTAAGTGATTGATTATTTTTATGTCCGTCTATAAAAAACCATAATCCCTCTTGTAAATCTGCTTTGTGTTGGTTATAAAAGAGTATCTTTTCTTTTTTTAATTTTTGTATTGAATACTGTAGATGTTTAGGATAGTCTTTTTGATCAAGTGACATCCAATATTCAAATTGCTGTATATGATGTGTCTGTTTTTGTGGTGTAAAAGCTGTTGGTGAATATCTAATGATTTTCATTTTTGTACCTCATTTCTTTTTTATGCTAATAATATATTCTCTGCTTAAATTTAGAAAGCATATAAAAAAACAGACTGAATCATCAATCTGTCTTAATATCAAACTATCAATATGGTTATTAATTTTCTTTTACATCGTTTATTTCAGTAGAAACTATATTTTCTGCTATTAACCAGTTAGATTCTGGTTTTGCAATTAAACGAGCATTATTATATGCCATATCAAGAGTTAGACATGTATGACCTTGATAAGAATTTTCTTTCTTTGTAACAGCAATGGCAATATCTGGTTTATCATCAGACATTAAACATAATGGTAGTAATAATTGAATTTTCCCATCATAATATTGTGGGATTGCCAATTTATAATTTGCAGATACTTTCTTTTTCATTGAATCTAACGCACCATTAATAGTATTTATTTTATTTGAACTCTTAAGAAATTCTTTTGGTAAACGTTCTTGGTTTCTTTTATCATCAAGTATATGCTTATAATGAATGTCTATTGGATAATGCCAATCAAGAAGTAATAATTCTGGATGCTCAAAATAATTTGCTCTTTCTGGTCTTTCTTTTATTCCAATTTCTCCAAGTTCATAACCTGTTAAAAATGAGATTTTTGAACCTGACTGATATGCATATAGTTGCTCATAATATTTGTCAAATAATCCAGTATTAAATAACGCATAATTCTCACCGATTGTAATTTTCTTTTCAGATGTTAGTTTATTATATGTTTTTACTATATAATTTGCTAAAATCCCTTTATTCGGATATGTTGTATTAGACCATTCTTCTTTAATTGCTATTTTAGATAGCTGCTCTGTGTAGTTATTCCAATTTACTTGAAAATATGACATATATTCAACTCCTTTTGTATTTTTGAATGCTTCTATAAGTATATCATATTTTTTAGAGAAATGAAATGGGAAAGTAGCAGTATCATTTGGTTTATACAGTTTAAAAGGATACGATTCATATTTTGATAACTGTTGTGGTATATATTCTCCTTGTAATTTTTTACGTGTTTTTTGGTATGCTTCTTGTGAAGTATTAGCATATACAAGATATATGTGGTCATATGGTTCATAACAATATGCTGCCGTTGTTGGCACTAAATAGGTATTCATTTAAAAGTCCTCCTTGGATAAAAATAATTTTTTTACTTTACATAGATATTATTCTCTTTTATATAAATGATTTACTGTATAGTTTTATAGTACCCCCTGTATTTGATGTTTATGTTGATATTTTGTATATGGGGATTTGGGTTGTAGATGTTGTTATTGTTGGCAATCACTCTTTTGGGTGATTATATATGCGATTGTATATAATTGAAGTTAAAAAATGATAGAAAAATTGGTATCGTTATTTTTATTTTATTACAAGAAGAATATTTGATTTTTGTGTTAAATTTTGTGAATGTAAATAATCAAAAATAATGATTAAAAATGAAAATACGGCTTAAAATTAAAGGGTTTGACGATATGGTGCACGATAAGTGATTTAAGAGGGTGCAAATTGAGTTTTTGGCTTATTTATAAGGGATTCTGGCATTTTTATAGGTTTGATTTTTAAGTTGGTGTGTAGAATAACTAGCTATATGCATATTCGGAAGCCATCGGATCATTTTCAGTTTTTACCAGCCCCGAACATACGTTCTGACACGGTATTTTTCCATTTTTCCGTGAAATTGAAAAAGTATTTTTTGAATGACAAAAAAACCAGTAGAAAAATATTATATATTGAATTACAACATCTTATCGTTATTATACAATTCAATGACGTACATCATAAATTATTATACTTTATAATTATATTGCTATATTTCAAAAAAAAATAAAAAATATTAAAAAAAATACTTGACACATAAAAAGCAAGGCTTTATAATGTCAAGTGTAGCAATTAATCGGTTTCGATTTGCTACAGGAATATAAAAAAGTTTAGTCCACTAAACAAAAAAATAAAAAAGTTTAGTCACTAAACAAAACAATTAAAAATAATAAAAAAAGGAGGTACTTATTATGAGTACAACAAAAACAACAAACAAGGACACAAAAAACAATAGTATTATCAATGTAACCGTGAATGGTATGACTGCCAACGAAACAATCGATAATGTAAAATTACGGTTAGAAACCGTTGAAAAATCAGCATTCAATATTGCGTTATTGTGTGCTTATGGTACTGGTGTAACTATTCCGGCATATACTGATAATAAAGGCGTAGAACATGGAGAAACGGTTTGTGATAAACCTATCAAGCAAAACGATTATATTAAACTCGTGGGGCGTAGTAAAGCAACCTTAAGCCGTTGGATAAAAGCCATGAATTTAATTATTGAAAACAATTGTTTTAATGATTTTGCGTCTGGTTTATATCCGTTTTCATATGATAAAATCATTGACATTTTTGAGAATGCTGAAGTATTCGATGGTTATGTACTCAAAGACTTGATGGAATTATCCGCTTGTACTCTTTCTACAATGGTAAAAGATTATACTAAACATGGAGAAAAGACTGAAGAAGTTTCTGAAGATGAAACAGCAACAAGTAGCGACAATAAAGAAGAAAAGACTGAAGAAGTTTCTGAAGAAATTGCTACCCTGATATATCAGGGTAAAGAGTATACAGTCAACAAGGCTATATTTGAAAAGTGGCTTGCCGAAAATGCCACACTTGCAAAATAAAACACTGTATTAATTAGGGCGGTGAAAATCCGCCCTTTTTATAATGTTATCCGGGTATTATTACCCGGTTTTTTTAATGTTTTATTGTTTAATGACTAAACAAAAAAATCAATAATAAAAAAATTGTTTAGTGACTAAACCATAAAATAATATATAGGAGGTTTTGCGTTATGGATATTTCAATTTGCAAAGATAATAATACATACATTTGGGGCTTTCATGTGCCATTTAATGCGTGGTATGGTCAAGATGGTGATGATAGCTGGAACTGGTGGGTCTGCACAGTACACGGTCAACCAGAAGAGGATAACACACTTGAATTGCGTAGATTTAATGGTGAAAATTGGGTAAAAGTGCGTGAGAATTCCGATACTACACAAGCAATCTGCCAGTGGGCTACAAGTCTGCGTTTATGGTGGACTAAATGCCACTGGTTCAAAGATGAAGATAAAGAAAAAAATCTAGTGACTAGACAGCTTATAAAACATGAACGACATACAAACAGTTTGAAAAACATGATGAGACATGACAGACGACATAAAAAAGGCGGTTCAGGCATCCGCTTAGATGTAGAAAACTTTCGTGCAGATAAAACATTTACGGAGTATTCAGAACATGAATATAAATATAGTGGATACTCTTCATCTAATTGTTCGCTGGATTATTTCAAAAGACCAGCATACACAATATAATAAACAAGGAGGTAATTATTATGAAAATTCCAGCATGTGTAACTTGTAAAGGCAACTGTATGGGTTGTTTCTACTCTGATATGTGCAATAACTATAATGATATTGCACCATACAATGAAGCAGAAATAGAGGTGGACTCTGCCTCTATGGAACTCTGCAAAGGCAGACATGAAACTCCGGCAACTGACGGAGCAATTTTTGAAACAGAGGTGAACCCTCTGGATATAATTACCCTTGAGTCACACGCAAAGGAACGACTTGCCAACCTGAACATTGCAAGTTTGAACTTGTATGTTACGGGGTTGACAGTCGCACTCGTTGCCGTTCTTAATACCACAAGAGAACTGAACATTAAAGTGACTTTGTGGCATTTTGACCGTGAAAGCGGAAAATATTACAGTCAGGAGGTAAAATAAATATGCTCAATACATTAGATATGTACGGAATTTGTCACGAAATATACCGTGACTTAAAAGGCAAAAATGCCTATGCAGAAATTGACGAAAATATTCTTAACTTTGTTTTCAGGTTGTATAATACAACTGAAATTGATTGTGAAGAAATAAAAGCGTTATGGATAGAATGGCTCACAAAAGGCACTTTATCTATAAATACGCAAATTAAAAATGCAAGAAATAGGAGGTATAATTATGCTTAATATATATACAACAATTCATTCAGATTTAGAAGGTAACTATAAAACAAAAGATATAATATCTCAACTTGTAAAGGCAAATTTAGACATAGAATTACCTAATAAACCATTAGAGAAAATGTGTCTTGCAGATTTAAAATGTAAAGGTCTACCTTGTACCTATTCACATACAGAAGGCATAATTTGGAATAATAAATTGCGTATTTATACAGAACGCAAAATAACATTATGTTTCGGATGATTTATAAGGCAGATTAATAATCTGTCTTCCGTCTTACGGTGTAAGTCCGTAACCGATGAGCAGAAGCGAAACGGAAATTGAAAGGAGGTTGATTTTATGGTAACATTGTAGATAGGTACAGTGTGCCTAAAAATAGGAAGGAGGACACAATATGTCCGAAAAAGCAATAGTTCATAAAGTCCCAGAAAATGTCAGAAGGCAAAGCATAGAAACTCTAAAAGTACGCAAAGAATCATTAGAGTATCTGCGTCAGAATGGATATAAGACCATTGACGATATAATTGAAAGGCAAAATGAGATTCCAACTGAAATTAGGGGGAATATCTATGCTTATATTATGTTTGGTATGGAGGGATAAAGGCAAACGTTTAGTAGCTAAACTAGATTTTAGTTTAGTTACTAAACTTGACAATGTAAACACAAAGATTTATACTGTAAGTGTAAATTTTGAAAGGGGAGTGATAACAAATGTTTACATTTACAGATAATGAAGCCTTAAAGAAAGAATTAAAATTATTTCAAGTTGCTAATGATTTTAATAATATAACAGAAATATGCAAGAAAATGGAAATCATACCACAGGCATATTACAATACCTTAAAGAAACAAGGCTTATCATTTAATGATATTAAGAAAATATGTGATGCTATGGATGCAGACTTATGTATTGAATTTAAAAAGCGAAATTCAGATAAGATAAACAAAGAGAAACAGGCAATTCAAGCTCAAATAGCTGAGTTACAAGCGAAATTAAAAACGATATAACTGCATCATATACAACTAAAAACCAAAACGTAAAAGCACCCAAACGCAAAGGGTGCTATTTTTATACCAAAAAAAACAAACAATAAGGAGGAATTATTATGTATCAGTACACAAATAAGAATGGTGAAATTTTTGGTATTTCCCACACAGAGGAAAGCACAATGGCGTATATCAACGGATCATACGTTGCACAAGCCGAAACGGAAAAGGAACTTGAAGAAGTTCTTGATCATTTTTCACATGCCGATATTAAGCGAACGCTTGATTATGCCGGAATTACAAGAGAAGAAAAGACTGCCGATTAAGGCAGTCTATCTCTTACTTAACATTTAATGCTTTTGCTAAAGTGTTACGGAAATCATCATTATTGAAAACGTCCACATCATTTTCAATAACATCTAAATCCTGAAGCACTTTACAAATTGCACGAATTGAAGAGAAACGAGAAAAGTCAGTTGTGGCACGAATAACTTTTACCAAATCTTTTGGTGTAATTGGATTGTGTAGTTTTTCAAGTTCCGTCACACGAAAGAAATTCTCATCTTCACATTTACATGCTTCCTCTGAAGCCAAAGCGAATTTAGTTATAAGTTCGCTTGTTTTAATTTTGCTCATATAAATACCTCCTTTGTGTTTAATTATACAAGGGAAACCATAATAAATCAAGAAAGGATTTTGCAAAACATGAAACGGAAAATAACATACACAATCATCACAATGACACTTATTGTAAGTGCTTTTTTAATAGGTAGAAATACATCGAATAAAGAGGTAAATAAAGAAAAAACAAAAACAGAACATACAATTGATATGTCAAAAGCAACCGATTTCAAAACAACGGAAACAGGATTGCAGATATATTTTAATGATGGAACAGGTTACTATTTTGAAAAGGAAAATTAAAGTCAGAGTCCATGGTTGGATAGAAATGTTCGTGCAAGGCATTTCATACTACGACTATGGACTCTTTTTGTAAGAAAAAATAAAACGTAAAGGAGAATATTAATATGGGACAGATAATTGAATCACAGGTAGCAAAAGAAAATTGGTATGCATTATTGCTGGCAATTGAGAAAAGAATATCTGGTAAGGAAGCGTTGATGCGTATGGGTATTCCAATTGATGAAGATGAGGAGGAAGACTTATGAAAAAGGGAGAAAAGATATGTATAGCAATTAGTGCAATTATTTTATTGTGGTTGTTTGTTTCATTTATTGAAGTGAACGCAAAGAATCTTGAACCAAATCCGCAATATAATGATTGGAATGCATTTGTATTATTGACGGAAGGAGTAAACGGAAAATGAAAGGTTATTACGCAAATTCAGTCTACATGGGATTTATTCCAAGCGTAGGCAAATACTGGCAGTTTGAAAACAAAAGTCAATACGAAAATTATTTGAAAGAGGTAGGTGAGATATAATGACATACGAAGATTTCTATGACATAGCAGAATATGGAAATGCAAATTGGAAAGGTTGTTTTACTCCAAGGGAAATAGCTTGTAATGCTTATAACTACCTTGTTGATTTTGAACAATCAAAGGCAAGAGGTGGTTATCATATTTCTTCAACCATTCAGGAATTACTTAGGTTGTTGGATGAAGACGGATCACAAGAAGCCAATCATTTTGCAACACAAATTAGAAAGGAGTTGGGGTTATGAATGTAAATAATACAAAATACCCATGCAGGAATTGTGTATATTTCAACGTATGCGGTTATTATACACGGACAGAACCGTGCGAAGAAAGGCAAACAAAAACAAAACTTAACACAAATAAAGCGACTGCAAAATAATGTAGTCGCTATTTTATTACAAAAAATATCATAAGGAGGTACACAATTATGTGTAAAAGAGTTTATTTAACAGCAAAGGAAGCAGAAAAGGAAATGCAGGAAGCACGCAAAGCAGATGGCTTTACAGGCAAAATGGAAACAGGTTATATTTCACGAATGATTAAAGATGCAAAACGGAATAGCATGGTTGGAGACAAACTCCAACTTGTTTTAGACCCAATGTATATCCATATTCCTGAATGGCAGAGAAGATTGAAATTAGCGAGAGCCTATGCAATCGGAAATACATACAACAAATATAAATGGGATGTTCCGAAAGTGTTATTCCTTAAAGGCAAATTATATGTAATTGACGGTCAGCACAGAATCTATGGAGCATTTAAGGCAAAAATGGATTCGGTTGTGGTTGAAATTATGGAATGCTCACTCGAAGAAGCTATTGATTTATTTATCAATCAGTCGCAGGATAGAGCGAAAATGCAACCGATGGATATTTATCATGCAGCCATTGCAGGTAAAAAAGAAGATTATGTAAAATTACAGGAAATTTGCCATAACAATAATGTAGCGGTCAAGGGAGACGATGAAACAGAAAATACGGTAGGAACACTTACATCTATTTCAGATGGCGTGAAGTTATCAAAGACAAATCCAAATCTTTTTGATTCTATGCTTAGATTGCTTGGTAAACTTGGTTGGAACGGATATGCAGATTCCTATAACGGAAAGGCATATACAGCGAAAATAATTCGTGCATTGAAATCATTGTACGCTTATACAGAAGGCAGAGAAGAAGAGATGGAAAGTGCATTGCTTAACAACTGCACAGGAACGGAATTCTTTGTAGAGAACATTATGTATAAGACACAGGCGCAGATTTTTGATTATCTTGCTGAAATTGTTCGCTATGATATGGAAAGCCCGTTTAGTAGAGCATATAAAGGCAAATGGATAAAAGCAAAGAGTAATGAAACAACTGAAGTAATGTAATAGAAGGGAGAATAATAAAAAAAGGAAGGAGGTGATACTATGGCTAAATTGCCAGGAGTACCTGTTCTAAAATTCAGAAAAGCTTTGATAAATGCAGGATATACAAAAGAAAGATGCAAAGGTGGACATGAAGTTTGGAAGAAGATTGTTGTAAATACCATATCAATTCCAATTCATGATAAAGAAATTAATGGAGCAGTTGCACGGAGATTGTCAAAGGAATTTGACTTAGAATTGTAAGAATTGGAGGTAAGAAAAATGAAGTGGATTAAACTTTTACGGATAGATGATTGTGCATTGTTACAAAGCGAAACTGATACACAGTATGTGGTGGTTAGTGGTTACGACCCAACACAGCCAGAAGATCAGCAGTGGGCAAGTGGAACATACTTTGAATATTGGAATGATGTAAAACGAAAGGCAGACTGCTTACAAAGTGCTTTGAATTATCTTAGAAGTAGAACAGAAGAAAAAGTCTACGGAGAAAAATATGAATATACACCAAGGGAAATGGCTGAAAAGTTAATGGAATTTAACAGAGATTTTTCAGACTACGAAGAAGAAGTCAAGCATGAAACCGAATATGTTGCAGAATTATTTGAAAAATTACAAAAGTCAGAAGAATTTAATGTATTAGCTCATCATTTAGACCTTATGTTTATGAATGATGCGTTTAAGTAGAAATGGATATTTTATAAGGAGATGATTATATGTTCCCGATTATAACAAGCGAAAAACAAAAAGCATTTGAAGAAAACTGTATTAAAAATAAAGTAGGAAGCGATGAAAGCGAATGCAAAATACCTTGTATATGTGGCTGCTATGGTAGAGCCTGTAGGCGAATGAATGCTAAAGCAGACAAAATGCTTTGTACAGGGTGTGCATTGGCAGAGTTTAGCAAATAAATGCGTGTTTCATTAGAAAAAACGGAGGTAACGGATATGAGAAAAATTACGGTAACAGAAGACAATTTTGAAAAAGTCTTAGAAAAATTACGGAAAATGTGCGATAAATACAAAATGCTTGAATTCTACAGAGCTTTATCGGAAGATCTTACAGAAGTAAAATGTAAGACTAATTCAATGGGATTACGAAGTGAGCTTGATAAAGAATGGAGAGACAAGAATGGAGAATATAAGTACAAGGTAAAAAAGAAATTCTTTATGTATAGCAAGTATGTCTGTGTTACAAAACATCCTTTTAGAAGAGATTATGAAACTGATAAGGAATCATATAATGCAAAATATATGTATCCTAAAATGAAGAGTTTGATTCACCTTGATTTATCAGCTTCGTGTGCTTTAGTAATTAGTGAAGGAGATAAGGTGCAGTTTTTTCCTTTTGGTGGTTTCATTATATGGACAGATGATGATTATACGAGATTTGATAATCCACTTACGATATATAAGCACATTTATATTCCAGATTTTATAAAAGGTAAGATTAAAAATCTTGAACAGGAAAAGAAAACAAGAGAAAAGGAATGGAAATGGGAAGAGGAAGAAGATGCTGCATGGTGGGATGAACAATATGAAAAAGATATGGAACGTGAAATGAACGAATATATGTAAGAATAGAAGTAGTATTTGAAATTCGCATTTACTAAGGACTGGAAATAATAGAAAGGATGATAAATATGACTTATATATTAGGAAGATTAATTTCATGGAATGTGAAATTTGAAAAAGTAGATAACTTAACTGTAAGAGTGTATGGAAACTTTGATGGATTTTCTGTAGTTAGAGAATCGAAACAAGAAAACTATGTTGAAGTAGATGGAAGACTTATGGATTATGAGGATTTTGAAAATTGGATTTATGAAATAAAAAAATAATTAATGTGTGTTTTGAAATTGGAGGTAAGAGAAATGAGTAAAAGCAATTATGAAAAATATGCTGAAGTAAAACAGCAGGAATTATTACACAAAGAAAGAAATCTACAGCAGGCAATCAGTTGTTTAAGGGATAGACGGAAGTTTGCATCATTACAATGTATTGATAGTGCAATAGATTTTGTTGCAGATTTATACGATTTATCCATTGATGAAGTGAAGCGAGCAGTGGATGGAGAAGAATATTGGTGTATATGAAATCGCATTTCATTAGAAAGGCAGGTAATATGTATAGATTAGATTATTATGATAAAGATGGCAATCATAAAGAAATTCATGGATTTAAAACACCAAAAGAAGCTGAGTACTATATGAAAAAGCATGAAGAAATTTTTGGCGAGTATCCATTAATTTTATTTGATAGTGAAAATAATGCGTAAAGGAGAGAAAACGATGAGCGAATATATTATTGAAAATCTTACAAAAAGAGAAATTGACATTATGGAATCAAGTGACATTGAATGGTGTCCAGATGATATGTCAGGAGATAATACGGATATTGTGGTATTCAATGAAAAAGATTGTGATAAAGCATTACATTTAATAGGACGAAAATGAAACTAAGATTTACATAGAAGGGAGCAAACTATGGCAAATAAAATAAAAATTGATGAAGATACTTATGAATGTCCATCTTGCGGATATAGATGGTCAAGGCAAATGGGAATGGCTGATTTATCATTTGATGAAGAAGAACGTTGTCCATGTTGTCCTGACTGCGGTGAGCTAATTGAGGATGGCGATAATTATTAAAAATTTAACGTAGATTGGAGGAAAAAATATGAAAAAATCAAACATTAGAGTATTTGGAGAATACAGTATTGCACATGTAGAAAAGAGAGGTTTGTTTTCATATGTAGTTGTAAGAGATCTTGACAAAAAAGTAATTGCAAAGTCATTTTCATTTAGGAAATATATAAATGATACTATCCGTACAATGTATACAGGAAAACATTATGCTACAGGTGATTTTATATTGGTTGCTGATACTGTAAATGGAAATAAAGAAATTTATAGATGGCATTGAAGCCAAGATTTAGATAGGAGATGAAGATATGTTTTATAAATATAAATGTGGGAATGAAGTAATTAAAGTGTTTGTATGGAACAACGAATTTCATAGTACGGTGTCAGTTGAAGATGCAAAAACACGGAAATCATATGAACGTACAATTAGAGAAGATGAAAACGGAAAATTCTTTACATGGAATCGTAACAAAATTTATCTTAATGATTGGGTTAAAATTTCTATGAGAGAGTTAAAAGAGAAAATCGGAAATGAAGAGTTTGTTACTTCAGACGATTTGTGTCAGGCAATCATGACTGACGGAATTGAAAATGTAAGATTTATTGTTCCACTGAATACAATATGTGGTTTTGGTTTTTTATTGAATGGAAACGATTTTAAAGACACGTTGTGTAAGGTAGAAGAGAGACCACTTAGAGAAGTTAAAAATAACTACAAAATTGTTCTTGTTCCAGTTAAAACAGATAAAAGTGTTGCAAGTAGCGCCGATTATTATACAAATGATTTTATTTCCCTGATTAAAAATGGGGTTATTAAAATTGTATTATAAGATAAGTAAAGGAGGTAAATAAGTGTTGGATTTAAATGCAACAATAAATGAGGAAGTCCATAAAGCTTATTTAAAAGGCAGAAGAGATATGGCAGGTGAAATAAAAGACATATTCGTGCAGCGTGATTCAGATAGTGATTATGAAAATAAAATGTTGGACAAACTTTTTGAAGAGTTAAATAACAAATGGACTTAATGCAAAAGGAGGCAAATATTTATGGATACTATTAAAGTAACAATAGAAATTTATGATAATTCAACAGTGCAAGAGGTAGAAAATGCGATTGAAATTGGATTAAATGAAAAGGGAATTGCTTGTACTTATGAAATAGAAAAGGTAGGTGATAATAATGGCTAAAGGTAAACCACGGTGGAAAGAATTATCTTTTCACGAACGTTTGTTGAAAAGGTTAAAACAGCATGGCGTTTCGGATGAAATGTGTGAACATATTAGAGAAAGAGGAAAGAAAAAAGGAAGAACAGAATAACAAGCAAACGCAAAGGCAGTTAGGAGAATAAATACCTAGCTGCCTATTTTATTACAAGGAGGAAACGAATATGAGCAGATGGTTATATGATCCTGAAACGGATTCACGGAATGGAAAAGAGTTTACTTACAATTTGCCAATACATGAAAATGAGGACTTACTTTTAGGTTTTACATATAGGCAAATTATGGATGAAGTGATTGCAAATTATGGTCACAATGTAACAGAAAAAGAAATCAGAAAACAGGTAAACGAACATCTGGAAATGGCTAAAGAAAATATGGAAGAAAATTTAATGTTGTGTATTAACAGTATGTTAAAAGAAATTAAGGAGGCGTAATTATGTATAAAATCATTAACCCATGTAAGTGTAAGGTTTACACAAAAACAGGAAACGAAGTAGATAGAAATGCATTTGTAGAAATTGAATATAAAGACTCAAAATTAAGTATGTGTGGTGTAGTTGCGCCATTATCAAATGGAGATTGCCTTGGCTCTGCTGGTCAGTGTGTAGATGAAATTAGAAATGGTTCACCAACAGATGAGTGGACAACGGAAATGCTTAACAAATTATGTGATATTTGGGATAGATGGCATTTGAATGATATGCGTCCTTATTGTGAACACATGAGAGAACTTGGATGGACAGAACACACTCAGGATAAAGTTAAAATTGAGAAATGGACTTTGACAAAAGAAGCGTGTCAGAAAAAAGACAACGCAAAGAAAAGAGCGGTGGAGTGTTTAAAAAATGGAGAACCTTTTTATCCGACAAAAGAAGAAACCGTATATGCAAATATGGAATATTCTATTGATGTTTACAATGATGAAGATATCTTTGAAAAATATGGAAATTTATATAAAAATGCATATGAATTAAAAGAGAAAGATTGTTTAGGACATTCAAATACAGAATATAAGACAAGAGGTTGGATTTCATATAAAGATCACAAACTCGGTTTTATTGGTAGAGAATGTCCAGTGTGCGGCTATAAATACGGAACTGCTTGGAAGATGGAAGAAGTACCACAGGATATAATTGAGTGGCTAGAAAGTTTACCAGAAACTAAAGTAAAGCCAGCATGGGTATAGGAGGTAAAATGTTATGCTGAAAATTGAAATTGAAACAGGCAATGCAGCATTTTGTGATCCATTTACAGGTGAAGCAAGTGAATTTGATGAAGCTATTGAATGTAAAAGACTTCTTGAAGATATTTGCAGAAAACTTGAAGATGGTGTAACAAGAGGAAACATCATTGACATAAACGGAAATAAAGTTGGTCAATGGAGCAGATAGGAGTGTGATTATATGGCAAAACATATTATTGATAAAGATAATACATTAAAAGCATTAGGAAGCATTAACACATTATTATCTCAGTCATTACAGATAATAAAAAAGGTAAATGAAGATGAACAATGGGATTTTTGTACAGATGATGTTTTAGCAAGGCGAGTTAATGATGCTGAAAGATTAATAAAAGAAATATCAGACGTTGTATTTCAGAACTAAAATGGCAAAGGAAATTGTAATTTCCAAAGGAGTGTGATTGAAGTGAAAATAATAAAATGCTATGAAGATTATGCAAGGTTACGAAAAAAGTTAAAGTCAAAACAATATGACTTAATGAATGATAGTATTGGTCAATACAATACAGATGAATACAGCGTAGATGTTACATTAAGAGATTATGATGGAAATTGGTGTATTGATTATGATGTGTACAAACTAAATGGAAATCTAAATTATCTTGACGGTGGAAAGGTATGTGATGTATCTAAAATGCCATTGACAGATAAAGGATTTTGGATACTTGTTAGAAAGAAATTTGAAGAACATATAAAATAAGAAAGGTTAGGTAAATATTATGAAGGTAAACGAAATTAGAAAAACAGAAACAATTGAGAAACTTGTAAGAACAGAGTATATTGCAGAGGATGGAACTGTATTTAGAAGTGAAGAAGAGTGTAAGAAATATGAGGAATCAGCACTGTTTGCAATTAGTAAAGAGTTGAAGAGGCTTGATAATAAGAAAAATGGAGCTTCTGAATATGATATTTATGATGAATGTTCTGATGAATATCTGGTAGAGATTTTCAATGCAGAAACAGAAAGAGATATTGAGAATATCAGAAGATATGTATATCTCAAAGCTCTTTCAAAGAGTTCATATGCAAGCAAGTCAGATGTTGACTTACCTAATATTACGGCAGGGCATGAAGTAATTATCCATTGGAATTATGATGAAGATAGTTGTTGGACAATTGGAAATGGAAGTATTGATGCTTTCTGTGGCTATATTAGAGATAATCTTATGAGTTTAATTACTCCAAAGGAGGAAAATGCAAATGCTTAATATAAAATTTAGATATAGGGATGCAATGAGTAATTGGGAATGGAGAACACAAAGCTGTACAGTATCATCTGTTGAAGAATGTAAGCGAATTTACGGACTTGACAATGGCGATGTTGAATACGAGATTTTAGAAGTCAAAGAAGACTAATACAGAGAATAATAAGGCAGACGCAAACAAATGTGTCTGTCTTATTATATTAGAAAGGAGAATGCGAAAATGAAACGGAATCAGGTTTGTTATTACATTGAAGATAGTCAGTTTGGAATGTATGTATCATATGGAATATATGAATATAAAACAACGTGTACTCACAAAGTATCACAGTTGAAAGTACCAGAAATCAGACTAATAAACGGAGTTCCATTTGATGATTTCCAGTCAGAAACGAAATTTAAGAAAGTTCCTAAAGGATGTATTTATAATACAGATTTATATACAGTCACAGAGGATCTGGAAAAGAAAGAGAAAATCAATGCTGCAATGAAAGGCAGATACATCAAAAATCCTTCAGATATTCAGTGGTTATTTGATAATGGTTATCTTGTAAAAATGGAAAATGTAGAGCCAATTATTGAACCTGAGTTTGATCATAATACATATAGACTTGTGAAAAAATATCCTGCATGGACACAGTGTTATGGAAGTCATAATGACAGATATCCAAATGAAGTGTTCGAGACTTATGAGGCTGCTGAAAAGCGAATGAATGAAATTAAGGAAATCAGACACAGAATAGCGATTGAGTGCAGATTATTAGACTTTTATGAGGATTTAGAATGGGTATTAGAAAAATATGAAGCTGAACATGGTGGAAGAGAAATTGAAGAAATAAGGCAGAAAATTTTAGCAAGACCACATTTAGATGACACTATGTTTAGATATTACAAGGGAGAAATTCTTGTTGTATCAAGGGAAGCACATAGAAAAAATACTCATATTGAATGGGAAAAGATAGCATAGAAAGTGAGGCTGATTGATATGGAAAAGACATTATTGTTTGTACGGAAATACAACGGAGAAGAATATAAATTCTATCTTTTAAAAGGTGTAGGATGTTTCGGAATTTACAGTGAGTATGTAGAAGTTGAAACGCCTGAAAATGGATTAGGTTATCCAGATTATGTACGATTCAATTATGGAAAGCCATATACACAATGGAGATATTTACAGCCTTGGATTAAGCGAAAAATAACAGAAACATTATTAAAACATGGATACGAATACGCTATGCAGTAAGGAGGAAATGACTATGAGTATCAAATATCATCAGTACGGATTAGGCTATGAATATGGAGAAGATCATGCACTTACAAATAATTGGAATCCTGATGAAGATTATGGAAATGAATATTCAAATGTATATTTTAACATTGATACGCCAGCATATGATGGCATGAATGGTAATTGGAAAGTAGATGAAAGAGAAACTATTGGAAAGGAAATTGATAGATTATTTACAAGTCTTGGTTGGAAATGTAATAAAACAGGATTTAATGGAGTGTGCGCTACATATACAAAAGGTAAATCACATCTGTATATGCACCCACAGAATTATAGTGGCGAAGTATTAAAAAATGAGATTAAGTCAGTCGCAGAAGCTATAGAAAAAGCAAAAACATTTTCATTAAGATGGGTTGATTTACATGAAACCGTTTATGATATAACTGATGACGAATACGAGGAATATCTGAAAAGCAGAGACAAAGAAATACGCAAATCATTATTTGAAACATGCATTACTACAAGGAAAACTAAATATTTTTACGCTTTTGATGTGTGTAGAAGTCTTGCAAATCAATTCAGATTAAGGAGAGTTGGTTTGAATGATGGTCGGAATTATGGAAGCGGTCAGACAATCAACCATATTATGAAAGTTATTGATGATATGGCAAAAGAAAATCTGCTATTTGTAAAAGAAAAAGATGGAAATAAGTTAGTGCGAACACCGAATAAGACAGAACAGAAACAGTTGAAGATATGTCTGGAATAAAACCAAAGGAAAGAACTGTTTCTTAAAGAGATTGGAGAGTGATTAAAATGACAAGCACAATAGAAAGAGATTTTGTGGTGAAAAATGGTGTAGCAAGCTTCCCTATGAAAGAATATCCAAACTATTATGGAATTGAAGATATTGGATATATTTCGCATGGAATATGGGCAGACGCAGAACTTGAATACAAGGGAGAGTTATTCAATGAACATATAATAACTGATCCAATGTATGATAGATTTTATGCGGATTTTCCTGAAAAAGACGGAAATTATGAAGCGTTTAGTCAGTATATGTATGACAATAAAGACGAAGTGTATGAGTTATTAGAAGATTGGAGTGATGGAAATGAAGAGAACACCAAAAGTAATTAAGCAGCAAACGGAAGAATGGTTAGATGAACGGTGGATGATTGCAAATATGAAAGATGCAAGACCACAAGATATGAGTTATTACAATGGAGCTTTGAAAGCTCTTGAATTTGTAGGTTACGAATGGAAACGTAATGCAGATGGCAAGCATACATTATTCAAATGCTAAGAAATAGCAATTTCAAACGGGAAGGAAGGTTGATCTTATGAGATTAGATAAATTAGAACAGTATCTTGATGAATTATCAGATGGAACGGATTTTAAATTTAGGTTTGGAGATACAGATAAAAATGAAATCGAATTATACATGCAGGGAGATAATCCTTGCCATGAAGATTGGTGTACTGAAATTACAATTAAGAATCCAAAGACAAAGAAAGAATTAATAGAGACTTTACACGAAAAAATGTGGGAACTTTATGATGACTTTGATGTTGAAGAAGAAACATATCTTATGTTAGAAGCAAAGAGAAATGGATTTCAAGGTGTTCCTGGTGTGGTTGATCTTGTACATAATGAGGAATATAAAGAAAATGCATTAAAAGAGTTTGCAGAGAAATTAAGAGATTTATTATAGAAAGGATGGTTGATTTGTATGAGCAATGAATTTAAAAACGCAGATTTTCTTGACGATGAAGAGAAAATGAGAGACTTTACATATCTTACAAAGGAAGAATTCTTAAGAAGTTACAGTTATCTTACAGAAGATGAATATAACAACACATATAATAGGTATTATGCAAAACAAATAGCTGATGTATTAAGGAGATTTGCAGAGAAACCACAAAACATAGACAATTTTGAGGGCTATCTTGAAAATTGTTTTGCTGGTTGGAAAGAAAAATTTGCAAATACACCTGAAAAGATGATTGAAGATATGAAACATTTTGCGGAAATGGAGGTATAAGATATGCATATCCCAACAATAGAAGAGAATTATGAATATAGAATGGAAAATATAATGCAAAAATTCGTCAAGGATTATGAACTTGAAGGATTAAGTGCGGAAGAATTGCAAGATAAAATATGGTCAGAATATCCAAAAGAATTTGCTCATGCAGTGTTACAAGATATGACTGATTTTTCAGGTGATGAATTATTTGAGATTGGAGAGTGATGATATATGAAAACAGTAGAATTATTATTAAATGATTATATTGGAGATAACTATAATCCGTCAAGACAAACAAAGTTTACAATAACAGAGGAATGTCTTACTGATTATTTAAAGGAAACTGAAGATAATAGAAATGTGAAAATGTTTCTTGACACCTATGATAGTGATGAATCATCTGTTATCTATGATTATGCTGCAAATGATGGAAGAATTTTATCAGAAGAAATTACTTATTGTGATGACTTTGTTGATAGATACGAAGATTTTATACGCAGAACGCAGATGCTTAATCCTGATATGTCAGCAGAAGATATTCCAAGTAAGGAAGATTATTATTGGACAGTGTATAAAGCACAGTAAACAAGAGTTTCGTTTGAAGAATGGAGGTAAAATAATGGATGAATTAAGAACAACACCATATGATTTTATATGGAGAGTGAAAAATCCTCAAGATTATTGGGCAGATACATTAAAAGAAGTAAAGTATGATGTTTATTTAAACGGTAAAAGAAGAGGTGGTTTTATTGGAGTCAATAGAACATTTGACGATGATATGTATTATGTAAATTTTTATGATGAAAATAATAATATGGCATATTGTACTGCCTATACAGATACAGAAATTATTTTGAAACGAGTGAACCGAAAGGAGTAATGGATATAATGAAGATAACAGGAATAATTCGGAGAGTCGATGATTTAGGTAGAATAGTAATTCCAAAGGAAATTAGAAGACAAGTGTTTGGAAAAACAGACGCATCTGGTGAGCCAATGGAAATATTTATTGATGGAGGAAATGTTGTACTCCGAAGATATGAGGAAATACAAACATGTAAATGGATAAAATATGATTATAGAACGATTTGTCCTAAAGAACACGATGTAGATAATCCATATTGGATGATACCTGAAAATATGGATAAATTAAAATATTGCCCTTATTGTGGTAAGGAAATAGTTATTGAGGATTAACATGAAATGAGGATTTACTGACAGAAAGTGAGGTAATAATATGAGCAAAGAAGTATGGGAAGTTGATTTACGAAGTAGAAAAACAGGTAATTCAATAGAAACTATATTTTCAGGTGAGCATGATGTTGCCTGTGAATTTATGGATCAGTGGTATAAGAATAATACTATTCCTGGTTATGTAGATGGAATGATGTTTGAAGATTTACATGATGGTTCTGAAGGTGTGTTTGCTGATTTGTATGCAACATATACACCTCATGGAATTGGAAAATATTAAAAAGAAAAGAGTTTCTTTAGGAGAAAGGAGATGATTATATGCGACTAGAATATAATGAAAATCAGGAGAAAGAACTGCGAATAACAGAAATAGAAACTATTCTTGAAAATGAAGTGTATGAAAACGAGGTGGAAAAACTTTGCTTAGATATTGAACTACAGTTTCTGCAAGGCAACGAAAACTCATATGGTGAACCCTATGCATGTGTTGGAACTAATGATGTGTTATTTGATGTTATATACGAATATGAAAATGATAGATATTCTGTGACATTATACGATAAAAATGGAAATCCACAGCGTCCATATCTGAATAGTGAAAACTTAGAGGAACTTATTGAAGAGATTTTGGAAATCAAAGACATATGAAACGATGATTTATTGCGACATGAAAGGAGGAACAGCTATGGATTCAAGGTTCTTTGAGAGAAAATGCTTTATAACAACATCTGATTGTTTATTGGAATTTATGAAAGAACAAAAGGATGACTCAAGTTTGACATTTAATATGGAAGAAGATACAAAAGAAGTATTCTTATATAGTCCAGCGTTTGATGTTGAGTATAATGAGGATGATATTATGGATTGTGTTAGTAGAGAGTTGGGTGTTGAAATAAATAATCTGTTCGTAGATGGAGACAAATATTGTGCAGCAATTTATTTTGCTGTAAGAAAATTAGAACAATGAATCGGCTATTTACTTGGTTTAGAAAGTGAGGTTAATTTTATGGATTATAAATTGTTAGCACAAAAATATATTAAATATGGAATTGAATGGCTTGAAAGTGAATTTGATACATATAAAGGTATGACGACCATAATGGAAACAGAAGAAAACCTAAATGGAGAACAATTAAGAATGTTGTGTGACGAAATTAAAAAAGACACTAGGGTTAAAATTGCAATGATTGAAAGTGAACATGAATATACTATTACAATTATTTTTAACCAATGAATCGGAAATTTCCTCATAAAAATGAAAGGTAGGTAGATGATATGAAATATATTACAGTTGATAGAGAAAATGAAGATATGAAATGGTCGAAAATTTATTGTAACTTAGACGGAAAAGAGACGGCAGAAGATATTGCAAAAGCAATTGTTTCTGAGTTTTATGTAGGTAAATTCAATAAAGAAGAACATATGAACGCAGGATGCCCTAAAATACAGAATGATGAAAATTTATTTATCCTTAAAGATTCATATGGAACTAATAACATTTGGCAGATTGGTGGAAGATCAACAGATATGACTGGATTTATTATTCCTCATTTATATAAAGTAAGAAGAATTGGAGTTATGTTTGATTAAAATACAATGAAAAGCACATTTAGAAATGAGGATTATTATACGGTAAAGGAGAAGAACAAATGGAAATAAAATTCAAAGATTTATTTTACATGGATGATGATGAAGATAAAGATGATGCAGAATGTGAAATGGATGTAAGAGATGTGAAAGTAATAATGGCTAATCAAGACGGAACATTTTTGATCGAGAATATGGATGGAGTGTTTTATAAAACAGATTTTATTAAATTTAATGAGGAGGTGGAATCAAAATTGTTTGTAAAGGCAAATAATGCAAAGCCATGTCCAATGTGCGGAAGTCAAGATATTTATATAGAAGAATTTGATAGAGATGCTTATAAAGCTGTTCATATCCAATGTATTAAATGTGGATTGCATGGCTTTAAAGATTTTGTATATACAGAAAAGAATCCAATTGAAAAAACAATTGAATATTGGAACACAAGAAGTTAAAAGTGTCCTGTATATTGGACACTTGTTTATTATAACATTTATTAAAGGTTTATTAAAAAGAAAGAGGCGGTAAAAATGAGAAATAAATAATGACAATGAAAATATAAAATGATATAATAACAGTAACTATATTTTGAATAATATTCATTTAAGGAGGAATTTATTATGGCAGGATTAATTAGTGGAGTTTTAACAATTGTTGTACTTTTAGCATTACAGTTTTGGTCAGAAAGTAGACCAAACGATACTGGCAATGGTAGAAAATTTGGTGATGGAAACGATCGGTATGATTTTAGTGATTATGTAAATGAAAAAGCCGACAAAGACCCAATGAATAAAAAATAAGAAGGGAGTGATAATTATGTTTGGAATTTTGATGAGTTTAGGAATAAAAGCAGCATCATCAATTGGATGTTGGTATGAAAATGAATTATCAAAAAAACAAACTGCACATAGAGATAGAAATGGAAATATTGTCAGTTATGGCAGTGGTTCAGCTACATATGTAAACGGAGAGAAAGTTTACACCTATTCTCAAAAAGATAAGTATGGACACATACACATTTTAACGATCGGATGTAATAGCGGAAAAGTCTATGATGATAGTTATGATCATCCTGAAGTTGATAGAGGACGTAATCCGTTAAGATGGATGACTGCAAAGGCAAAAGAACGAGCTATTGAGGATGGTAAACTTGCTTACTATGATAGTGATGATCCAAGGTTTACTGGATCAGTTTTGAGAGAAATATCTACAGGCAAAATAATTACTTGCCTGTTTAAATATAAAGTAAAAGGAGAGACTGTAGAGAGATACCGTAAATGGTATCTTACAGATAAAGTATATAAAGAGTGGGGATGCGCCTCTGCTAGAGAAATAGAAGAGGGTGATATTGGAATTGAAATCACAAGAGAAGAATATTGGAAATTAGGTGGAGATAGTGCGTATCCTTGCTCTCATATACCAGATTTGGATATTGTTAAAAAATTACAAGATCCTAACTATAATTAAAAATCAATAAAAGACAAACGATATAATTTCTGATAGTGTTCAGAAGTTAGTTTGTAAGGCACATAGAGGTTGTGTAATACAAATAAAAGAAAGCAGGTAGAAAAATATGGATAAAATTTATGAAGTTGAGTATATGCTCGGAGATGAAGAAAAAAGTGGCTACGTGATTGCCGACAATGAAAGCATGGCTAGTGACGTAGCATATTTCCTTTTTGGTGAGGGAGAAGATGAGCCATATAAGGAACTTAAGATGTGCGACAATTCAATGTGGGACTTCTTTGTTTTGGAAAGAGAGGATAACGGAAGTTATGAAAATGAAATCTTTGAGACGAAAGAAGAAGCATTATCAAAAATTGGTTTTAATGGGTGGACTATGGACGATTTAAAAGTTTACTCGGAAGGAGAATCATATGATTTTAAAGAATGGAATTTTGAGGAAATGAAAAGTTCCATTTCCGACAACTTTGATTCTATAGACGATTTCCCGATTCGTTCTATTGTATATGATGGAAAGACATATATTGGGCGTTTGGTTTCTAATGATGAATGTTGGGAATTGTTAGGTGATGGAAGAAATTATTTGTATGGCTATATGGTAGATGAAAAAAATAGTCAAATTATAAAGATGTATTTCGACATCCCAGAAGATAGGGAATTGGATGACGATGACAACTACAAAGAAGCGGTTTCCTGCGAGGAAATCGATGAATTATAAGGAGGAAAAGGTTATGAAATACAATTTAATTGATTTAACAGAAAGAAATGCAGCGGCTGAATTGAAAAAATATACGTTTGAAGAATTAAAAAATTTCTTTGAACCAAACGAAGAAGAGTTACCTGATGAGTGGGATAAGTGGTCACAAATTGATGATTTATATGATTTAAAAGAATATTTATCCTTTTTAGCTCAAGGAATGGCTGTTCACTATGAATTTGAGGAAATCCCGGAAGATATTGACATCCTTATAGCAGACGGATGCACAAAAGAGGAAGCCAAGAAAAACTTGAAAGACGGTTCAATCGTTTTCGAGGATTTAGAGGAAAACCTTGAAAACTATCTCGAAGAATGGGCATATTTAGACAACGAGGATGACGAAGAGAAATTCACGGACGAGGTAAGAAAAATGGTAGAAACTAAAACGCCTATTCCAGATTGGGGAGCGGTTGAAGTCTGCGGAAAATGGTACTATATTCAGTATTGTTTATGATTCGATTCCTACGGTCAATGGGTAGATTTATGAGAAATTATAGTACCATTATTTATAAAGAAAAAATTTGAAGAAACTTGAATGCAAAGAGATTTAAGATTGGAGGAATTTATTATGGCAGATTTAATTGGTTTTTTAGTAGCAGGATATTTATGTATTTGGCTTCCTTACAAATATAGTAAAAATCAAGAATCTCGCAAGAGACAAGATATATACAATGACTTAAATAAGAAGTCTGTAGACGAGATGGAAAAGTGGAGAAGATAGTAATATAAAATAAGAAAGGTGGTTGATGATTATGTTCGGAGGACTATTAGCATTCTTAGGAATTTATGCAGGAAGTGCTGCAAAGGCGGCTTATGATAATTACGATATGAAGAAAACAACTCGTAGAGTTGATGAAAATGGGAATGTTCATTATATGGACAGATTGTGCAATGATTATATCAATGGAGAGCGAGTAAAGAGAGTTGAAACAACTGATAAAAATGGAGTTAAATTGTATTCAACTGTTGGTGTAAATAGCAGTAAAGTGTATGACACTTCTTACGGAAGAGGTACACAGCAGTTATTCGAAATAAGTGAACGTGAAAAGCAAGATAATATCAAGCGTGGATATAATGTATATGGACAATACAATCCTTATTTTGGGAAAATAGTAACAACCGAAATTAGTTCAGGAAGAACAATTACTTGCTTGTTTAGTGGAAAAAATAGCAAAACTGGAAAAGAATTTTATAGAGTATGGTATTTTCGTCCAGAATGCCAGGGAAAACTTGATTACGATACGACTGTTGAAGGAGATATGGGCACTGAAATTACAGAGGAAGAATTTAACAAGTTGAATTTTGGATGTTTAAAATGTAGGACAATGCCAAGTGACTTCAATGTGACTAAGAAATTATGGGGTGAAGATTGGTAAATAAATAGCGACAGTATGTATTTTACATGCTAAAATAAAAGCGAGAAATAATAGATTCATTGGAAAATTGGAAAGGAGAATATAGATATGGATAATATAAAAATAAGAATAAACATGATAAAAATATTTGCGTTAGGAATAAAGTATGCAAACGCAGGTATTGTTGATGATGATTTCTTTCATTCAAATATGTTTGAAGATTTATTTGATGATGGGGATGAGCCAGCAACATTCGAACAAATCATGGAACGACTAGACAGCATATCGTGTAGTTATAGGGAAGAGAAACGGCAAACGTTAAGAATAGCATCTAATGTTAGGAGAAATAACGAAATAATTGAATTGTTGCAAAATAAACTTCCTGAATTAAGTAAAATATTATGAGAGTATAGATAGTAAAGCTGCAATGTATTGCTGGAATAGATTCATTTGAAGATTGGAGTGAATAATATGGACAAAATAGATAAAAAAACATATATAGGTATTGTAAAATTTACATTAGAATCAATGGTTGATCTTGCAAAGTCTGATAAGAATTATAATCTTGCGGCAGATACAATTCATTATTATGAGACAACTATTAAACCAGAAATGCAAATTAGCCATGATGAGTTTTTGGAATTGTGTAAGGAAGCTGGAATTAAATAGATTGGAGAGTGGATGACATGTTATATACAATAGTACATACAGTAATTAATAATAGAGGAGAACATCCAGAAGCAAACGCAAGGGTGCTTGGGATATATTCAAATGAAGATGTTGCTATTAACGAAGCGGAAAAATGGATAAATAATACAAAAACATCTAATGTAAGTATCAAGAGAATAACAGATACAGAATGGTATTTTTGGTATGATGAAGATGGAAATACTTATGGTGGTTATGTAGATGTATATGGAAATGAATTAGATAAACCAACTGAATAAGACAAGAAATCAAATTTTCAAACCGAAGGAGGGATATAATCAATGAATAAGTATAATGATACAGTAATGAAAGCCATAAGGGAACGTATGGGCTTAGATGAAAATAATACATCTTGTGATGAAGAAATTATGAAGATGAATAAGTATGATGTTTTTCGAGAGTATTGCTTGTGGAATGGATTATTAGGGAATTGGCATAGTATTTTGTTAAGAGTAGTTGAAAATATATATGGCTTAGATTTAAAGGGATAATAAGGAGAATATATGATTGGAAAGTTTATTGGAAGAACATCAAGAGGTTTTATAAAAGGTTCTAAGTATGATATTCGTTCAGAGATTCATAACAACGGAAGTATGCCATATATTAATATCTATGATAAAAATAGCAATGCATGGTGTCCTTACCAAAGTTTAGAATCTGTGATGAAAAATTGGATTTTTTATTACAATTGGTGCAATAAATAAACACAATTTAGATTTAAGGAGAGGATGATAAAAATGAGAATGAATAAAACAATAGAAAATATAATAGAAAATATTCGTAACAACGAATATACAGAGGAGATAATAACTGTATCTAATGTAGAGTTGTTGTTGGAGAATAAAAGAAAAATAGTATCTGTATACCAAGGAGATTATCCTGTATCCATAAAATTTACACCGATGCAGAAAGTTGAGGTGACTTATCGCAATAAATATTTCGGTATTCAAAAAGATATTGTAGTGATGGGGTATGATGCCGTAAGGTATAAGGAATGCTTAAATGGTGCGTATGAAGGTGAATATTTAAGTGAAGATATAATTGCCGTTGACTTTGTAGGTGAATTTGCTACTGTTACAAAAACGATAAAAGAATAAATATACCGATAAAACCAAATAAATCTAAGTTTCAAGTTAAGAAGGGAGAATAATCATTATGCATGTGAATATATTTGAAACAAAATCGGATGAAGAATTATCTATATTATATGGACAATTTCTTGAAGCAGAAAAAATATTTTGTTTTCCAGATGATAACGAATTGGGGAAAATTAAAAAAGAATATGAAAAAGATTTCGGAGCAAATACTGCATTAATGCTTCAAATTGAATTGACTCATACAATAGCAAATAGATGGTTCATAGAACACAGAGACAAAGAAATTTAACTTTCATCCAATCATAGAAATGGAGAATATTATGCGAAGAAATTTATTTATAGGAATTCCAAACGATAAACTAAAAGAATGCTATGATAGTTATGTTAGAGTTAGTTGCAAAAGAGAAAATGAAAAAGAGTTATTTTCTGATTTAGTAATAGAATATAAGTCTTTTATAGAAAGTAATCATCCTAAAGCAGCGGAAGCAATTTGTCGAAACGATATGTTTCATGAGATTGCAAGAAGATATTTTAAGATAGCTGGTATAATTAAGGATAAAGATTTTTGTGAGATATTTGGAATTGAGGTGAAGTAAATGGAAATAAAAGACTATTTGCCTAAAAGAATTAGAGATAGAGTTACAAGAGTTGATGTTGAACCTGATTTTGATTATAATAAAAATCGAAGTGTTCAGCATTATTTTGTTACGCTTGATGATGGAACAGGATTCAATGCAACAACAATAAAAGAGCTAAAAAAGGTAGCAAAGAAGATTCTATAAAGAGGTGATACAAAATGCTAGAAGGAATCGAATTTAAAGTAGATAAATTCAAAAAAGAAGAGGATTATAATGTAATAGAGTTTACAGAAAACACAATTATTTTATGTAATAATTATAAGCTTATGGATACGCTGGCAACGGAAATAGTAAATACAGTAAATGGTGAAGCGGAATATAACAACTACTGGTGTGATGACGAAGATATTGGAAAAGCAAAATATGATTTGAGATTTGGATTGCAACGAGTAATTGATATAAATGGTCAGAAAATTACAATTGGACTTGAACCAGCAATCATTTATAAGGCGAATAAACCAGAAGATGTATGGCTTTTTGATTATCATGGATGTGACGAAATTGAATCGTTACCTAAATACGAAGAGTATATTTATCCAATGTTAATATATAAAGGTGGTCGAAAAACATGGGAAGATGGAAAAGATGCTGTGTATCAGATAATATGTAGCGGCAGATATGGCTGCTATGATGGAAAATGGATTGATTTACATGGTAATCATTGTGATGAAGAAACTCATAATTGTAATGGAAAATATAAACTTCATTTATCAAATGAGTAGAGGAGGTTAATATGGAAAAAATAGTACAGAAAATAAATTGGGATATGCCATTTATTAAAAATCAGTATATGTTTGTATATCCCGAAGCGGATCTTGAGTCTAATCAAAAAATGCAAGAACCTTTAAAAAGGCTTTATCAATATGAGAATCAACCGAATATGAGAGAGAAAGTAAGAGAATATATTGGTGAGCTTGATACAGAAATAGAAAGAGTTGAACAATGTATTATTGAAAATGGCGAGGATGCTGTTGATACAAATAATATGTTGTTTTCAAGAATTCAAACAATAATAGAAGTTAAGAACGATTTGCAGGGTAGATTGGAGGAGATGATTTAAATGAAAAAATCTTTATCGGATGATGAGTTGTGGAAAAAATGTCAACAGAGCGATTCTATTACACCGCAGGACTTGGGAATTGAAGAAATGGATGAATCATTTTATTACACGGAAGGTAAAAGATATATTTATCGAGGTAATATGAATGTATTACAATAGAAAATGTTAAAATGGCTAAAATCAAATAATTAATAAGAATATGATTTATATAATAGAAATGGAGATGATAGAAGTGAAAATAACAAGATTTAAAGATATTCCTAAATTTACTAAGGATGGTCATTGGCAATGTGATTTTGATTTTAAATATTTGCTTAAATTTATTGATGAGCATGTAAAAGAATATGGATTAGAACTTAATCCTGATTTTCAGAGAGGGCATGTATGGACAGAAAAACAACAAATTGCATGGATTGAATTTTTCCTGAGAGGTGGCAAAACGGGTAGAGTTCTTTATTTTAATTGTCCATGGTGGCAAGAATCAATTAATAAAAATGTTTATCATGATTTTGTATGTGTTGATGGTTTGCAGAGACTGACAGCAATTAAAAGGTTTATGAATGGAGAGATTCCTGCGTTTGGATCATATATCGGAGAATATACAGATAAAATGTCCATAGTAAATGATACTATAAAAGTGAATATAAACAATTTAAAGAGTAAGAAAGAAGTTCTTCAGTGGTATGTAGATATGAATGCAGGTGGTACACCACATACAAACGAAGAGATACAACGTGTGCAGCAGATGATTAATGAGATTGAGTGAGGTGATATAAATGGAACGCAAACGAAATAACCCTACATGGTGTTGTGATCGGATTGAAGAGAAAATTAAAGATTATAAACTATCTCTTACAAAAATTAAAGAAGAAGAAGTAAAAAGACTGATGGAAATTGTAATTGATGATTTAGAGTCAATTTTATATTGGTAAATTGGAAGAGGTGATATAAATGAATAACAAAGCAATTTGTAGGAAAACAGATGAACATTTTACCAAGGGTAAGGAATATGAATGCACATCAGCATATGCAAAATATGAAAGTGCAGTTGTAGATATTATTGACAACAATGAAGAATTTGTCACAGTTGAAATAAATGATAAAGATTTTCAGTTTATTTTCAATTAAGAAAGAATGATTTACTTGAAAGATTAGAAGAGGTGATGTAAATGGATAAAAGAAAAATAAATGCTGCATTAATCTCCATACAACAATTTAAAATCGCATATAGTAATGAAAATGGAGTTATTACAGTTGGCGACATTGATGACCTAATGGCTAATATGGATACTATAGAAGAATGTATAATAAAGCAAAAGAGAATCCCAACAACTAACGAAAGAGAATTTGGCTTATTGGGAAAATCAAAAATTGTACATCGGTGTAGTATTTGTGGTAGTAATGTATATTCTACAAATACATATTGTCCTCAATGTGGGCAGAAATTTTGTATGTGAAGTATTAGATTTGATTAATGAGCAGAAGAAACGAGGTGATATAATGACAAATATGACACTAAAAGAGTTGATAGAATATGAAAAAGAATTATGCAGTTTACAACAAGAGTATGAAGGTAAACTAACTAAGATATACGGAGAGGCTGATTCTTCAAATAAAAAGAGGAGACTAACAATTGTTTTAAATCTTATTATTGAAGAAAGACAAAAAGTTAATCGTCAAAAATATAAACCCGTGTAAATGACGATTTCTTCAGGAAAGGAGATAATTTATGAAATACGAAGTGAGTTTTATTATAGAATCAGATGATGAATATTCAGATGGAGAACAAATTGAAGATCTGAGAAATGACATTGAGATGACTGTTGCTGATTATAATTGTTTTTTACAAATAGGAAACGTTAAAGTGGCTGAAATCGGATAGTCAATATGAATATTTTTATAAGAAATGGAGTGAGACAAATAAATTATATACGATGTCCTCATTGCGGAAGAAGTGATGGAAATGATGATATAATTTTGAATAGAAAAATTATATGTGCAGATTATACAGATTGTGAAATCATTACAGAAAAACAGTGCGATATCTGTGGGAAGAAATATGAAGTAGTTACGAATTATAAATTTTTGTATGAAAAATTGAGGAATTATTAGAATAATATGATAATGGAGGATATAATATGAAGAAAATAACAAGAGAAATGATAATGGAGTTAAATAATGAATTAGCCGTTAAGGGTGTCCCTTTTAGATATGAATACAAAATCATGGGTAGTGGACATGCAGGAATGGAAATTACGCTTCCCAATATGAATTGTGTTGATAGTTTTATCATCAATGTAACAAGAGACTTCCTCAAATGGTTGGAATTATGGTTTAAGACAAAGTATGAAATTGAATTAACTTGTAATAATACTGGAAGTATTTTATGGGCTAAGAAATTTTTATGAATAATTTTTCAAGCGGAAAGGAGATATTTTATATGAGATTAGGGAAATATAAATATTCTGGTAAGCTTTATACAAAAGATGAGGTTAAAAATATGCAGAAATGTAGATTGTGTATATCTAATGAACGAGCAAATAATGAAGAGCGAATAAATGAGCAGCATTTACATGACTTAAAAGAATGTTTAACCTGTTGTGGATGCCCAATGGCTCAGAAGAATGTTATAGCTTGTTAATGGAATTGGAGGTATGAATAAATGAATTTGAATAATGTAAGTAAATATATTAGTTTGATTTTGAGACATAAACCAGAAGTAATCGGGATAGTCCTTGATGAACATGGTTGGGCGAATGTGTCAGAATTGATAGAAGGAATTAAGAAGAATAATCCTGAGTTTGATATGATAGCATTAGAAGAAATTGTTTCTACTGATTCAAAGCAAAGATATTCATTCAATGAAGATAAAACTTTAATCAGAGCAAATCAGGGGCATTCTATTCCAGTGGATGTAGAACTAGAAGAGAAAAGACCACCAGAATTTTTATATCATGGAACTGGTGAAAAGTATGTTAAATCAATTGAAGAAACTGGATTGATTCCAAAGAGTCGATTATATGTCCATCTTTCAAAAGATGTGAAAACAGCTGAACAAGTTGGTAAACGGCATGGAAAAGAAGTTGTATATCAGGTAAATGCAGGTCAGATGTACAGAGATGGATATAATTTTTTCTTGTCTATGAATAATGTATGGCTTACCAAAAAAGTTCCTGTGAGATATTTAAAATATTTAGAGGAATGAAAAATTATTTCATTTAGGAGGTAACGAAATGCAGAAAGGCGATATTGTCTATTACAGAAACATAAAAGCAAAAATTATTGGAGAATCAATAAAGTCAAATAAATTAAAATATAAACTTCATTTATATGATGGTTTCCATACAATTATTTATAATGTTGATCCAAGAGAAGTAATTACTGTAAATAGTTGAAACAGACAATTCGTGTAGCAGAAAAATTGAAAGAGGTGATAAAATGTTTAAAAACAAAAAATTAGTTGACAAAGTTGAGGCTGTTATTGATGATTGGAAAAAGGAAAATCCTATTCTATTTTAGCATTTGAAAATCGGTATGCATGGAATGATGATAAGAAAGTTCCTAATATTTTTATCCGTGGTAAATGTGGAGCGTTTAGAAGAATCACAAAATTTACTAGAATGGAATTAAGAGAAGGACATAATTTGAAAAAAATGTACATTGCTGGTGAATTTGAATAAAAAGGCGGTGTTAAAATATGAATTGTTATAAATATTGTGTGCTTTTATCGGATGATATGGATAGAGACTATGAAAAAACAGGTTTGGTCTTTTCTGATAATAAAGAAAAAGCAGAAGAGTTGATATACCAATACTACGAAAAAAGAACCACAGATTATGTTTATCGAACAATATCATTGGAAAAGATTACAATTAGTAATGGACTAATATTAGAAGATTTTGAGTGATTATGAGCCGTTAGTTAAATACTGACGGTTATTTTTATGGAAAGTTTTTGAGAAAATGTTGAAAAAGTGTTGACAATATCAACATAATGCGGTATTATAAGTATAAATCAAAGGAGGTGCTTTGATTGCGAACAAAATTTAACACTTCCATTGATTCAGAAATACTACAAAAATTTAAGGACAAATGTAAAGAAGATAAATTGCCAGTAAGTGTTGTACTTGAGCGATTTATGAAAGGTTATATTGAAGATAAATTTGTTCTTGGAATGATGTGGTCTGATAATAATGGAAAATAAAAGAGTGCAGCGTACACCCTGAGAAAGTTTCGCTACACTCAATAACAACTTGAACTATGTCCTAGTTCTTACATATTATATCGTATTTTCTGGACTTATTCAAGTCGCATTTTCCAAACAAGATTTGTACCTTGAAAACTAAATAACAGATTGGCTATCTGTAAAAGCTGTCGTGATAGAGTTTAAATACTTTCGATAGTCTGCGAACAAGTAGAGAATATAACTATATAAGACTATCAACAAATTTATTTAAGAAAGGATTGTATGATATGAAAGTAACAGATTTATTAGTAACCGCAGAAGATATAGAAACTGGTGAAAGACTTACAGGATACGTGTGTGGTTGTAAACAATGTAGAACCGCATGGGAACATGAAGATTATGATCATAGTAGACCCATTGGACTGCTGACTCATCCTGAACAAAAGTATGGAAATGTAAGAGTTTATACAGATACAATGGAGTTTGTTAATAAGCATAAGTAGACAGGAGGTTTTTTACATTAGAGTTAAATTTAAAAACTGTATAGAAAATTGTTTATCTGCACGACATTCAAAAAATAGTAGCATTGTTTGTGTTCTTACAACTCTAGGACAGTATATAATTTTCTTTGGCGGTAATGAAGATAAGGCACAAGATGTATATAACCAATTATTTATAAATGGATATTATGACGCAAGCGAAGATGATTATGATTATCAAAAATTTTAAATTTTATAAATCTTAGCTATAATAATGTCAATAAAAATGTACATAAATAGTGGTTATGTAAATAATAGTAAACATTAGAAGTAGTTGGTGATATAACTGCTTCTTTTTATGGAAAGAGGTGATAAACTGTGTATAAAAATAAAAACGGCAATCCTAAACGTAGCAGCAGATTCCTTTGTATTAAGCATCTAGGAGAAAATTATTTAGGCGCAGGAATTCAGCGAGGTGGTCATCAGCGTGAGAAGTTTCACGTTAAAAACCTGTATTGTTTACATTGTAAGTCAATTTCTCGCTGCCTTGAGATACGTTGGTGTGATACATATGAAGAAGTGTACGACAAGGCAGTTGAATTGAGACAAGAATATTATCCTGAAAAACTAGAGAATATTAAAGTAGAAATTTAAAAAAGAAAGGTGATTAATTATGAAAAGTAATGAAAAAGTTGCAATGACAATCTTTGGAAAAGAAAGAGAGCTTGAAATTTGTCTGGTAGGTGATAATGAACCAGAATACAATCTGGAGACAGATCAATTTGAAGTAGTTAATTTAACAAGAGAAGAGGAGGAATTACTTAACTGGATTAAGTCAGTTGATATTTCGTCTCTTTGTAGAGATAAAATTATTAAATACATCAATTATTTAAATGATGCTGTAGGTGAAGATACTCATGATGATTATGATTTATCTGATGACGAAGTATTCATGCCGACTTCAATTCTTATCAATGTCGAAGAAGATATGGATGAAGAAACTGCTGATGTGGCTTTGTTTGGTGAATCAAGTTGTGCTGAAGATGAAGGTATTATGGTAGCGTTTAAGAATGGAAAATATTTTGGTATCGGTGGTTGGGATGATTGCATGAATTGTTTTGAAGATGATTTTATGGAGTATATGGATTAAAGATTTTTAGAGATTTGGTAGAAAGTGAGGTTAATTATCATGGCACAGACAAGAGATTATGCAACTAAGAAAAAAGGTAAAACAGAGGTGCAGCCATTTTGGAATATGTCTGATATTAAGAATGTTGTCGAGTGGTTTGAGAAGAATGAAGAATGGGATGGATATTTAATCACTCTATTAGAACTGCTACTTGGTAGACGTATTGGTGATACAGTGATGATGAAGTGGTCAGATTTGTATTATGAGAACGGAAATCAAAAAAGTGAGATTGACACTATTGAAGAACAGAAAACAGGCAAGATTACCAATATTCCTGTGAGTAATATGGTATGGGAAGCAGTTGATAATTATTTGTCACACGTCAAAATCAATCCAATAGAGCATTATAATGAATATATTTTCAGTTATCAGCCTAAGACAGACTGGATTAATAGATGTATGTTAGATATATATTCTGAGAATAGTATAGACACTTGGTGTAAGGCGTTAAATAAAGACTTTTCTGATAAGCGAAAGGAAAAGATATTTAATGATTTTCATAAGCAGAAAAAATATTCATCATTAGGAGATTACATTTATTACGAAGTTGAATATAATGATGTTGTTAAGTGGCAAACAGATGATTATAGAAAAAAATTAAAGAGGGCAGTTGAAGATGTTGGAATACAATATCCAGTGTCAAGTCATAGCTTACGAAAATCGTGGGGGTACTGGATTTATAAAACACATCCATTTGACCCAGATTGTATTTTGTCTCTCCAGAATATGCTTAATCACTCAGATGTTCAAACTACTACACGTTATATTGGCTTAACAGAAGAGAAAAACAGACAGTTAATCAATGATCATGGAGAGTTTATTCATAATGTACTTGCTGGTAAAGGAGATGAAATAGTTAAGAATATGCCTGTTATTTCATTAAAGTCTGATGATTTTGGAAAGATTATAAGAATGCTCACAGATGATGTAGACAAATACCAGAAGGCAATTGATATGGCTAATGAAATGAGAATTTTGTAGTATATGTAAGGACGGTACTATTCAGTATCGTCCTTTGTGAATAAAAATAAATCTTCGATTTCACATTCAAGTGCTTTACATAACTTTTCCATTGTGTCAAGACGAATGTTTTTTGTTTCACCATTACAAATTTTTCCTATATTATTTGGCGATATTCCTGTTTTTTTAGCTAACCAATATGCGGTTTTACCCTTGTTTTGAAGGATTTGTTTTATGTTTAATTGTATCATATATTGCTCCTTTCTATTATATATTTGTATAATAGCAAAAAATATTATATTTTTCAATAATATATGTTGACATATAATACAAAATAGTATATAATACGAAGTATCAACGAAAGAAAAGAAAGGAGGATGATTTTTATGGATATTAGGAGATATGATATAGTACAGGCTGATCTTGGCGAAACTATTGGGTCAGAACAGGGAGGTATTCGTCCAGTTTTGATTATACAAAATGACGTAGGGAATATTTACAGTTCCTGTACTATTATTATGCCATTAAGTTCGAAGTTGAAGTCACTTAATATGCCAACACACACTATTATCCATAAAAGTATTGACAATGGATTAAAAATGGATTCTGTCGTTTTAGGTGAGCAGATGAGAGCGATTAGTAATCAACGTATTATTAAAAAGATTGGAACTGTTACAGACAAAAAAACACGTTTAAATATTCGCAAAGTATATGAAGCGAATTTTGGAGAATAAAGGAAGGAGTGGTATTATGGAATATATAATAACGACATTAAAAGAGGCAAAGAAGGTTGCGAAGGAAGATGCGATTGTTCTTGTTGCAAAACAGGATCTTGAAAATCCTGACTGTAATATCGGCTTTAAAAAGAAAAAGTTTGGAGAGTGTCATAATATTCTCGAAGAAGCCGCCACAATAGCAAAAGTCTGTGACGACTTTGCTAATCAACTTAGAGTCTTCTCGGATTTACAAGTTGGTGTTCCAAAAGGGGATTTGCATACAATTTTATTTCGTAAGTCCTGAATATTGGACTGTGAGGTGGTTTCCATATATTACCTCTTGAAATAGAACATATGTTCTGCTATAATAATAAAAAGAAAGCAGCCAAAACTGATTCAAACGGTGTTGGCGCACCTAACAGAATGGCTGCTTTAACAAGTCTACAGGAAATAGCAATAAACTATAACCTTGATATATTATTTTACATATTTGTATCTGAAAAGTCAATAGGTTTTAGGAAAATGAGGCAGTTCGCCAATATTATTACCTGTAAAATAAAAACTAAATAAGGAGATGGTTTAATGGCAAGATATGTCATTACGGATGGATTTCGATGGATTCAATACAAGAATGGGAAATACGTTCCTACTTCTTGTCCTACTTTTGCTGACGAATTTTCGCAAAAACAAGCAAAAAACATTTGTGAGAATCAGTTGAGTAAAGCATTGAGAAAAGTTTTTCATCTAGAAAAATGCTCAGATGATTTACCTTATACCAAACCATGTACAGATAATGACATTGAAAGAACCGAAAAGGTTATGATGTCTGAAAATATCCAAAGATGGTTAAAAAAGGTATCTGATTTAAATGGATTAGCTACAGAAGCTACTAATCGAAAAAAAGAATTAGTAGAACAGCTAAGTTTAATTGATCAAGAATTGTCTGACGTGAATCATTACATAGAGTTCTGCAACCTTAACGCAGCTCAAGGTTATAAGGCGTACAAAATGATAAAAGAGCGGAGAATAAAGAGAAGAACAATAAAAAACGAACTGAATGTTCTTAACATTATTCTTGGTAAGAAGATTTCTGAAACTGCTACAGACGAGATTGAGAAAGCTGTTGCAGGAATGGATAAACGTATTTATGAGCCACGAATAATTGAAGAATTATTTGATTTTTAGGAGGTATTTTAATGATTAAAAACTGTATAAATTGCGGAATCCCTATGGTTGGTGTTATGTCATTTTCAAAGGACAAGTACGAAAGGTTTTGTCGTTGTCCGAAATGTTATTCCGAATCCAGACACAGAAGAGTTAATGATGATGAGTTGGATTTTGGAGAATATTTAAGTAAAGCAATAAAACAGAAAGGAAATTTGAAGAATGGATATTCAAGAAACTTTAGAACTGTATTGTGAAAATGAAATGCAAAAATTAAAACAGATATGCAATCCAATGATTAATAAAATAGGTGGAATATCTGATAAAGATTATGATGACTTTTACAGTATTGCATTAAGTGTTTTGTCAGATACTGTTTTAAGATTTGAACCAGAAAAGGAGGTTGAGTTTCAATGTTATTTAGCAAGTAATATTAAAAGGAAATTTAAAACAGAAGTTCGTAATCGAAATCGTAAAAAACGAATTCCAACAAGAAAAATAAGTAGTATTAATGCATTAGTAACAGAAGATGGTTATGAAATTAGCGAAAAGATACGATCAAAATTTGATACTTTCGAAGAAGCATGTGGTAATAATATTGAAGGTACAAAAATTGAAAAGTATCTCAAAAAACTATCAATAAACCAGAGAAGAATTGTTAAAATGCTTAGCGATGGGTATAAAGCCAATGAAATTAAAGAGTTATTACATATGAATAACAAAGAGTATTCGGAAAATCTTGCCGCAATACAAGCATATGAAAATGTAAAAATTTTAATGTAAATAAGAAAGGAAGTAATCATTATGAAGAAAGTAAACAAAGTGAGAATAGAAAGTGTGCCAGCAATTAGTTATATTGATGATGTTAAAGAGGGAAACGTATCAGATAATCAAGATGTACAAAGATTCTTTTGTAGTGATAATGGTTTCATTAATGAAATTGGTGTTACTATGCTGAGTGATGACTATCTTCCTCCGTTTATTATTGGAGAAATTCCTTTACAAGATAACATTGTACAGAAATATATTGTAGACGCAATGCAGAGAACATCTGCAATAATGAAAATTAGATACGGAAATTATAAGTTTACATCTAAAATTGAAGATGATGAAATTGAATATCAAACAAAGACATTAGATGAAACTGGTAAAGTATTGAAGGATGATGATGGAAATTTTATTTGGGAGAAAAAAACTTTCCATCTAAAAGGACATACATTCGATGATTTTCCAGATGAATTGAAAAAACGTTTTGATCGTTTTCAATTGACAATCGTAACTCATGAAAATTGTACAATGGAGGATATTAGTATTCTTATTAGAAGATACAATAACCATAAAGCAATGGGGACAAGTCAAAAAGCATTGACATGGATTCCTACATATGCACGTCAGATCAAAAATATTGGAGAAGAAGGATTTTTCAAGAATTCTATGAAATATTCTGATGCTGATAGAAAAAATGGAAATTATATTCAGTTAGTTTGCGGTGCTGCAATGACTGTCTTTCATATGGACAAGTATAAAAAAGATGCAAAATCTGCTAACGCAATGCTTGAAGAAAATAGTAATCATGAAGAGTTCGAAGTAATTCGTTCTTATTTGCAGAGAATTGAAAAATGCTGTGAGGATAAATGTAAGAGTATTTTTGTTAAGAAAGATATCTCTACATGGATCGCAGTATTTGATAAATTTACAAAGTTGAATTTACCAGATAGTAAATTTGCAGAATTTGTAATGGCTATCGAGACAAAATTACATGATGTTTTAATTGGTGAATGGTCATATGATTTATTAAGTAAAGAACCAGGAACTACAGGGAAAAAACTTATTTCTCAAAAAATTGAAACATATACGGCACTTATGATGAACTATTTACATATCGAGGATAAAACAGAGAATAATGAAGTAGCAGTTGCTACAGATGATAATGAAATGACTGATATCGAATTTGTACATAATATAGTAAATGCAAATATTACAGTTGATGATATGCAGGATTATAAGGACTATATCGAAGACACAGTAAGAATGTCTTCTCCGTTATATCATCAGGCATACCCAGCTTTGTTGGCAATGGTTGCATATGTTTTTGAGAATGATTGTGATTTGCATTTTGAGAAATGGATTGGAGATTATTCGAACAATACATACGAATTTAGTGAAAATATGGAAGAAAATTACGAAGCGATGAAAACCGCATTTCTTCGGGATTTAGGTGAATCAAAAGTGGCGTAATCTCGTCACTTTGAGAAAGAGAGGTAAACAAAATGAAGAATAAAGAAAAATTCATGGATAAGATTTTAGAAATAACTGTATCACATAACTGCGAATTGGCTGTAGATATTAAAATAAATAAGCCATCACCCTGTGGATATATATCATGTGGGGAATGTTTATTTAGAAAAAACTGTTGTGAAGAAGATAAAATGAAGTGGCTTAATAAAGAATATAATAAGTGGGAGAATGTTAAAACGGATGCCAAAATATTAGTAAAAAATAGGAGTAAAGATCATTGGGAACGTAGACACTTTCATGAGTATAAAAATGGAAAGGTATATGCTTATGCAAGAGGGAGAACTAGTTTTACTACAAGTGATTGTTCAATTGTTTCTTATCCATGGGAATATGCAAAATTATATGACGAAGAAAGTGAGGACTAGACATGGATAAAATAACATTAGTAGCAGTATTGACAGATTATGAAGAAACATACGATGTACGAAATGTAGATAAGTCTGAAAATTTGCCAGTATTTCGAAGAAAGGAGTTAGCAGATGAACGAGAGATATTTATTCAAAGCAAAGAGAATTGACAACGGAGAGTGGGTGCAAGGGTATTTATATGGTATTTGGGAGAAAAGATATATTCTATGGGGAATGACAAATGATGTTCCCGATATGATTGAAGTAGACCCAACCACCATCTGCCAATGCATAGGTTTGAAAGATAAGAATGGAAAGCTGATTTGGGAGAATGATGTTGTTAAAAAGCATTTTTACTCAATTTATGATTCTTGTGTAAATTCAGAAGAATATATAGGAGTTGTTAAACTTAAGGATTGCGCGTGGGTTGTTGATTCTTTTAGAGGTGAGTATAAATGCGCAGTACCTATTTTTGAGGCAATGACATATTCAGAAGATGTAAAATATTTTGAAGTTATCGGCAACATCTTTGATAATAAGGAATCATTAGAAAGTGAGGAATGATATGGCAGAGAGTACAAAACTGTGTCCGAATTGCAGAGAGATAATGAAACCCTGCCTGTATCGGGCAGATAGCAACGGACAACATACAAAGCTGGAAAACAAACTATATACATATGAAGGAATTATTGTCGGAAAAGTAATGTATTGTCCTAAATGTGGAACATTAGCGGTGCTTCAAGTGTAAAGTAAAAATTGTAGGAGAAGAATAGAATAAGGTTTGTTGATACAGTTGAAGATGAGTCAGAGCAGGGTATCTCGAAATAGATAACTAAAGTTGAACATCTTATGGAGTATTCAGAAGAATATTCCATCTCCTTTGTGAATGTGGAATACTTAGGTCTTTTTCGTTTGTTTTTATTCGCCTGAGTATTCCATAAGATGTTCAATAGAAAGGATTTACATATATGATTTTATGTGCAGCTGTTAAATTTCATATTAATAAAACGAACGAAGATGTAGTATTATGTGCTGCAAGACACTGTGGTTCGTTTGCACAGTTAAAAAAGTTAGGTTTTCAACCACAAAAAGGATATTCTGAAATTCAGCAAGGATTTATTGACAATATAGGAAATTTTCTTACAAGAGAAGAGGCATGGGTACATGCAAAAAAATGTGGTCAATTATCATCGAGGCTAATTCAGGAAAGAGAAAATAGTGACTTGGTTACTGATTTGCCAGAATTGTATTCAGAAGATTTGTGGTAAAGGGAGAGAATGATATGAAAGCAAAAACAATATTGGAAATAAGAAATTTACTATTTGATAAAGCTTCTTCTTCGGAAGAACAATATGAAAATGAACGTACAAGATTGGAGAAAATATATAAGACTGATTGGTTAACTAATCGTTGTAGTAAAAAAGAATTAAAAAATCTACATAATTTACTAGCAGAAAAAGATAAGTGGAAAGAAGTTTTGGAAGAGTTTGAGAATAATGAATTCTAACGAAAATTCTCTTTCTTTGGATTGTGAGGTGAAAAGGATGTTTAAAAGAAAAACAAAACTTGAGAAAGTATTAGACAAGAGAATAAATTATGTAACATTTAGAGATTTTCTAAAATCGTTATCACACAAGGAGTTACATATCTTGGCAGAAGAAATTATCTGGAAAGAATACGAATATAATGGTTTATCTTGTTATATGGAACAAAATTATTATGACTTAATGGATAGGCGGCAGAAAGAATTTTATATAGAGGACAGAGAGTATTTATTACTACAGTAAAGTTCGATTTCTTTGGAAGAGAGGTGAATATAAATGGCGTGTGATTATTGTGCATACCGTTATTCTTATGATTGTGGTGATGGTTGGAATTGCCATAAGAATTGTGAAAGTTTTAAGTTGGATTGGGATAGTTTATCTGATAAAGATAAGAAAACTATTCAGAAGATTTTAGATAGAAGGGGAGGCTAAGTTATGGAACAGATTCAGGAAAATGAACAGTGGAAGTTAAGTGGCAATTGTGAAAAATGTAGAAGAAATAATTATTGTTCAAAGCCATGTACTCAGCATAATAGACGAATAAGAGCCGAGTTTAAAGGTCTTGTTGTAGATGCAATGAATAAAATGACTGGTGGTGTAATGAGAGAAGCTATTGATAAGACAGTAAATGGAATTTGGTAAATTGGAAAGGAGATTTTATATGGGAGTATCATGTGATATTTGTAAATATGGATGTGAACATGATTATGTGAGAAATAATTATTATTGTTCAAATAAGAACAGTTGCCATCCAATAGCAGATTCCCCAATTGTTAAGAATTGTAGATATGGAGAAATAGACCAATGGAAATATGATTTTAAATATAAATCAAATAAGAGTGATAAAAATGTATCGAAAAAACTTATGTATGAAGAATTGAAGAAGATTCTTTTTGGAATTAAGTTAAAAGATATTGATACTATTATGAAAGAAATTAATGAACTACAAGATAAAATTACATCATACAGAGAACCATATAAATGTGAAACTTGTGCTGTTAAAGAGTGTGATGTATATGCACTAGGTTGTAGAGATTGTAGTGGTTGGAAGTAGTAAGAAAACTTCGATTCATTGGAATTTAGAAAGGAGAAAATATGAATATTACAGCTATTTCAGTAGAAAATTTAGAAGAAAATGGATTGGGTTTATTACCTAATAAAATGGAATTAGAAGTACGAGGTAATATTTTCCCAGATACATATGGAGAATGGATTGGTAGATATGATAAAACCAACGATAAGCTTAAATCATTTTTCAAAAAGGATAAGGAAGCAGGGAATACTCACTATTTTGATGAGTATAGAAAAAAATACAACCTCTATGAGAAACATAGAACAGTATTTAATAGAGAAGACTGTACAGAAAAGAATGTTGTAGACTATTATGTTATGTATAACATTTTAGAAAGTAGCAAATTTAAGCCGACAATAATCGAAGACCATGTTGACCATTCATGCTGTATGAACGGAAGTTTTAAATGTGAATATGAACTTTTATTTGCTTGTGATGGTGCTATAAGAAGAATTATTGTTCCATTTACTTCTGTAAATATTCCAATGTATGAATTTATTGGTGATTTAGAAGATATGATAGAAGAAGTTCTTGATGAAGAATCAGATGAGTCAAACCCATTTAATGATATTTTTAGAGATGGTGATGGATATTATGAAATTACAATGTTTGATGAGATTGGTGTGAATTGCGATATTGAAGTAGAAAGTGCTTCTGATTTCATGGCTATGCTTGTGTCAGTTAGATTAGTAGGGTATGAGTTTATAGAAAATGGGGGAAAGTAACATGTTAAATGTAGGAGATTATGTAGGGCAGATCGACAAAGATTCATCTGGCATATGGAAGCTGTATAAAGATAAGATAAATAAAATCACCACAACAAAGAAATATGGTAGAAGATATTTTACCAAGACAGTGTTTCGCCCATTAGACGCAGATGACGTAGATAACAATACAAAAGATATGGAAGAGTCGGTTGGTAAAGGATATATCATTGTAAGAGAAGTGTTTGGATTAAATGATATGACTGAATCTTATGCTGAAGGATGGATAAAATTGGCTAATGAAAATCCAGATAAGGTAACTGGATTAATATAAACGGAGAATATAACATTAGAAACAATTAACAAAAATAAATATAAGAAAGAAGAGGTACAAAATATGGATGGATTTATGAACTTTAAGAAGGCTTTACAGAAGCACTTCGATGAAATGCAGAAAGAGGCTACACATTTATTTGAGGTAAATGTAGATAAGGATGAGTTATGGAATACATATCTTGATAGCTTTCCTGCTGGTACTAATGAGATTTTCAGAGAACGTAGAGAACATGATTGCAGTTGTTGTAGACAGTTTATCAAGAATATTGGCTCTGCTGTCACCATTAAGGATAATCAGATTCACACAATCTGGGAACTGAATCTTGGTGATACAACATATCAGCCAGTATGCGATGCACTTGACGCTTTTGTAAAGGCTCATACAGTTACAGATATTTATACAACTAAGTTTCCTAAGATTGGTACAGACTTTAACTTTGAGGAAATCAATGGAAAGTCTCATCAGTGGGATCACTTCTTCTTAGAGCTTCCAAGTAAGTTCGTAAATAGAAGTAGTCGTTCTAATGAAGAAGTCAAAGGACAGTTCAGAGATACAAGAAACGTATTTAAGCGTTCTCTTGATGAGATTACTATGGATGCACTCGATACAATTCTTGAACTTATCAACTCAAATACACTTTACAAGGGTGAAGAATGGAAAGGCGTACTCACAGAGTTCAAGAAGTATAAAAAGGAATATGACAAGCTGACTTCTGATACTGAAAAGGATTTATATGCTTGGGAGAAGTCAGTAACAGCAGGTATGGCTATCGGTAGAATTAGAAATCATTCTATTGGAACGCTTCTTATCAATGTAAGTGAGGATATGGATCTTGACACAGCAGTTAAGAAGTATGAACAGATTGTCGCTCCAAGCAATTATAAAAGACCAAAGGCTATTTTTACAAAGAAGATGCTTGAGGATGCAAAGAAGACCATTACAGAACTCGGTTACATGGATTCATTACAGAGAAGATTTGCTAATCTGAATGATATTACTGTAAATAATGTACTGTTCTCAAATAAAAGTGCTGCAAGAAGAATGATCGGTGCAGATGATATTTTTGGTCAGATGGAAAAGGATGTTGCTGTAAGTCCTAAGAAGTTCTCTAAGGTTGAAGAGATTTCAGCACAGGATTTCATTGATAAGGTGCTTCCAACTGCAAAGGAGATTGAAGCTTTTGTAGAGAATAAACATGAGAAGAACTTTGTTTCTATGATTGCACCTGTTAATCCAGACGCTAAGACAATGTTCAAGTGGAATAATGGATTATCTTGGGCTTATTCAGGAAATATTACCGATTCTGATATGAAGCAGAATGTAAAAACTGCTGGAGGTAATGTTGACGGTGTACTCAGATTTTCAATTCAGTGGAATGAAGACGGGAATGATAATTATGATCTTGATGCTCATTGCGTTGAGCCTAGTGGAAACGAGATTTATTTCAGTAATTGTAGAAAACCTGAGTCGTCAAGAATGGGTGGTCAGTTGGATGTAGATATTGTAAATCCAGATGGAAAAGTTGCAGTAGAGAATATTACATGGCAGGATTTAGCAAGAATGAAACCTGGAACATATAGATTCTTTGTACATCAGTATGCAGGTGCAGTAAGACATGGATTTAGAGCAGAAGTTGAGTTCAATGGCGAAATTTATTCATTTGATTATAGCAACCCTATGAGAACTGGTGAAAATGTTCAGGTGGCAGAAGTTACACTTGACGAGAATGGCAACTTCTCAATTAAGGAAAAACTGTCTGGAAGTTCATCTATTTCAAGTCGTGAGATTTGGGGTGTAAATACTAATCAGTTTGTTCCTGTATCAGTAATCAGTTATAGTCCAAACTATTTTGACGAGCAGGATGGAATTGGTCATAGACATTTATTCTTCTTCCTGAAGGATTGTGTGAACAACGAAAGTCCTAATGGATACTATAATGAGTTCTTAAAGAGTGACCTTGAAAAGCATAAGAGAGTATTTGAAGCTTTAGGTGCTAAGTGTCATGTAGAAGATACTGATGATCAGCTTTCGGGAATTGGATTCTCTATGACAAAGAGAGCAGATTTAGTTGTTAAGGTTAAGGGCGCAACAGAACGTGTAATGAAGATTAAGTTTTAATTAGAAAAGGAGATTATTATTATGACAAACAACGAATTATTTATTAATGCAACGAGAAATAACTATCAGTTCCCATTTAGAGGAATGATTAACGTAATTGATTTGTGGGATTTATCTCTCACAAATCTGGACTCAGTGTTTAAGACACTCAATGCAGAAGCAAAGAAGTCGGAGGAAGAAAGTCTTCTAAATACTAAGTCAAAGGAAGATGAGGAGGTTTCTAACAAGATTGAAATTGTTAAGTATATTGTTAGTGTGAAGCTGGATGAGAAGAAGAAGAGAGAAGATGCCAAGAAGAATGCTGAGATGAGACAGAGATTACTTGAAATCAAGGCTAAAAGACAGGATGCTGCGCTTGAGAACATGTCTGACGAGGATTTAGATAAGGCACTTGCAGAATTAAGCGAGTAATTGTTGTAAATATACCATATATAGTATTTGAAATAAGTAATATATGCTATATATGGTATATATTTTACATTAAAAAGAAATGCACATTTCTTGAGGAATTTTTGGAGGTGAAATCAATGAAATATGCTGTTATTTTAATTTTAGTTTGTCTATTAATTTTGCCATCAGCATTATACATGTTAGTAGATTATATTAAACCATTGCAAAAGTTCTTTTGTAAAATAGGATGGCACTGTCATAAAAAAGATTATATTTATAATAGCTTTGATGGTGCTTCTGCACATTGCAAGTGTAAATGGTGTGGTTACAAAGGCATGGTAGATAGTCAAGGAAATTTATTTTAGAAGGAGAATGTAATGACAATTGAACATATTAAGAACAAATTAAAATCAAAAGAGTATGGCTTCCTGAGAACAGACAAGAATTTGGGTAACAATATCATTATTTTAACTCTTGGTGGAAGTCATGCATATGGAATGGATAGAGAAGGATCTGATTTAGATGTAAGAGGAATTGCACTTAACGGTAAGTCAGACATCTTACTTGGAACAGATTTTGAGCAGGTTGTAGATATTGACACAGATACAACCATATATTCATTTAATAAAATGATACAGCTTTTAACATCAAATAATCCTAATACAATCGAGCAACTTGGCTGTCTTCCAAATCATTACTTATACTTATCTGATATTGGTAAGGAACTATTAGATAATAAGAAGATGTTTCTTTCTAAGATTTGTATTCATACCTTTGGAGGTTATGCAGGTTCTCAGTTAAGACGTATGGAAAATAAAGCGGCAAGATTTGTTGGTCAGGCAGAAAATGAAACACACATTTTGAAAAGTATTAATAATGCAAGATATGAATTCAAAAACAGATATTATCCTTATGAAGACAGCGATGTGAAATTATACATTGACAAGGCTGTTCAAGAAGGATATGACAGCGAGATTTTTATGGATGTAAACTTGCAGCATTATCCGTTAAGAGATTGGGCTGGCATGTGGAATGAAATGAAATCTATTATTAGCAGCTATAGTAAATTTGGAAAAAGAAATGAAAAGGCTGTAGCGCATGATAAGTTAGGAAAACACATGGCTCATTTGATTCGATTGTATATGATGTGTATTGATATTCTTGAAAAAGAAGAGATTATCACTTATAGAGCAGATGAACACGATTTACTTATGAGTATCAGAAATGGAGAATATTTGGACGAGAATAGACAGCCTATTTCTGAATTCTATGATTTGTTAAACGAATATGAAAAACGTTTTGAATATGCAAAAGAAAATACATCTTTACCTGATAAACCAGATTATAAGAGAATCAATGAATTTAAGATGTATGTAAATGAGCGAATTGTGAAAGGAGACATCTGATGGAAGTATCAAATAGGGCAAAAGAGAGATTTTGTAAAGATTGCAATATACCAATTAGATTGTTTCAAGAACCATATTTTTCAGATAGAATTCAACTTTTTGATAAGTTCTATGGAACTATTGAGAAGTGGGACAGATTCGTAAATGAGTTACAAAAATACAATAGTGAGCAGGATTATTTTGAAGAATATAATCGTGTAAAAGACGCAGCTATTACAAGTATTAAAGAGTCAGAATCATATCAGAGATTTAATGCAGAGGATATGAATAAGTATGCTGTGATTAATAGGAACTTGCCAAATAAAGATATATTTAAGCCAACTAATGATGGAAGAGTTTTTATTAGTATTGATATGAAAAAGGCTAATTTTTCATCGTTACATGAATATAACAAGAATATGTTTTGTGGAGTGGATACATGGGAAGATTTTATTTCTCAATTTACAGACAATAAACATATTATAGATAGCAAATATATCCGTCAGGTTATTTTAGGCAATTGTAATCCTAGAAGACACATAACATACGAAAAGTATCTGATGGATAAAATAATAACCAAGTTAAATAAAGATATAAGTGAATTATATGACAGAATTTCATTTTTCTCAAACGATGAATTGGTATATGATGTATCAAATTTAAATAACTTGTCATTAAAAAATATAGCAGGTTTAGTCGTGTTGTTAAGATCTGAATTAGAAGAAACATTTGATATTCCGTTTAGGATAGAACTATTTAAACTTCATCGAATCAATAACACTGATGGGTATTATAAAGAAATTTATATTTTTGATAAATATTATGAGATTGACAATGAAGTAAAGAAGTATGAGTTCAAATGTTTGGATAATTATATGATGCCATTTGTACTTAGGTATTTCTTAGGAGAAGAGGTTACTGAAAGTGACAAGGTATTCTATCATCAAGGATTATTAGCAAAATTTATTGAAATACCAAAAATCGAGGTGATTTTGAATGAAGAAATTGAAGATTGAAATTCAATCAGGTGCAAATGAGATTATTCATACTTTACAGAATAATGGATATGAGGCGTTCTTAGTCGGAGGATGCGTAAGAGACAGTATTCTTGGAAGACCTATTCATGATTATGATATTACAACATCGGCTACACCAAATGAGATGATGGAAGTATTTAAGGATAAAAGAATTATTGAAACTGGATTACAGCATGGAACTATCACAATTGTTATTGATAGAGAAGCTTATGAGTGTACCACTTACAGAATTGATGGTAATTATTCAGATAATCGTAGACCTGATAGCGTAACATTTACACGAAGTCTTGAAGAAGATTTAAAACGTAGAGATTTTACAATCAATGCAATGGCGTACAACGATGAAGTTGGTCTTGTCGATCCGTTTAATGGTATGGAAGATATTGAATACAATAAAATTAGATGTGTTGGTAGACCAGAAGACAGATTTGCGGAAGATGCTTTGAGAATTTTACGTGCTATTCGTTTTGCATCTCAATTAGAATTTGTAATTGAACCTGGCACAGATTGGAATATTTCTAAAATGTGTAAGAATTTAGAGAATATATCTATTGAACGAATTAATAGTGAGTTTTGCAAAATTGCTGTATCAAAAGAATTCTGTATACAAATGGTTTTATACCATGATGTATTCTCACTATTTATTCCTGAAATCAAAGATATGATTGGATTCAAACAGAATAATCCATATCACACTTATGATGTATGGAATCATACTGTATATGCAGTAGAGTATTGTGAATCTGATGATTTGGTTACAAGATTAGCAGTATTTTTTCACGATTTTGGCAAGCCACATTGTTATCAAGATGGAGAAGACGGTGTTAGACACTTTAAAGGTCACGGAAAGGTAAGTGCTGATATGACCAATGAGATTATGAAACGTCTTAGATTTGATAATGACACAAGAGAGAAAGTTGTTGAATTGGTCTATTATCACGATGCCACTTTTGAGGTTGGAAAGAAATATGTCAAGAGATGGCTTAATAAAATCGGAGAAGAACAGTTCAGAAGACTATTAAATGTTCGCAGAGCTGATATTAAAGCACAAGCAGACATGAATCAGGAAACAAGATTACAAAAGATTGATAACATTGGATACATTTTAGATGAAGTTTTACAGGATGATGAATGTTTTTCTCTGAAGGATTTAGCAGTCAATGGTAAGGATTTGATTGCTATTGGATATAAGTCAGGAAAAGAAATTGGTGAGGTATTAAATAATCTGTTGGATTCAGTTATTAGTGGAGAATATATAAACGAGAAAGAAAAATTATTAGAAATAGCAGAGAGGAGATTATATGGTTAAATTATTCAGTCATACAGATCTTGATGGAATCGGTTGTGGTATTTTGGCAAAACTTGCATTCGGAGATGATGTAGATATTTCATATTGTGATTATGATAACATTGATTCAAGTGTCAGAGAATTTATTGATAATGGAACAGAATTTGATATGTGTATTATTACAGATATCAGAGTAAACGAAGATACGGCAAAGATTATTGATGAAAGATTTGATAATTTCTATTTATTAGATCACCATCCAACAGCTCTTGGACTTAATAAATATGATTGGTGTAGAGTTTCTATTGATGATTCAGATGGAATTAAAACGTCAGGAACAATGTTATTTTATCACTGGTTGGCATTAAGAGGGTGTTTTAATGAAGAGTTGGAATATAGTAAATCGCTAGAAAGATTTGCCGATTTGGTAAGAAATTATGACACTTGGAGATGGTCAGAACTTGGCGAAGATGGTGTTATTTGTAAGCAGGTAAATGATTTACTTTATCTGTATGGTCGGGATGGTTTTATTCATTGGTGTATTTCAGAAATCCATGATGAAGTATTTCCAAAATTATATGCTAAAGATGAGGTTGTTTTAAAGATTAAGCAGGATGAAATTGATAGATATATCGAAGAGAAGAATGAAACTATGTTTACCAGTCCTATGTGTGGTAAGGTTTGTGGTTTCGTATTTGTAGATAGGTTTGTTAGTGAATTAGGTAATAGGCTTTGCAAAATGCATCCTGAAATTGATTTTGTTGCAATGATTGATATTGATAGTTGTACGGTATCTTATAGAACCGTTAAAGAAGATATCGATCTTGGTAAAGATGTAGCAAGTTTATTTGGTGGCGGTGGTCATCCAAAAGCTGCTGGTTCAGAATTTAGTCAGAGTATTAAGTTGAAAGTTATTGGTGAAATCTTTGGACAGTAGGATGGAGAGTGACTATGTATAATACAGGCGACATTTACAGGGTTATTCAAGATGCATTAGACGCAAATCAGATATATTGTACAGACTCTAAACTTGGTGATGGTTCAGAAGATACTTATGAGACAGATACGGAATTTGTTTCTGGCAACGATGCTCACTTGATTGCAACTGTCCGTCATCATCATTTTGATTATAATCGTCCTTATCAAGAAAATGAATATACAGAAACAACAAAATTTAAGATTAAAGTTGAAATGATAGAGTGAGGTGAGAATATGGCAGTATATGTAACAGGTGATCTACACGGTGATCCTACTCGATTAAGTAAAGATAATTTCTATGAACAGAAAGATTTTTCTGGTAATAAAGATGAAAATATTGTAATTATTCTTGGTGATTTTGGTCTTGTGTGGCAAAGAGAAGAAACAAAAAATGAGAAATATTGGTTAGATTGGTTAAATAGAAAACCATTTACAACAGTATTTGTTGACGGAAATCACGAGAATCATAAAAGGCTTGCAACCTATCCTATTAAACAATGGCATGGTGGTAAAGTACATGAAATTAGACCTAATGTATTGCACTTAATGCGTGGAGAATTATTTACTATTGAAGATAAAAAATTCTTTGCTTTTGGTGGTGCATCAAGCCATGATATTCAAGATGGTATTCTTGATTACAATGATGAAGATTGGAGAGAAGAATCCAAGAAACTTGATAAGCAAGGCAAATATATGTATCGCATCAAAGATTTGTCTTGGTGGGAAGAGGAATTACCGACAGATGAAGAAATGCAGCATGGACTAGATGTTCTAAAAGAGAATAATAATATAGTTGATTATATTATTACACATAGTACCTCTACGTCAGAGTTATATCTTATGGGTGGTAAAGGATTATATAAACCAGATGTGTTGACTAATTATTTAGAAGAAGTGAAAGCTACAACTGAATATAAAAAGCATTTGTTTGGTCATATGCATGTGAATAAGGCAATTAACGACAGAGATATTTGTTTGTATGAACAGATTGTTAGGATATTGTAAAGTGAGGTGAAATGGTGAAGAAATATTGGGAAACAGGTGAAAAGAATGACTTTGGTAAAGAATGTTATAAATTACATTTTAGTCAATTTTATGAAGAAGATGATGAAAATGTAGTAGCTAGTTTTGTACAAGATAAGACAGACGAAAACATATTTATATATGTATCAAAAGAACTAAATGTTGAATATGATACATTGTTTGCAGATAGTATAGAAGATGCAAAGCATCAAATCGAAGACATGCTAATAGACCATTGGAATGATGAGATTGATTATTTAGAAAATCGAATTAAATCATTTCAAGACGAAGAATAATCATACATAGAAATTTCTATCTTGGCAACTCAGCCAAATTTCCCAAAAGTAAAAGTAACAAGAAATATTTTTTCTTATGGTTTTTGCAGACGTGCAAATTCCATAGGATTTTACAACAAAATAATCAAGAAGAAAGGAATTAAGCAGTAACTCCTAGGTAATTATGGTTATATAACCTCTGTAAAATAGTGTATTTTGACAGAGAATAATGAAAAAAATAATTCTCAAGGGCTACGAGTGTTAAGTTTATGTGGTGGCGTTGAAACAGGATTGTATGCGTTACAGCAGCTCGGAATACCTATAAGAGAATATCATACATATGAAATTTTGCCAGAAGCCATAGCAGTTTCTCAGTACCATTTTCCGTTTGTGGTACATCATGGCAATTTATATGAAGCGGATTTTGAACAGTTCAAAGGATTTGATTTACTGTTGGCAGGAACTTGTTGCCAGTCACTTTCAAGAGTACGAATTGAAAGCAAAGAGGTCAATAATGGTCTTGATGGTAAGTCAGGAATTTTCTTTAAAGCAATTGAGTGTCTTAGGGCAATTCAGCCCAAATATTTCATGTTTGAGAATGTAATACCAAGTTGTGACGAAGATCTGAAGACAATGACAGAATGTATTGGTGTAGAACCTATTTTGATTGATTCAGGAAGATTTTCGTCTCAAAATCGTGAAAGATATTATTGGACAAACATACCATTAGGTAAATTACCTGATGAATCTCCATTAGTTTTGAAAGATATTATGGAGAATAGTGTAGATGAGAAATATTTCTATAAGAAAGATTTTGAAATCTTGGATATGAGCAAACGTGTATGCGCAGAGTTAAAAGTTAATTCTATGGAAATGAATAGAAGAATTTATAATCCAGATTTTAAGTGCTGCACATTGACTTGTATCAATGGTGGATATCACGAAAAGAAAGTATTAGATAGTGGTAGACCACGAAAACTTACAGAAGTTGAATATGAAAGATTACAGGGATTGCCTGATAATTTTACAAAAATTCAGCTTAACAATCGTTGGTTATCATACTCAAAAAGATGTAGTTTGATGGGCAATGGATGGAATGAACCTACTGTTGAATGGATTTTGAGTGGGTTAAGAGAATAAAAGAAAGGAGTAAGAGGTTTGGTATACCGAAAACGCAGCGTTTACTCCTGATACATAATGATAATAAATAGAGTCTGGCAGATGCCAAATAGCAACACATTTTCAATTAAGCCAATTAAGGAACTGATTGAGAAATATGCAACTGGCAAGATTGTTGATCCGTTTGCTAATAGTAATAAATTAGCAACAGTAACAAATGACTTAGATACACAATATGATACTGATTACCATATGGACGCATTAGATTTCTTAAAGATATTCGATGATAACTCAGTAGATACAGTGCTATATGATCCACCATACTCGCCACGACAGGTAAGCGAATGTTATAAAAACCTTGGACAGACAGTAAATATGCAGACAACACAAGCTTCATATTGGTCTAAACAGAAGGAACAGATAGGAAGAATTGTAAAGAAAAATGGCATTGTAATTACTTGTAGCTGGAATAGTGGTGGCATTGGTAAGAAGTATGGCTTTGAAATTCAGGAAATTTTACTTGTTCCTCATGGTGGTTGGCACAATGATACAATTGTTGTGGTTGAGAAGAAGATCGAGTAGAGAATAACATAATATGAAGTTCGCAGGAAAGCGGAATTTCTTATGGGCGAAAGGAGATAAATAAATGCCAATAAAAGAGATTACAGGTGGAGGTTTATTTCTATCTGATGGAACAAAATTTATGGATATACAGGGAATTGAATCTATGGATGTTAGATATGAATCTTTAGATAAAGAAGAACTAAAGGTTGTTAATACATTCCATAATAGTCTAAGTGGAGAAATCACATTAGAGAATTGTGAAATAAACGAAAATTTATTCAACCAGTATTTTCGCCCTACATATCAAAATCCATTATTTTCATCTGAACTTTCATATGCAATTCCAGTGAAATCACATAAGAAAAAGAGAATATTTAAAAAGTGGTTAAAACGCTATGGTGTTAAAGTTGCCCATATAACTTTAGATTTTCAAGTTATAACATACGACACTCGAACAAGTGAAGCTAAATGTGAAATGACAAATGAATCAGTAAAGACATATGTTACATTTTATAAGGCAATTCAGTTATACGAATATGCTTTTAAACATGGAATTGATATGTGGTGAAAGGAGAGAATATGGAGATAAAGAATGCGAAAATTGACTATGTAAAGCTGTATATTGAAGACCATGATATTTTAACATTTAGCATTGGTCTTGATCTTGGCAGTGGATGTTGTGCATTAGGAGGATATGCACTAGATCAGTCATTTAGGGTTAATGAAAATGACAATAGATGGGATTATGAAAGAAAATCTTCACCTGCTGGATTAGATTGTATGAGAAAAATTATGGAAATTGTAGGTGTTAGGAGTTGGGAAGATTTAAAAGGTAAGTATGTTAGATATGAGGATAACGGATGGGGTTCTCGTATTACTAAAATTGGAAACATCATAAAAGATGATTGGATTGACATTGATGATTTTATGAAGAATTACGATTATGAGGATTGGATTGAAAAGTTTAGGAGATAGGAGAACAAGTATATGAGTAAAGCTGTTTTAGTGATGGACATGCCAAGTAGCTGTGATAAATGTCCCCTTTGTTTTGATAGTTATGGACAATGTGAACTTTGTGCTGCAACAGGACACTTAGATAAATGTGGGGATATGATTTATGAAGAAGTAATAAAAATTGATAATAATTTAAATTGGTGTCCATTAAAAGAATTGCCAGAAGAGATACACAGTAATGAATATTTAGACGAATGGGGAGAATAAATAAATGGTAGTTAAAGTAAGTTTAAGCGATGCTCACAAAACGATTAAAGAGTATGAAAATCTGGGCTACTTATACATTGGAAGCAATCAAAGTATGGGTGTTACAGCCCTTACGTTCAGAGATCCTATAACAGATATTCAATTTCATGAAGGTGATTATGTAGAAAATAACGAAGGTAAAATTGGATATATTTCATCCATTTGCCATTGTGACGAGTGTAAGAAGCGTGGATTCTTTGAACCAACCATTACATATTCCGATGGAACAACAGATTACATTAGCAATTATTCTGCTAAAACTGTTTCGTATGATTATAAGCAGATTGGAACTCAAAAATTTTCAACGGAAGATGTATTGAGAAATAGAATAACTGTACTTGAGAAGGAGAATAAAGAATTAACTGAAAAAGTAAATCATTTTAATGAATTATTAAGGTTGTTATATAGAAAGGAATGATAAGTAAATGGCATATATAAAAGAATATTGGCAGAATAAAGAACAGAGAGCAGAAACTGCTCGCAAACACACAAAAGAAATGCGAAACAAATATGGTCGTTGCATTCAGACTGCTATTTCTGCAACAAAAATTTATGATACAGATTCATTTGATAGTGGTTTTGAAGAAGATGTTGATGATAAGAATACTAGAATCATTGTAGAGAATATTGATAGTGTAGGTGCTGTAATGAAATACGGCAATTCAAATACAGCAGTTCTTAATTTTTCTTCATATAAAAATCCAGGTGGAATGTTTATAAATGGTAGTAAAGCACAGGAAGAGTGCTTATGCCATGAATCATTCTTATACAATGTGTTGAGTCAGTTTGTATTAGCGTTTTATGATTGGAATAATCGACACAAGAATAAAGCTTTATATTTGAATAGAGGATTATTTTCTCCTGATGTTTGGTTCTTTAGAGAGAATAGCCATGTAGAGTGTAGTGTTATTACTTGTGCTGCTCCAAATAAGTCGTCTGCTCAGAAATATCAGAACGTGTCAGACGAAGAGAATACTAAAGTATTAAGAAGTCGAATTAAATTTGTTCTTGATATGGCAAAAGATAACAATGTAAGCACTCTTATTTTAGGAGCTTATGGTTGTGGTGTTTTTGGTCAAGATGCAACAGAAGTAGCGAATATATTTAAAGAATATTTAACTACTACTCATAAATGCTTCGATAGTGTTGTATTTGCTGTTCCAAGTGGCAGAGATGGTAACTATGAGAAGTTTGTAAAAGTATTTTGATAAAGGAGGACGAATAAAATGAGAGAAACATTAATTGTAGTAGACATGCAGAATGATTTTATTGATGGTTCGCTTGGAACAAAGGAGACACAGGCGATTGTATCAAATGTAGCAAAGAAAATTAAGGAGTACAAGGATGCTGGTAAACAGGTAATCTTTACAAGAGACACACATCCTGAGAATTATTTGGAAACATATGAGGGTAAGCATCTTCCTGTTACTCACTGTGTAAAGAATACTATTGGTTGGCAGATTTCAGATAAGCTAGATTTTGATATTGAGAATGATATTCTGATTGATAAGCCTACATTTGGTTGGACACATTGGGATGATTTTAAATTTAAAAGTGTTGAAATCTGCGGATTATGCACGAGTATCTGCGTAATTTCAAATGCCCTTATTATTAGAGCAAATTATCCTGAGATTGATATTACAGTAGATGCAAGTTGCTGTGCATGTGTCACACCTGATACTCACAAGGCTGCATTAGCAACTATGAAGATGTGTCAGATTGAAGTGATTGGAGAGAATAATGAATTGTAAGAATTATATCATTAATACTTTCAGACATTTTAAGAAAGTCTGTACTCACAAACGTTGGGTGTTCTACTATTGCTGTAAAGTGGGAATTCCATTTCAAGGGTTAATACATGATTTATCTAAATTTTCTCCAACAGAATTTTGGGAGAGTGTTAAGTATTATCAAGGTACTTCAAGTCCAATAGATGCTTGTAAAAAAGAGAATGGTTGGTCAGCAGCTTGGATGCATCATAAAGGAAGAAACAAGCACCATTACGAATATTGGCAGGACAATTTTGATAATGGTGGAAATCCTATTGAAATGCCAATGAAGTATAAAAAAGAAATGCTTTGTGATTATCTTGGAGCAGGTAGAGCATATCATGGTAAATCATTTAATTTTGAGAAGGAATTAAAATGGTGGGAATCTAAGAAAAGTAAACCAATTGCAATGCATCCAAATGATATAGCTTTTATTGATAAGTATATTAATCTGTTTTGTGAGTACGAAAACAGAGAATATGATATTAGAACAATATTTAATCAAATCAAGAAAGAAGGAAAATAATTATATCGAATGATGAAAAATTCCAATATTACATATACAAAATAACAAATAAACTTAATGGAAAAATGTATATTGGACAACACAAAATCTATCCCAACGAAGCGTTCCGTAGATATATGGGAAAAGGAATTGCTATAAGAAAAGCGATAAAAAAATATGGTAAAGATAATTTTGATAAAGAAATTATCGAATATATTGAAGATGATGAAAAACACAATTATGTTTCAGAAAGAGAAAAGTTTTGGATAAAAGAATTTAATAGTATGAGTCCAAATGGGTATAACATATCTCCTGGTGGTGAGGGTGGTTGTACAAAGGAATCTGCTAAAAAGGTTGTTGCAACAAAGCGTAAAAATGGAAACATTAATCATAGTGAGGAAACAAAAAGAAAAATCAGCAAGGCTCATAAAGGAATTCCGTTTTCAGAAAGTCATAAGAAACATCTAAGTGATAATCATCATAATAAAACAGAACACACAATTATATTTGAAAATGGCAATCACGAAACCACAACAGAATCAATTAGAAAAATTGCAGAAAAATATAATACAAATCAAAACACTTTGATTAGGTATTCAGCAAAATCAGAATTTATTAACGGAATATATTTGGATAATATTAATGAAAAAAATTATGCTTGTTGTAGAAATTCTTCACCAATAGATACCAAGTTGTGTAAAGATCCAATTATCGGAGATATTTGTACTTATAAAAATTTAAGACTTAGAATGTGGAGACATAAAGATAAATATGAGAATGTAAATATTAAAAAATGTATTTTAAAGGAGGAAGCTATATGAAATTACATCAAATTATTGATAGTTTATTGACACAAGATTTATATAAATTTTCAATGGGACAGGCTATTTATCATCAGTTTAGTGATTATAAAACCACTTGGAGTTTTAAATGTCGTAACAAGGATGTTCATTTTACACCAGAAATGGTAGAAGAGATTCGCAGACAGATCAAGTTATATTGTGGCTTGAGATTTACAGAAGATGAACTTACTTATATTGATAATATCAAATGGATGAAAGGTTCGTATGTTGATTTTCTGAGATTGTGGCAGCCAAGATATGAGGATTTTGAGATTACAACAGATTCAGATTGTGGTCTTTCTATCGAAACATTTGGTACATGGCTCAACACTTCGATGTATGAGATTCCTACACTTGCGATTGTAAACGAAGTATATTTCAGAATGGCATATAACTATGAAGAATTGCTTAATAGTTTCAAAAAGAGATTAGATGAAAAGTATGAAAATCTCAGAAGCGGTCATTGGTATGCTGGTACATTTTCTGAATTTGGTCTTAGAAGAAGACTTTCTGCTGAAGCACAGGAGTTAGCAGTTGAGAAGTTTTCACATTTGAATGATACATTGCATAGTTCATCTAAGTTTGTTGGTACATCTAATGTATATCTCGCAAAGAAATATAATATCACACCTGTTGGAACTATGGCTCATGAATGGATTATGTGTTCTGGTCAGGGCAATCACAAGCACAATCCAGCATATTCAAACTGGTATGCCTTAGACGCATGGGTTAGAGAGTATGGCGTATTAAATGGTATTGCGCTCACAGATACAATTACAACTGATTGTTTCTTGAAAGATTTTCAGTTGACATATGCAACATTATTCAGTGGTGTAAGACATGATAGTGGCGATCCGATTGAATGGGGTGAAAAGATGATTAATCATTATGAGTCACTTGGTATCAATTCTAAGACAAAGACACTTCTGTTTAGTGACAGTCTTGATTTTGAAAGAGCTGATAAGTTATTCAGACACTTTCATGATAGAGTAAACGTTGCATTTGGAATTGGTACTTATTTGAGTAATGACACAGATGTTCCTGCTTTAAATATTGTAATGAAAACTACTAAATGTAACGGTATGGATGTTGCAAAAGTGTCTGATGTAGAAGGTAAAGGTATGTGTAAAAACCCTGATTATGTTGATTATCTAAAGAGATGTATTAATTGGAGAATGAATCATGAATAAAATTTTACTTATATCAGGAAGTTTTAATCCAATTACCAACGCCCATGTTGATATGGCATTGACTGCTAAAAAAGCGGTTAATGCCGATGCTATATTGTTTATTCCTGCACATGATACATATGTTGCGAAGAAAAAGACTTTGATACCTGGATATTGTCGAGTATCGCTAATTAATTCAATGCCAAATTGTGAGAAAAATAATATGTGGGCATCCGAAGTTGAAACAACCAGCTTTTTTCCACAGAGGACATACAATACTATTACTCAGATAAGAGATATGAATGAAAAAGATTATATCTTCAACGAATACTATATTTGTTTAGGAATGGATAATATTGAAACACTTACAACTTGGTATAATTGGAAACCGTTTGTTGAGGAATATAATTTTGTAGCATGTGTGAGAGAAGGTTAGAATCTTGAGACGGCTTTAAGAGAAGCAAATCTTATGGAATATAAAGATCACTTCACAGAAATTCAGATACCAGAAAATCATACTTCTTCAAGTTTGGTTAGAGATTTATGTGAAAAAGGTGAATTTGAAAAGGTAAAAGAATTAGTTCCTAGAAATGTATATGAGTATTTAATTCGGTTCTATGATGTGATGAATCGAATGTAGGAAGGAGAATATATAAATGTTTAATGCTAAGAAAGTAAAAAATGAAATCGTAGAGTGGATCAGAAATTGGTTTGAAGAAAATGGGAAAGATTGTAATGCAGTAGTTGGGATTTCAGGAGGTGTCGATTCTTCTGTTGTTACGGCATTGTGCGTGGCAGCCTTAGGGAAGGATAGAGTTTTTGGTATTAAAATGCCTTGTGGAGAACAGTCAGATATTGAATATGCCAATATGCTTATCAGACATCTTGAAATTAAAAGTTATACTATGAATATTCGAGAGGCTGTTACTGGAATTAATAATCAGTTCCCTGATGATATCAAAATTAGTGACCAGACGACTATTAATTTACCTGCAAGAATTCGTATGGCTACATTATATGCAATCTCACAATCTTTAAATGGTCGTGTTGTTAATACATGTAATATGAGTGAGTCTTATGTTGGATTCGATACACGTTACGGAGATAGTGCAGGAGATCTGAGTCCACTTGCAAATCTTACAAAAACCGAAGTGATTGCTTTGGCAAAAGAATTAGGTCTACCAGACGAATTAGTTCATAAAACACCGCAAGACGGTTTGACTGGGTTGACGGATGAGCAAAGCTTTGGTTTCTCATATGCTGAATTAGATGCATATATCAGAGATGGAATTGAGCCAAATGAGGAAGTAAAAGCTAAGATTGATTTAATGCATGAGAAAAATCTGTTTAAATTACAGCTAATGCCAAGTTTTGTGTATCAGGTGTAAATGGAATACTATATATAGTTTTTGTAGAAAATATAGATACTATATATAGTAATATTTTTACCAAGAAACATAGATTTCTTGAGGATTTTTAGGAGGCAAATTATGGCTTATATAGAAAATATTGTAATAGGAAAACCAATAGCAGAATCACAACAGATGTTTGCATTAGATGAAAACGATTGGAACAGAATTGAGCATGAAAAGACTTATTATACAAACGAGAGATTTCTCCCTAGAATTCTTGTGGAATTAGGCATTTATCCGTCAATCAGTGAGATTAGACGAAATAAGCCTAATCTTATGGTAAGTTTAGATAATGTTGATTTTATTGATAATTTGAAAGTTAGTAGAAAAAGAAGACTGTGGATTTTAGTAGGAGAATAACATAACAGGAGGTACAAATAATTGCAGAATATTAGTATCAAAGGGGTTTGCGATTGTGTAGACTTAGACAGAAATATCAAATTAACAAATGGTGCAGTCGTAGTGCAGAAAGAAAATAACAATGTAATAGGTGTTTATTTGGTGATTTCGTTCAGAGATAATAAAAACAAATATGGTGGCGACAGTACATCAACATATTGTAGTTTGGTAAATCTCGACAATGGACAATTAGCTTTTGAAGAAAGATGTAGTCGTGCTACAACAGAGAGACGTGTTCTTAGACATTTAACAAGAGCAGGTTTTAGTTATCCTTATGATCCAAATTCTCATGAGCAGGATAGCAAGTTTTACAATATGAGAGTTCAGGTTTATAACAATGGAAATTACAAAATGGATCTTGAACTTGGTGATGAATACATTATGTATGGTAGATAGGAGGAATAAGCCATATGAGGAATAAAATTTTAGCAGTCGTATTAGGATTAACATTATGTTTTGGAATGACTGGATGTGGTAGTAGTATGACAAACAATGGTTATGCCAATTTCAAAAATGCGGATAATAAGTATATTGATATGGAATTAGTTTACCAAAATAATAGTGTATATGTTCTATATGACAAAAATACAAAAGTAATGTATTTATGTGTTGAAGGATATAACATGATGGGAATAACACCAATTTATAATTCAGATGGAACAGTTAAATTATATGACGGAGAATAATATAATAGACAACAAAATACGTCAGCAATATAGATAAGTCGTTGATGATTTAAAAATAGCATTTAAGAAGACTTGTTTGTATAGATTTTGCGAAGAAGTTGTGAAGAAATTGAGTAAGATTTTGAGATAAAAGTAAACCGAAGTTTCCTTCGAATGATAAGAAAGAGAGGTAAAATATGGATATTTATTTAATGATGTTAATTGGATTATTAGGAATTTGTATAGGAGCACTTATTGGGCTTGGAATTTCTTTTAAGATCAATAATAATTACATACTTGGAATGAATGATACATCTGAAGAGTTTACAAAAAATCTCTTATATATTATGAAGAATTATTTTGATTCTATGCTTAAAACAGAGGATAAATATTTTACAAATACAATGACGGAATTGGCAAAAGCAGTAGATGACATTAACAAAGTATATGAAAAGCCAATTTGGAGAAAGACAGAAGAAGAATTGCCACCATGTTCAGGATTATATTATGGCAAGATTAAAGGTAATCCACATGGAGAGAATGCTATGTGGAAAGTAGTATATAACGACAATGAATGGAGTTTATCTGGCTATCCTGATAATAAAGTAGAAATTAGTGAATGGACAGAAATCTATTAAGAGAATGATACATTGAAAGAAATCTTTCATGGGATGCTATAAAAAAAGAAAGGAATAAGCATATGAAAATTTTATCATTAAACAATAAACATATTAAAAAAGATAATGACGATTTAGGCTATGGATGTGTTTGCCCTAATTGTGGGACGGTTTTTACTTTTGATAGTAGAGATATCGACAGACCACGAACACCGTTTCCTTGTCCTAAAGATTGTAAGATTGTATGTCCTAATACGAGTTGTCACAGGATGTTATCAATGGATGATAAATGTATTCATAATTTTAAAAGCAGCAATGAAAAATATGAATTTAAACACAGATATGATGAGTAAGGAGAATAATTAAATGACACGAAATGTTGCAGAAGAAAACAAGAATAGACGAGAAGAAATGATTGAGAGAATTAAAGCATGTGGACAGTATATTGTTGATAATGCAGAGTCTATTCTTGGCACAGAGAAATATATCACAGATTTATATGTAACTTGTAATTTCTATGATAGAAGTGAAGCTCCGTATGTGAGTATTACAAAGAACGTTGTTCCTGATAGTTATGTAGAGAATAGATAAAAATAATACGAAAGGAGTGAGTGGCAGCCTTAAAGATATATCGCTCTGAGTAGATTAAATGGTATATCAAGGAAGTAAAAATAGATTGGCAAAATTCTTAGTGCCGATTATTCAGAAGTATATTGATGATAATCATATTAAAACTTACATAGAGCCTATGTGTGGCAGTTGTTCTATTATTGAAAAAATTCAATGTGATAACAGAATTGCAGCAGATGTAAATGATGAACTGATAACGCTACTACAATACGCTAAATCTGATACAAATTTGTCTATTGCACCTGAAGATTGTTCTTTTGAACATTATGCAGATGTAAGAGAAAATAGAAAATTAGGTACAAACAAATATTCAAAAGAATATACAGCTCTTATTGGATATTGTGCATCCTATGGTGGTAGATATTTTGATGGTGGATATGCCAGAGACAATACTGGAAGAAATATGTACAAAGAAAGAATTATAAATCTCAAGGAAGATTGTGAACTACTTCAAGATATAAATATTAGATGTAACGATTATAAAGACTTTGCAGATTATAAGAACTGCCTCTTCTACTTCGATCCACCCTATAAAAATACGAAACAGTATTCTAAACAGTCAATCGACTATGATTCTTTTTACGATTTTCTTCGTAAACTTTCAGAGAATAATATAGTGTTAGTAAGTGAATATAATATGCCTGATGATTTTAAATGTATTTGGCAAAAAGAACGTAAAGTGTTGCAGAAGTCAGATAGAGTTACAGGTGAAAAAGCAGTCGAAAAGCTGTTTGTAGTTGGAGAATAATTTAGTGAGGTGAACGAGATATGATTATTACAGGGTATCAAGGAATTGGTAAAAGCACGTTATCAAAAACAAATGATAAAATTATAGATTTGGAAAGTTCTTGTTTTTGGAAATATGATTTATACGACTTTGAAAAGAAAGGCATTAAAACAAGACCTGATGATTGGTATGTATATTATTGTCAGATGGCACAGTATTTATCAAGACAAGGTTATATTGTTTTTGTTTCTTGTCATCCAGAAGTGAGAAAGTTTCTATCAATTCATAATGAAGAACGATTTTGTGCAATTTTCCCAAGTAAAACAATCAAGGAAGATTGGATAAAGAGACTAAAAGATAGATATGAACAGTCTGGATCTGAGAAAGATTTAAGAGCATTGGAACATGCTGAGAAGTTTTATGACTCTGATATTCATAGACTTTGGTATGAGTGTCAATATGGCGAAGAATATTATCACGATGTACAGATTATTAATGATATAAATTATAAATTATCCGATTTAGTAGAAAAATTGAAAGGTTGAAACTCGCATTTCACAGGAGGTAAGTATTGAAGATTAATGATAAAGAAGATATTAATGAAATTATATTTCATCATAAAGGAAAAGGTATTAAATTTGAATGTTTTATCAAACCATTTCCTTACGTAGAAAGATTGGATTTAAAAGAAAAAGATCCAGTTGAGATTGTCTTTGACGATTTGATAGAAGTGAATGCATTGATTGACATGCTAAAAAGATTTAAGCAGGAATTACAAGAATATATAGGTGTGTGGAAAGGGGTGAAACAAGATGTATCAGAATTGTTGTAAAAAGTGTGGAAGCGTTTCACTACATACAGAAGTAAAAGGTAATAATACAGGACTTTATTGTGACGATTGTGGTGCATGGATCAAATGGCTCGGAAAAGATGAGTTGAGAGCATTTGAATACTCAATGCGAGAAGCAACAAAAGAAGAGAACGAATCTGTTGATAAATATATCCAAAGTATTAGCAAGCCAACAGGAGTAAACTTATTTGACAATTCTACAATTGTTGAGCGATTGGAAAGATTTGTTGGAGTAATAGATAAGGAAATTGATTGCGAATATGAGAAACGACCAATTTCTATAGAAGATAATGTCAGAAAGAATGCATATTGTTATGCATTAGAAAAATGTAAAACTGCGATTGGTAATATTTTAGACGGTAGAGAATTTAACGACTTAGGAGAATAATACTATGATTTGTGAAAAATGTGATTGTAAAGATGATTGTGATTGGTATGCTTCTTACAAGAAAATTGTAGATGAGATTTACCTTGGTATTGGAACTGATAATACTCTTGGTATGGCATTATTGACAACTGTAAATGATAATAGTTTGGAAGAATGTGAATATTTTGAATCAACAATTTGACAATAAACCTGTCTTTCATTGGGAGGTAAAGATATGTTTGGTTATGTTAAAAAGAAAGAATATGATGAGTTATACAGCTATTACAAGGCAGCATTGAACAACATAAAGGGATATCAGAGGTTTCTTGAAGAACAAGAAAAGCGTACAGAATTAGAGTACAAACGATCCGAATATTGGAAAGCTAAAGCGTTGTACCCTAATTCAGAGCCTTATGTTGAAGGCGATATGAAGACAGTTAAATATATCAAAAGTTGAGAACCAATTAAAGCGATATTTTATGTGATTTATAAAATATAAAAGACACTTATGAAGTGTCTCTTATATATAAATATTATTCAATTGGTGAAGTATGTAATTCGTGGTAATTATATGCACCTTCTGGATATTCCCATACCGAACCAGAAACACTAAATAATTTGTGACATTCTGGACATTCAAACTCGTCACATTCAATGGAATGTTCAGTTTCAGTTCCCATACCACGATCTTCATCAACTACATCAGAACTTATAATATATTCAGACCAGTTATGTGTGACAGATTTCCCACAATGAGGACATTCTACAGAATGAGTAAACATTTTACATCAACTCCTTTTTAAAATATTCTGTGAAAATATATTATATCAAATTTAGTAGCATAAGTCAATAAAGGTAAGAAGAAATTTTGGTTTCTTGAGGAGGTGGTCTATTGGAATTAGATAGAGCAATAAGAATCATAAATTATGATATTGATGAAAATGCGTCAGAATCAGAACAATTAGAAGCATTTAAAGTATTCTTTAAAGAATTATTTGATACAGATATACAAAATAGTGATGGTGGATATAAAAGTGCCTATGATATATTTTTAGAAGCAAGTAAAAAGTTTCATAGTAAAACAGAGAATATAACAATGTAATTACAATTAAAGAAAGGAAAATGTTCACATGTGAGTAAAGCTGCGCAGCTACTATTGGTGAACAAATTTGAAAAATACATATATTAAATCGCCTCTAAATTATGTCGGAGGCAAGTATAAGTTACTACCAATCATTGTACCAATGTTCCCAGATAAAATAAATACTTTTGTGGATTTATTTGGTGGAGGTTTTAATGTTGGTATTAATGTAAATGCCGATCATATTATTTATAATGATATATGCAAACAGGTAGTTGGTTTTCTAAGATATTTACAAGGTTCAAATATTGAAGAAGTGCTACAGAAAATTGATTCATATATTGATAAGTATGAATTAACGAAAGAAAATAAAGAAGGATATTTACTGTTTAGAGAAGAATACAACACAGGTATCAAAGATCCAATTAAATTCTATACGCTTTTATGTTATGCGTTCAATAATCAAATCAGATTCAATTCCAAAGGTGAATATAACATGCCTTTTGGCAAAGATAGATCGAGTTTTAATCCCACTCTTAGACAAAAATTTATAGATTTTCACAAGCGACTGAATGAAATAGATTGTAGTTTCTTAAATATTCCATTTGAGAGATTTGATTTTTCTGATTTTACGGAAGGTGATTTTGTTTATGCAGATCCACCATATTTTAATTCTGTTGCTACATACAATGAAAACGGTGGTTGGACAGAAGAAATGGAGAATAAATTACTAGAGACTCTTGATACTTTAAATGATAAAGGTGTTAAGTTTGCATTAAGTAATAATCTCAAATATGACAATCCACTGCTTGATAAATGGAAAGATAAATACATAGTTCATTACTTAAAACATGATTATAGCAACTGTAATTACCAGAAAAAGGATAAGAGTGCCGATTGTGAGGTATTAATCACAAATTATTAAAATCTCAACCTCTGAAATGCCTTAAAATCAAGGCTTTCAGAGGTTGAAAAAGCCAAGGAAAACCACGTTTCTTGCGGTCATGAAAGTAGGTGATAGAAATGTCTGCATTTGCAGATTTAGGTATAAAAACATACGAAGATTACAGAAAAAACAAAAGAGATATATTTGATATTGTGTATGGAATGTTTGAAGAATATATGGATAAACATCCAGAATTTGTCAAGCAAGCAATAGATGAATCTTTAAAAAATTATGTAAGTATAGAAGATTTGGTAGTTGGTGATACAAATGTATTTAGAGTAAGTGAATAGGAGAATAAATGATTAAAAATAAGGTTTTAGCACAAATTTTAAAGAATCAATATTTAATTTTATATTATTTGCGACACTGTGAGTCTTGTGAAAATCTAATGGAGGACATTAATGAAATTACTGATAAAGCATTAATGAAAACTGAATATTTTACAGACAAATTGTTGCATAGAAGAAAAACAAGAAAGAAGCATTTCCTTCGGAGTTTTGGAAAAATAAGAGAGAATATATAGGTGACAATAAATTATAAGGAGATATGTTTTATGCGAAGAAAAGATAAAAAATTTAAAATCCAATATAAAGTCGATGATAAGGTGTTGTCTTTGAGGTTCGAGACAATACGGGATTTTTTAGAAACCGATTTCCCTAAGAATAATAATCCAATGTCACCTACAAACGATACGGAATTATTATCCGTAACTTGGCACAAGCAACCGCTATTTGAAAAAAGTTTTAAATTAGGTGAAGTAAAAACGCTTTTAAAAGATTTTAATCCTACAAAATTACTTAGGAAAGAAATCTATTCAATAGAAGAAGTTAGAAATAAAGTAAAAGATGTTTTATTTGAGAAAGATAAAAAACTTGCAAAAGTTGATTTTGATGGAGATTTGATTAAGGGCAATAGCCAAAGATACCAAACATTTTTTACTAAAGGTTGTAAATGTGTAGTTTGTGGAATTGAAGGAAAATATTTTGCAAAAGAAAGACATTTACAGAATAAAAGTTATCATCTGAATTTGTATGCAGTTGATGATAATGGTGATGAAATTTTAATGACAAAAGATCATATTATGCCACGCTCAAAAGGTGGTATTGATGATATTAGTAACTATCAAACAATGTGTAAGCTTTGTAATGAGGCAAAAGGCAACAAATTAGAAGATTAAAGAAGAAAGGAAAAATAGAAAAGTTCCTATAGGATAAAGTGCGCACTACTTACTAAGGTAAGAGGAACTTGGAGAACAAAGAAAGAGCATTAGCACATGTAGAAAAGATTGAGTGGATCAGACCGATTGGAGGAGCTGATAATATTGAACTCATTGGAGTTTTAGGATGGGTTTGTATCGCTAAGAAGGGCGAGTTTAATGTAGGAGATATGGCTGTTTATATTGAAATTGATAGCAAGTGTCCCGAAACAGATGAGAGGTTTGCATTTTTGGCAAATAAGAAATTCAAAGTTAAGACTATGAAACTTGGCAAGTTCAAGGTAATTAGCCAGGGATTAGCCTTACCATTATCACTTTTCCCAGAATTACAGGATAGAAATATTGGTGATGATGTTACAGAAGCTTTGAAGATTACATATGCTTCAGAAGAGGATGCAGCAAGAAAGACCAATAAGGTTAATCCAAATGCTAAATATAAGTCAATGGCAAAGCGTAGACCAAAGTTATTCGCTAACCCAATTGTAAGAAGGATTATGAGATACAGCATTGGTCGTAAGATTATGTTTTTATTGTTTGGTCGCAAGAAAGATAATCCAAAGAAGTTCCCAGATTGGATTGTCAAAACAGATGAGACGAGAATTGAGAATGCACCATTTTATCTTCAGAGTACCGAAAAGTGGATTAAGACTGAGAAATGCGATGGTACAAGTTGCACATTTGCAGTTGATAGATTGAAGAAGGGTAAGAACAAATTTGATTTTATTGTATGCAGTAGAAATGTAAGACAGGCTGATAGAGAACAGGCTTGTTATCATGAGTCAAATATTTATTGGGAATTGGCTGATAAATATGACATTGAAAAGATTCTTACACAGTTTGCAACAGGGAATAATTATAACAGAGTTGTGTTACAAGGTGAAGGAGTTGGCTCAGTTCAGGGCAATCCATATAAATTTACGGAGAATAAGTTATTTGTATTCAATCTGATTATTGATGGTACAAGACTTGGAACTGTAGAAATGGCTGATTTCTGTAAGAGTCATGGATTAACAAGTGTGCCAATTATTGATACGGCTTATGAGTTACCTAAGACTATGGAAGAGATGAAACTTGAAGCTGATGGATATAGTGAATTAAATCCAAAGGTTAAGAGAGAGGGATTTGTATATCGCAGTATTGATGGTCAGCAGAGTTTTAAAAATGTAAGCCGAGAGTATTTATTAAAACATAACGGATAGGAGTTATTTATGAATAAACATACACTATGGATCATGTGTGGCTTGAGTGGTAGTGGCAAATCAACCATTGCCACTCAGATTGCCAATGAGAATAAAAATACAATAATCGTATCATCAGACGCAATTCGTGAAGAATTGACTGGTAATTACGAAGACCAAGAACACAATGAAGAAGTGTTTAAGATTTTTCATGATAGAATACGCAAGAATTTAGAGAATAAAAAGAATGTAATCGCTGATGCGACTAATCTGACTATGAAATCTCGCAGAGCAATTATGATGAAAGTAAATGGTCTTGAAGTACATAAGGTTTGTGTGGTTATTCCAAAGCCATTTGAACAGTGTAAGATTGATAATAAAAATCGTGTGTTTTCTTATCAATTACCATATGATGCCCTTTAATTGGGATACTGATAAAGCAAAGCAGCGTTGGAAAGAAAGATTTGGAGAATATAAATATAAGATGCTTTTAGATTTTAATGAATGTGATAGAGCGAGGTAAGTGTATGAGCAATCGTTGTGATTATGACTCACCTGATAATCAAATATATAAAGATCTATTAACGAATGAATATTACTTAGACATTGAAACTTCTGAATGGGATGAATATGACGATGGATTTGTTCATCAGAAAGAGTATATTTCGTATTGTCTTTGGTGTGGAAGAAAATTAGGAGAATAAAGATATGAAGATAAAATTGATTAGATTAAAAATCAATGACACTCATTCATACAAGTATAAGCCATTTACATATTGTTGCGATGAAATTCAGAATGATAAAGCTATTGTATTTACAGGCGAAGATATAAATGATATTTGTGGAGAATATGAAGATGATGGCGTTTGTGTTCCACAGTTTTGCACTTCATATACAGAAACAGTTGGTTCTTGGGGAGACGAATGGGAGCAAACAGACAATTATCCGATTCAGTTTTGTCCTCATTGTGGCGAAAAGATTGAGATTTCTGTTGTAGAGGAGATTGATGTATCGGATGAATACAATGGATTAACTAAGAAACGAAAGGAATTGTGGGAGAAGTGTCAGAGAACAGATAGTAAGAAGAAAGAATCTGAATTAAGAGAACAGGTTGGAAAGCTTGATAATCAGATTAACGATTTCTATGAATTAGGCGAGTGGAAAGGAGAATATTAAAATGGAGAACAGAATATTGTTTGAGAGTGAAGTGATTAAAACAGTAGACAAACATACAAATGATAAGAATCAGTTAGATGACGACATTAGCTGTATTCTTGAAGAAGTAAATCCCGTTGTATTGGTTGGTTTAAAAGAAGCAACAGACAGCTTAAAAGTAGAAACTAAACCAGTCCAGAAACAGAAACGAGTTGAGCTATTCGAGAATGAAGATGTCGTTTTAGAGCAGCGTGGTAGCAGATATTACTTGTCTCTATACGATAAGAAAGGAAATTTTCAGAGAGAAGTCACTATTGATGTTAAGAACGACTACAAAGTTGGACTTTGTAATGGTAAGTAAGGGAGATTACTATGGCAGTATTTAAAAATTTTAAAGATGATGAGTTAATCGTAAGCTGTAAGTGTGGATGTGATGAAGGTATTCATTTTAAGATTCATGATTATGAAGATGGAGATTATGCATTCTTAACATATACAAACGGTAATTTTTATACTCAGCAAAGACCATTCTTTGAAAAGTTGAAGAAAATTTGGGCAATTATCTGTAATAAGGATTTCTATTATTCTGATATTGTGCTTACAAAGGAAGATTTTAAAGAGTTTAAGGAATGGATTAATAGAAAGTAAAAGAGATTGCTATGAATAGAAATTTGGATGGATACTATTTTAGAGTTAAAAGAAATGGCAAATGGGATAATATTTGCTGGTCTGATATGACAGATGAAGAAAGAGACGAGCAAATGACTAATCGTAGTGAGGAATGGTTAAAGTCGCTGTGTAAGGGACTTGGTAATGTTATTCATAAGATTGGTGAAGATTTAGACATTGCGTGTGAATAAAAGTAAAATTCAGGTTTCTTGTGAATATTTAAAGGAGGAATAATAGTGAGTAATTTGACACCAGTAGAAGCTGTAAATATATTGGCTTGTATTGTAATGATGTTCTTTTTAGGATTACAGATTGAAGTATCTAAGAAAGTACAGGATCTTGCAAGAGTGTTTTGGTTGATTAGCTTAATTGTAGTGTGGGTATGTATATTTTTGAGATAATAAATCCGCAATAAAAAAGAGAATATTAAAGCAAGGATAAAATCAATGATTTTTATGAACTATAAAATATAAAAGAGGTGAACGATTAATGTCTTTAGTATATAAAAATGACACATACAACTATAATGGCGAATATGAAATGGGTTCATTAAATAAATTTGCACAAGCAGAAAGAAGATTGTCAGCAAAGAAACAAGCATTGGATGACATGAAGAATGAATATGACCTTATTGAACAACAGGCATTTCGCACTTACAAAGAGAACATTCAGTATATGCTGCTTGATCAGCCGTCTACGATTAAAATGTGTAGAGAATGGTTAAATATGTTATCAAAGAATCAGGATACTGATGGTAACAAGCTTGATAAAAGAAAGAAGTATAAAGAAAAAGAAACATATGATTGGTATATTGATTATATTAAAAAGCTTCTTGATATTAAGTATATGAATAATGTTAAATTCATTGATTTTAATTTTGGTCAAGCTACTAATATTCAGTTTGAATATAAAGAGCATAATTGGTATTTAGAAATTCCTCATATTAAAGCTATCAAATTAAATGCATATAAGAATTATGGTGGCAGTGTATTTAAACTTGCGTTAGTACACAATGATATAGAACATAGTTGTAGTTGGTCACAATTTGGCTCTACATATGAGGAAGATGAATTAAAAGATATTATGGCACAAGGCATTGAGAAATATTGTAATTAGTTATTTCACAGGAAAGCAACATATCCTTGGATTATTGAAAAGAGGTGATTAAGTGGATAATTATAAGAGAGTTATTGATTCAACAGAGTTACAGCAAAAAGTATTGGATTATATTGCTTCAGAAGAATTTAATAAAATGGTTGATTCTACTGTATTTAGAGACGACAATCAGTGCAAATTAGCTATCATTCACGGAATGACTATTGCATCTATGTTGACATGTAGATGTAAACCACTTTATATAAATTTTAAGAAAGAGGATAGGAAGCATGGTCATTGGTTTGCATTAGATGAATGTGCAAATGAAGGTGTATATTGCTCAGTTTGTCATAAGAAAGTATATAAGTTGAACTATGCGAATCAGAAGTTAAAATCAAAGTATTGTCCTAATTGTGGTGCAATTATGATTATGGATGAGAAAGATATTACTAAGACTGATAAAAATGATGATAGACCACAATGTTGTAAGGATCATGATAAGTATTTTTTCAACATGTGATACTTGTGAGTTTGGAGAATAATATATTGGAGGTGAAAAAAATTGAAGTCAATTAGTGATGAGGCATTTGATGAATATCAGAAATTAAAAGAAAAGAATACTCCCAAGAAAGTAAAACCACAGAAATATAAGCCATTAGTCAAAGCAGGATGGGAATATGCATGTCCTGCTTGTGGATGTGCTGTTGGTGCAAATATATACGATACAGAATTTACAGATGAATATCCATATTGCGATAATTGCGGTCAAGCGTTGGATTATTGGAAAAAATAACAGTAAACCAATCTTTCATTGGAAAATTTTTAATCATATCTAAGCCATTCGGCTATGGGAATCCCAGTAATAAAAAGAAATAGTATTTTCTTATAGTGGTTGCAAACACTAGGAAAATCAATAATTTTATAATACAGAAAGGTCAAAATAGTAAACCTATAGGTAATTTAGATTGCGCAATCTCTATGTAAATAAGAGATTATGAACAATAAAAATACTAATGCATACGCTTCTAATAATCTCCATACGATTGAAGATTTAAAGGAGATGCAGTCACGAGATTTTTACGATAAGATTCAAACTTCTATTGCAAAAGTTTTGGAAGCATTTAGTCGTTATAATAAAAAATGTTATGTATCTTTTTCAGGAGGTAAAGATAGTACGGTATTGGCTGATATAGTTGCTAAGTGCTGTAAGATATTTGATTGCAAATTAATATTGTGGTATTCGCATACAGGATTGGAATATCCAGAAGTAACAAAACATGTAAAAGATTTTTCACAATGGTTAAAAGATAAATATGAGATTGAAGTAGAACTCGTTATTGATTATCCAAAAGATAAAAATGGTAGCAGGATTACATTTAGAAATGTTATTGAAAAATATGGATATCCAATGATAAGCAAAGAGGTTTCAAGAGATATTGCAGCGGCTAGAAACAAGCCAGATGGTAAAACGGCTCAAAAATTTGTAAGAGGATCAGATTATCATAAAAAATATGGTGATCGTTGGCTTTTAGAAAAATGGGCATATTTGCTTGATGCACCGTTTAAAATCTCAAATCAATGTTGCAATATTATGAAGAAGAAACCTGCTCATATTTTTAATAAGGAGAGTGGTTTAATTCCTATTATTGGAACGATGGCTTGTGAATCAGTGTTGAGACAGAAAGAATGGTTGAGGGCTGGTTGCAATGCATTTGATAATGAAAATCCAAATAGTAAACCATTATCTTTTTGGACTGAACAAGATGTACTTCGATACATAAAAGAATTTAATATACCTTATCCTTCTGTTTATGGGGAAATTAAGCAGAACGAAAAAGGAGAATATTATACTACAGGATGTGATAGGACGGGATGTGTTTTTTGTGGGTACGGATGTCATTTACGTCAAGATCATAGATTTGAAAGACTAAAAGAAACACATCCTAAACTGTATGAGTATTGTATGAAACCTTGGGATAAAGGTGGATTGGGAATGAAAGAAGTTTTAGATTATATAGGTGTTAAGTACGAGTAAAAATAGAGAATAACAAATTGAGAGGTTACGAAAGCCTTGAAAAATAAGGCTTTTAAACCTCAAAAGTCGAAGGAAATTTTTCTTTCTTATGAAGATTGGAGGTGTGAAATGAAAAAGTTTTATAGACAAGCAATCGCATTTCTTTTGGTATGGTTCTGTAGTGGCGTAACGATGTATTCATATCAAGTAGAAAATAAAATACTTGGAATTACTTTTACATTTTTAAGTTTTTTATATTGGTTCATTATAGACAAAGAAGATTAGGAGAATAAATACATGACACAATTACCAAAAACGAGTTGCAGTATTCCAATGCCAGAAGTTGTAGCTATTTATAATCCAAAAGTCATTGCAAGAATAAAGCTATGTGGTGGTGCTGTAACGATTAATGTTGATGATACAATAGCATGGAAGAAACCAACTGATGAGCAGATTAAAAACTTACATGATTTATTTTGTATTGATGTTGAGATATTAGACAGAGGAGAATAACATTATGAAAGCATATTTAGTAGAACGACCTGCAAGAGATTGGTGTCAAGATTACGCAATGGTAATTATCGCACAAGATGAAAGACATGCTGAAAGAAAAGCAAGAGTAAGTTCAGATGACTTCAAGAAGTGTCAAGAAATTACTATTACAGAAATTGATATGAATGAAGAACAGTGTGTTTTGACAGCAAATACAGGTGCATAGGAGAATAGTAATATGAGAACAGAGAATATAGAAGTAACATTTAAAATTCCAATTCCAGTTGATAAGCCTAATTTGAATGGTAGGATATATTCCAAAGAAGCAATTAGAAATGCTTATAAAAATGTAAAGGATATTCCAATTGAGATACCGTGTAATGATGGTTGGTTTCTTCCTATTGGAGTAGCACAAGAAGTTGAATTGATTGAAGATGAAAATGGTATGTATATTACAGGCGTTGGTCTTGTTTGGCATGGTGGCACAGAAGAAAGCGTTGAGATGGTTGATGGCAAAGTTACAAGTTTTCATGTAAGTGGAATTGGGATCTCTAAAGATTAGGAGGATAACTATATGTCAATAGGCGATGGAAGAAAAACATATTCAGATAGTACATTAAAGTCTATGACAAAAGATGAGCTGATTGATATTATTCGCTGCTTAGAAAGTAATCTTAGAAATGCTCATGAGACAAATGATATTCAGTATGAGAATTGTAAGAGGTTATTGAGTGAAGAGAGAAACAAAGCACTTGACTTTACATACTTGTGACATTGGATGTGGTTTATATAGTAATGATGTTAAGAATCTTACAAGACGTATTTTATGAGAGTATTAGATGGATTGAGAGAATAAATATTTGTAAACAATAATTTTTATATTATAGGAGGAAATAAATATGATGAACAATTTTTTAAATGGTATGTTTGGCAAGGTAGGAAGTGGAATGTGTAGACTTTCTATGAATGGTGGTATTGCAGTTAAAACAAATGGTGGTTACAAGACATATAATATCAAGACTGGCAAACTCACAAACTGTAGTAACTTTGTATTTGATATTGGTGAGGAATTCTTCTTTATTATTCCAACTAATAAGGTAGAGAAGGGCGACATCATTCTTGTAAATGGTAAGCCAAGATGTGTTATTGAATCCGATAAGACAAAGATCACAGTAATCAATTATGAGGACTCAACAATTGAGACTGTACTTCCTGAAAGACATGTATTTATGGGTAATACATATTTTTATGGCAAGATTGTTTCGATGTTTGGTAGTGATGTTATCAAGGGCAAGAAAGGTACAAACAATATCTTCAAGTATATGATGCTTTCTCAGATGATGAAAGGTGATAATGGTTCTACTGGCATGATGAATGGTAATGGTGGAATGAGTTCTATGTTGCCACTTATGATGATGGGTGGAAATATGAGTGATATGTTTGACGGAATGTTCGACTTTGATATGAGTAGCAATGATGACGATGATACAGAAGTAGATGAAGAGGAGGAAGCATAATATGGGATGTGGTTCATGGACAAGAGATAGTTATGTAAGTTATTCAACAACAAAGGGTATGAGTGTTTCAACGGATGGTATGATTAGCGGTTCTTATTCTAATCAAGATATGTTTAAGGCGAGAAATATTGATTCTGCACTTGATCCTAAGAATGTTATTAGAGAGTGCTGTGATACAGAGGAACATCCAAGCACAATTCCAGTTATTCTTGCACTTGATGTTACAGGGAGTATGAATGATGTTTCTGTTGAAATAGCAAAGAAACTCAATGTTATTATGACAAAATTGTATGAAGATATTGCAGATGTTGAATTTATGATTATGGGAATTGGTGATTTAGCTTATGACAATTCTCCTATTCAGATTTCACAGTTTGAATCTGACATTAGAATTGCAGAACAGTTAGATAAATTATGGTTCGAAAATGGCGGTGGTGGCAATGATTATGAATCTTATACTGCTGCGTGGTATATGGGTAGTAGACATACTAAAATAGATTGTAACAAAAGAGGTAAAAAAGGAATCATTATTACAATTGGGGATGAAAGACTTAATCCATATTTGCCTAAAAATCAACTTGAGTATATTACAGGAGATAAACTTCAGGAAGATATTGAGACAAAAGAACTTTACCATGAAACCAGTAATAAATTTAACATTTATCATCTTGATGTAGATCATAGATGTCATTATGATGCAGATAATATTAAGTCATCTTTTATGAATTATTTGGATGAAAATCATTTTAAAGTAGTTAATTTAAATAATGTTGTTGATGAAATTATCACGATTATTAAAAATGAGTCAACTAATGAAATCATTCACAAAGAAGATAGTAATGGAATTACATGGTAAAAAGAAAATTAAATTATCCAAATGGGATGATAGTAGATCTATCTAATATTAGAATATCAAATAACAAATATGAATGGGATAAAAGCGTTGGAGCAAAAATCCCATTCATATACAATGGAGTAGAGGATTACTTTATATTAGAAGATTATAAAAAATCAAAAATAATAATTTCATATAAGGGTTTAATAAAAACTATCTCATGTAGCCACTTTTTAAGAGAAGAAAGATGTGGAAGTGTTACCGATTTATTTCACAGGATAGCTTTGTTAAAGCCATATTTAATTGATTATGTAGAAGACAGAAAATTATTCTTTTCATTATCAAGTGGAAGTAAAAAGAAGATTTGGTTTAGATGCCCCTATTGTGGATACCGAGAATATATTTCTGCAAGAACTCTTTTCAAGCGTGTTAATATATGTCCTATATGTTCAGATGGTATTTCTTATCCCGAAAAATTTGTTAGTAATATGTTGCTTCAATTGAATATTAAATTTGAAAAACATAAAACTTTTGATTGGTCTTTTGGTAGAGAATATGACTTCTATTTTAAATATAACGATGAAGAATTTATTATAGAGACTAATGGCAGTCAACATTATAGAGCTGAATTTGAACGACTTGGTGGAAGATCTTTTGAAGAAGAATGTAAAAATGATGTTTATAAAGAAGAACTTGCCCAAAATAATAATATTAATTATTACATAAAATTTGAGTGCTCAGAATCAAATAAAATCCACATGATAAATGCGATATATAATTCTATTTTTCATGTATATTTTGAAAATGAGGGGATTTTTAACAATATAAATTTTGAGCAATGTGATTATTTTGCCACAAATAATTCTACTTTTAGAGACATATGTAATATGTGGAATTCAAGTAAAACAATTACAACAACAGATATTGCTAATAATCTAAATTTAGACATAGGAACAGTAATTAAATATTTAACTAAGGGTAATGAATTTAATATGTGTAAGTACACAACAGAAATTGGAAAGAAACGTGGCAGAATCAAATATGAAAAAACACGATATGGTAATCAATTAGAAAATAATGTAGAATAGGAGATTTAAGAGATGAAAGACATTAAGATTGTGATAGGTGCTAACTTTGGAGATTGTGGAAAAGGATTAATGACAGATTATTTCTCACAGAAACCTAATAGTATTGTTGTTTGTTCAAATGGTGGTGCTCAGAGAGGACATACCGTAACAACGCCTGATGGAATCAGACATGTCTTTCATCATTTTGGATCTGGAACATTCAATCATACAAGTACATATTTATCTGAGGATTTTATTGTTAATCCAATTATTTTTAAGCAGGAATATGATGAATTGATGAAATTAGGATATATTCCGAATGTTTATATCAATCAAAACTGTATGTTGACAACACCTTTTGATATGATGGCAAACCAGATTATAGAGGAGAATCGTGGGAAAAATAAACATGGAAGTTGTGGATTAGGTATTTTTGAAACAATTAAAAGATATAAAGCTGGCATAACTGATGTAGATAATCATATCAGGGAATATTACTTAGAACAATTTGAAAGAGAGAATATTATATTAACAGATGAATGGTCAAGAATATTCTTTGATAATGGTATATTTGAACATTTTTTGGATGATTGGGATTTTATGAATAATCACTCATTGACTATATCAGATGATTATTTCTTAAATCAGTTTGACAATATTGTATTTGAAGCTGCACAGGGTTTATTACTCGATCAAAATAATACAGAATATTTCCCACATCTTACACCGTCTAATACAGGTATAAAAAATCCCAAGAGAATAATTGAAAATGTTGAATGGAATGATGAGATAAATATTGAAACTTGCTATGTATCTCGTACTTATTTAACAAGACATGGTGTTGGTAAATTCCCATCTGAATGTAATAAGAGATTTATCAATGAATATATGTTTGACAAAACAAATGTACCAAATCCATTTCAGGATACGTTGAGATATGGAACGCTTGATTTGAGAGAATTATGTAGTAGATGTTCCGATGATGTAGGGGATTTTGGAGAAGAAAAATCAATCGCCATTACACATTGTAATGAATATGATTGGGATAATGATAAATTGATTGAGTTATTCAAGGATTGGAATATTTATTACTCAGATGGCGAAACACATAATGATGTGAACTAAAAACAAGAAAGATTCGTTTCTTGTGGAAATTAAACAGAGAATATAAGAACAGGAGGTAATTTATGGGTTTAGGATTTAGATGGTTTAAAGATTATAAAATATTAGATTCTGGTGAAACATATCAGGCGTTTGGACATTGTTATTATGATGAATACTCAATTAAATATATCGACTGTGATTCTACATCTCATTCTTATTATAGTGTAGGTTTGGTAAGAGAATTGTTTGAAAAGACGATTGGTATTCCGTTCAATAAACTACCAAACGAGGAACGGATCGACTCAAAGGATTATAAATTAAAACTCATTAAGCCAATCGACATGTCAAAATATTGCGAAAAAATTTTGAGCAATAAGGAAGTTGATAATATTGATATGAGAAGTAGATTTGAGTGGTTCAAACATTTGTCTGATGAAGGATATTACATTGCTTACGATTGGGAATAAGAGAATAACAATATGTAGAAAAGTTAAAAAATAATACACTATATATAGTGACAAAATGGACAAGAAATATCGGTTTCTTCGGGAGGTAACAAGTGTTTAATACTGATGAATTGGTTATAGAAAAAATACAGAGTTATGAATTATGGGCAGATGTCCCTCGCTATGAAAGGTTAGATGTTGTACATTGCGTATTATGCTTAATTCCTAATCCTTATGATTCGATAGAACAATATCTAAAGAGACGAAAAGAACATAATAGAAAATATAAAGAGTTTTGGGATAATGCAGATAAAGTAACTTTCAATGATGATAAAAGTATGTACAGAGCTGCACTTATGACAAAATTAGCAGATGAATAAAGAGGTGAAATAATATGATAACACTACCAGTAATACAAATGCTGTCAAGTGCTTCTATAGAAGATTTAGAAGAGTATAAGAAAAATGCTTGTAAAATTCTTAGAAATCAGACGCAGTATGCTACTGCAAGAATCGTAGAAGAATTGATTGACCATGAAATTATGAATAGAAAAATTATTGAAGAATGGAATAAAATCTCTGAACAATTTCCTGAGTATATTGGAATGTAGGAGGTGATACCAATAGAATTAGAGAATAATTCAAAACAGATTGAAGAAAATCTTAAAACTGTACTTACATTAGAATATATGGGAATTCATATCGAAGATACAAAAGAGCAAGGGTTTAAACAGTTATATTATTTCTCAGTGCCAGAAAGATCTACACTAAAAACTGAATCTGCAAAAGAACAGGCTGAAACAGCAGATGATTTAATTCAAGTTGCGAAAGTTGCTTTAACAGAAATGATTCTCAATTCGTGCAAGTCTGAATTTGAAGAAGATGAAGAATTTTACAAAGATGTAGAGAATAATATCTCAGACTATGCTTTATTCTTTGCGAAAGTTAGGAAAGGTGAAGTGTGGGACAAGGAAATGGGTAAAGCTGCTGTTAATAAAGCGGTTGAGCCGTTAAAAAATCTATCGTACAAACAGGTTTAGAAATATGATAACTATATGTAGGTGATTAGTAAAATCTACATACTATATATAGCGTTATAAAAGATATAAACCACAATATATAGTGATAAAAGTACCAAGAAAATTCGATTTCTTTTGGAGAATATACATAAGGAGGATTGATATATACGAATTTATTACAAGCATTAGAAAAGCAGATTGAATTTTGTAATCAGTATACAAGATATAAATGTGGAGTATTTGTAAGAACAAAAGAACAACGTGAGATTGTAATGAAATGCATTTCAAACTTATTGTTAGATCGAAGAAATATCCAATTGAGAAATTATGCGTGGAATTTAGGCTGTTATTGGAATAATGGTAATTGTATTGAAGTATTACCTGTAAACGATTCCGTTAGAGGACACAGATTTAATGGTGTAATAATTGAAAATGAAATCGAAAAAGATATTATTAATTTTTTGATTATGCCATATTTAATGGTAAGGATTGATTCTACTGGACACAAAATTGAAGAATTTAATAATGTTAAAGAGAGAATATTTACAGTAGATATTAGCAAGAGTGATGTCATTGAAAGTAAAAATCGTTCAATTTATATTTCGACTGGTTGGCGTAGAGGACTAAGAAATTCAAATATATTTATTGATGATTTATGCGAAGAAAGTTTTAAGAAGGAGTATACATGTATGTTTAATAATCACACAGCAGCTTTTAGAGTTGCACAGGTAGGAACAGATAAGATTTATATTTACAATGCGGTTGGTATTCCAAAGGAGAATATTAAATATGAGACAGAGTTTGTCAATAGAACCAAGGAAACTTATCTGAATATCAAAGGTGAACATAAAGTTGAAGATATTGGATTTGAGAATGATATTGATGTTCATTTACTTATTGATACTAATGTATATGATAAGTATGAAGTTGATTTCCATGATGGTCTTATTTTTGTTTTTTTACATGAGATTATCAACGAGAAGCCTGTTTTAGAAGATGTTTCAGGTGAGAAGGGGGAATAATATAATGACAAGTTACGAATTTGAAAAAGCTGCAAAGAATGCAGTAATTCAGACATTAAGTGAGAATATCAGTATTGACCAGTTGGATCTTGTGTGGTTTGCACATGAGTTAGGTTATAAGAAGTGTACTATTTGGGGACAGCCAATGGGTAACAGATATGCAGAAGTTACTTATAACAGAGATAAAGATGAGATGTATATAGACATTTATCAGAAGATTATTAACAACAAGATTTCATCTGATGAGTTCAATTTTGAAGCATAAAGGAGAATATATAAGTGAAAGAGAGGTATATATATGCCAGTACATGATGATTTAGGCGTTAGGATGAAGACATTTTATGAGCAGATTCCTAAGACAAAATTAATGAGAAGGTGTCCAGTTGCTATCAGAATTGATGGAAAAGCGTTCCACACATTCACAAGAGGATTTCAGAAACCATTTGATGAAGTGCTAATTAAGTCAATGCAGGAAACAACGAAATACCTATGTGAGAATATTCAGGGGTGTGTTCTTGGTTATACACAGTCAGATGAGATCACATTAATCCTCGTTGATTATAAGAAGCTCACATCTTCAGCATGGTTTGATTATGAAGTACAGAAGATATGTAGTATTACAGCAAGTATGGCTACAATGGCATTTAATAAGGCTTTTAAGAAGAATATAGATTTATATAGTAAATCTAAAATTGTTACTGGTTATTCGGGACAATATTATGAAGACTATGAAAATGCTAATGAACAATTAGATATATACAGAAAAGCACTTGACAAGGGTGCAATGTTCGATGCTCGTTGTTTCAATATTCCAAAAGAAGAAGTAACAAATCTCGTATATTGGCGACAATTAGATGCTTCTCGTAATTCAATTCAGATGGTAGGTCAAGCCAATTTCTCACACAAGGAATTACAGAATAAGTCATGTAATGATATTCAGGATATGCTTATGACTCAGAAAGATATTAACTGGAATGATTTATCGACTTATCAGAAGAGAGGAAGCTGTTGTGTAAGAAATAAGATTGTTATTGAATCTGATGGTGTTATGGTAACTGCACAGTTAAGAGATATTTCTAAATCAGAAAATGAGTGGATTATTGATACAGATATTCCTATTTTCAAGGGTGAAGGTAGAGAATATATTGATATGTTGGTATTTGTTGGTGAAGAGTAAAACATAAAAATATATTCATTCAGAGAATATATAAATAGATATAAAAAATTAGGCTATGAACAAAGCTTCCTTCTATAATGCTAATAGCATTCGACTTTTAATCGAATATTTTAGCTTTGACGATTTCCTAATGGATTGTATAAATGTAGGCTACAAAAGTTCTTCCTTCTATTAACAAGAATACTTCAAATTATTTATATGATAGAACTTTTAATTCCCTACAAATAATAAGAACTATGTGGCTATATAAAGTCTTCCTTCTAAGTAAAAAACAAGAAGATGTGTTTCGTATCTGAGATAAATTGAGATAAATATCTTGGATATGAGACAAAAGATGTTAGACTTTGTTATTTCCACAAAATAAGGCTATGGCGATAGTTCCTTCTATTAGATATTGAAGAATAAAAGTACAGTTTTTACTATCGCCAATTTCATAAAAAAAGGAGAATAAAACTATGAACGAGATTTTATTACGAAGAAAAAACAAAGTGATTTTAGAAAAAGGTAATGTTACAGAACCAAATAATCAGTACATTGTTACGATTATAAAAAATGTAGAAGCATTAGGATATACATTTTCCAAAGAATTGTTTGAAACACTTCAGACACAGACTAAGGAAGGTTTGCAGAAATTCTATTTAGAATTAATTCCTATGTTAAAGAAACTGGTTGGAGCAGATGTCGTATATAAACCTATGTATCCTAATTTTCCTGAATCAGTAATGGAAGCTGATTATATTGATTTATTCATCAATGCGATTGTGCATTATTGGTCTGGTGGTACATTATCTCCTTACGAGGAAAAGAATGAGAGACTACCACTATTTGAAGAAACAAAAGTAAGAGTGATTGACTTAGGCACAAAGGAAGATCTTTATGATATTTTTAAGAATTTGTGTCAGTCGAAAACCTCAATCTCCCAGACAGATAAGGAAGATTTAGAGTGGATTTTTAAGAATATGCAGGTTGTATTTCCTAACGAAATTCCTTTAAAAGAAAATGCAGCATTGATTGGAAAGCTATATTTAGAGAATTATCCATTAGCAACAGCAAAGGACATTCAGAAATTTTTCAAAACGGCTACCGATGTATTGAGACTGATTACTGCAATGTCAGATGGTGATATCAGTTTAGCAACGAATACAAAGTTCAGAAGTTTTAAACGAAAAGAGAGAAGACTATTATTGGAACTTTTACAGAATTGTGGCTCTATTGAAGAAGATATGTTGAGATACAAAAACAGATGGCTTCGTGTTGGTGAAAGACTTCATCCATCAGAGTATAGTACAGAACAGTTTGGTAAAGTTATTGCTGCTTTTAACAAACTTCGCAATGGAATTAAGATAGAAACATTTGCTGGTAAAGTAACCAAGGCTATTGAGACGGAAGATTTTAAATCAGCTCTTATGCTTTTGAGAAAAAGACCAGGTGAACTTGCAAGAAAACTGGATCATTTATTAAGAAATACCACAGATAAAAATGCAGTTGTCAATACATTTAAAGATGTTGCAAGTGAAGTTTCTACACCTGTTTTATTACAAGTAAAAGAACATTTCGCTCATAGAACAGATAAATTAGAATCGAGAGTATTCTTTCCGAAAGGTAACTTAGCAAGATGTTACTGTATAGAGAATACATTATCAGATATTGATGAAAAGTATTGCAACGCAATTGTGAAAATCTGCGAGAATGCATTAGTTGAGAATTATAAGAGCAAGGATTTTCTTGGAAATGTTTATCTTTCAGAAGAGTTCAAAAATTATATTGTTCCATTCAGCCAGAGAAGTGCAAGTAAGGCATTAAAAACTATTGTCAGAGGTTCAAGATTAAAAATCGAGGACAATACAAAAGCGTTAAGAGCGTTTTGTTGGTGGACAAATATGGATGATAGTGATGATAATTGGAGTAATGGTAGGGTGGATCTTGATTTATCAGCAGCTATTTTTGATGAGAACTGGAACTATATGGAGCATGTTTCGTATACAAATCTTCGTTCAGATAAATATAAGGCTTGTCATTCAGGAGATATTACAAATGGCGGTTCTGTTGACGGAGATGGTGTAACAGAATTCCTTGATGTAGATATTGATTCTGTCGTTAAGTATGGTGCAAGATATATTATATATCAGGTTTACAACTTTACTGGTCAGAAACTTTCAGATATGCCACACGCAATGTTCGGATGGATGAGTAGGGAAGATGTTAAATCTGGTGAGATTTATGAACCAAAGACAGTTGAACAGAAGATGGATTTAGCATCACAAAGTACAGTTTGCATTCCTGTAATCTTTGATTGTGTAAACAGAGAAGTAATATGGTGTGATATGAACTTATCATTAAACGGATGTCATAGCAATTATGGTGGAAATAATGTAGAAAGTAATTTATCTGGTGTGGTTGCAACATGCTACAGTATGGTAAACATGAGTAAACCAAACTTGTATGATTTGATTGAGTTGCATATCAGAGCAAGAGGTTTGAGAATAGACAATAAAGAAGATGCAGATATTATCTTTGATGTTAACGATGGTATTACACCGTTTGATACTGAAGTATTCAGTGGAGAATATATCTAAGAGATATACATTAGGCTATATGGGTTCTTCCTTCTGAAATTGGGGAACTATTTGCCACAGGTTCGAGTCCTGTCATTCACAAAAATGTGAATGTAGCTCAGTCGGTAGAGCGATAGTATTTTTAGAACTCATAACTTCCTAATGAACATTAAAATAGTGGCTATGTACTGACTTCCTTCTTAATTCTATAGGCTGAAAATAGTCAGTACATTCTCCGCAGATAATAACCTCATGGCTATATAATCTTTTCCTTCTAGTAAGTAAATTTTATAATGCAGATATTTAAAGATTATGATTTCCATTATATGAGGTTTTTATAAATAACGGCTATGTTATTTCTTCCTTCTTAATTTCAAATTATATTGAGGAAAATGGTTTTAGAAATAATAATTTCCGTTTTATTAAAAGCCAAGTAAACTGACATTTCTTGGTTGTGGAGGTAAAAGAATATGAGATTTGAAAAAGAGACAGAGAATAAAATTAGAGAAGCATTTCGTCAGGAGGATTTTCAGAACTTTATGTTTGAGGCAGTTTTTGGTGAATCAAAAGACGAAGATAATGAATTATATAAAAATGTATACAAATTTGAACTTGAAGAGGTGGAAGACAGATTGGTCTATTTAGTAAAATCTCATATTCATCACAATGTTCCTATCAATAGAAATGCTATTGTAACTTTTATTATTGAAAATATAGCAGAAGATCTTGGTGGTGATGATTTGGATTGTAAAAATATTAAGTTCTTTGCTTTCTGCAACCATCTCTACTACATAATTTTTGATATTGTTACTATATAATGGCTCAGTTGTCAAGACAAAAATTTGATGTTTTTATAATGAACTGATATGTTGACGGGTTACATGGAAAATGTGGTGCGGCATTTCCCGGATTTTTATATTATGCAGCTGCTC